ATAGATTTATAATACCATCTTCTGTATCAAGTTTAATAGTTCCGTCTGAATTAACAGTAAAGTTATCTGAATTAATTGTAAATGCATTTGAACCTGCACTAATCTCATGTGTTGATGCATCGAATACACCTTCGATTTCGTTAATCGCACCTACTAGTGTTGATTGATGTACAGTCTCAAGGCCTGTAACATCTCCGATATCGCCTTGAATTTCTGTGATACCAGTTACAGCTGTTGTTGCTGTATAACCAGTAGCATTATTAATATCATTATGATTACCAAGTTCTGCTCTTAGTTCATTAATACCTGCTTTAAAATCATTAGCTGATAGACCAGTGAATGATACTCCACTATCATATAGATGTGTATCAATTTGGTTAAGTGCAGTTACTACTTCCTTTGTTGAATATCTTGATTGTAAGTTTTCTACTGTTCCAATATCATCTTGCAATTCATTAACTGCATCTACAATATCACCAGTAATAACTTTAACTGCTTGACCATTGGTCGCTGGTGTATTAAGTTCTACTATATGAGAATCAGCAGGGGATAGATTAGTAATATTTCCATGATTGGCTCCAGCAATAGTATTACTTAAACCTAAGAATCTGATTAAATTTCCTGCGGCAAATACACCACTTACTGTTTTAACAAGTAGGGTAGTGGCATTAATATGATATACTGTTCCGTACCAACTACCATTGGCTTCTACACCTGCAACATTACTTTGTGTAGTGCCCTGATAAGATAATGTACCTTCTGTAATATCAGTTAGAGTATTACTTCCTGTAAGAGGTATTGAACCTGCAATAGTAGGAACATGATAACCAGTAGCAGTTAAGTCTTGTACTAACTCTGTACCGGCCTTAGTAACTCTAATAGAACCGACTTGATAAGATTCTGCAATAATTCTTACTACATTTGCATTACCTATACTACCAGTACCATCTGTTAAATCTTCTCCAGCATTAAAATTACCACTTGTATTTTTAACCAATAGTTTCTTCTTACCATCTACTATTGAAATACTTACTAGTGTTGCACTAAATCCACCTGATTGTGAAAGAGTAGAATCTGTTGCGAAACTTGCTGGAATGGTTGTACTATCTTTTAATACAATATATCCGCCGGTATTATCCAGAGTAACTTCTGGTAAGTAAGAAAATACTAGATTACTTCCAAAGAACTTCCCACCATTGGCAGTTGTAGCTGAATAAGAAAATACTTTATCTGCTAGTCTTGTAGTATCAAGTGTTGTACTATCTCCTTGATTAAAAGAGACTTCATTGGTCTTTTGTCTTAGTTCTTCTAAAGTATTATTCTTTAAAACTTTAATATCATTTGCCATTATTTACCACCTAGTGTTTTAAGGAGTTCTTTTATTTCAGCCATATCGGCCTTTAAACTTTGAAATTCATCTTCGAACTTCTGCTGATTTTTTATTTGTTTAAGTCGATTTTCATAACCATTCATACTAGTATTTATAATGGCATTACTATGGATATCTCGTTCTAATTCCAAATTATTTTTTATTTTTACTCTTTCCATTTTATGTATTCGCAATTGCCCTTAGATTTTTAACAGTAGGGACATAACAACTATTAGCACTTCTTAATACAATCTTAATTGAAAAAGCACTAAATGGAAATCCAGTTGCAACTTGATAATGTGCTTCGTGATAATTAAATTCATTTTGATTAATTGGTAGTGGCAATAAAGGATTAATAAGAGTCCAGCCAATATCATCAAAGTCTATATCAGTATCATCTGTTGCTTTATAGTAAACATCAATACTAGAGCCAGTAGGTCTATTTGTATCTAAGAAGATATCTATATTACTACCGTCTGTATTTAGTTCTACTTTCTTAGTGATATACTTAGCAATATTACTAGTACCAGTAGCATTAGTTTCTGCAACATAAGTACCCTTAGTATTATAACCAGCCGCATTAGTAGTGGCATCATTAATTCTATTCTGAACACATATTGCTGATGTTCTATTTAAATCAATTACTGGAGATAGATTTTCTATTCCATTATTACTTAGTACTGCGTTTATCTGATAAGTTCCTTGTTGAGTAAGACTGTTATGAGTTTTATTAATTCCTGATACAACAGAATTAGGAACTTCAAGTTGAGTATTTTGATTTGCGATAATTGGAACTTCGGTACTATTAGCATAGAGTGTTTGAGCAGAATCACTATTTCCATCTAGGGATTTAGTGGTCATTCCAATATGACTAAATGTAATAGTTACATCATCACTCGTATCATCTGGGTTACCAGGGAACTCAAGTGTTTGTGCATTAAGTCTGGTTAAATCATACATCTGATTTTCTGTGGCTGTAACTTCAACACCACCACCTCTTCTTCCATCGGCCACTGTTGCAGTTTCCTCATTACCTAATACTAGTACATAAGAATCATGTTCTGCCTTAGTTACTACATGAGAACCTTCAAATACTGTTCTGGCCAAGCCATTAATACTAGTTGTAGTAGTAGGAATTGATAGAGTGACTTTGTGTTGAGTATCAGACCCATACATACCATGGTTTGGATGTAGAACTCTAATAGTAGTTGTATTTGCACTTGCATCTTTAGATAAGAATATAAATGGGTCTGCAACTAGCTCTTTAGGTGGTACTGCATCGTTAATTAAACTTACTGCCGCAGATGAACCTGTAAAGGATGCTCTATTTAATTTAAACTTAAGGTCTTTAGTTTGTTCAGGAGTCCAAGTAGAAGCATTTGCAGAAGTAAAGAATACTCCGTTAAATGGCTGTTTAGTAATTCTATAATTACCATTGGTTAAATCAAACTTACTAGTCTCTGAAACATATACTTTATATTCACTAGAGTTTGAAACCAATACTATGGCATATTCAGTACCTTCTTTAAGATATACTGGATGGTCCCAACTAATAGTGGTCGCGACGTCAGCATTACCAACACCATCATTTGCAGTCATATCTGATGCAACACTAATACTACTTGGGTATACAACTGTAGATGCACCTGGTACTTCTCTCTGAGTTGGTATACCATTTTCTACTTCTCTAATAGAAACATGAATTGGAATATTTGCATCTTTAATCGCAAAGAATAAATCTACTGATGTAGTAAAAATACCACCCTGAGTATCAACTACAAAAGTTTCTGCAAGAGGGTCATAGTATCTAACTAATTCGTGAGTTGTTTCACTGGTTCTTTGTGTAACTGCATTAGTTTCACTTACTTCTCTATAAGCAATTCTAGGGACTTTAGTAGAAATAATTGTTTTCTGATATGTTTCTAATACACCTTGTGAATAAAAATTAACTAGGGCTTTAGTAGTAGAATTAGCATCAGTATTGCTATTTGAATCAGTTAGTTTAAATTCTCTTGTTCCTGACTTGAATTTTAATACATCATTTCTAGGAATGATAAATGAACCGATACATCTTCCCGCCGCATCTGATACTAGAGCACCACTACTGCTTCCTGGGTGTGAAGTCTTACCTTGATAAGTAATAACATCTGCTCTATCAGAGAATTCTTCAAATGATGATTCTTGTCTGCAATAAGCAGTAACATCAACACCATTAAAGAATGCATATAACTTAGTAGAAGGTTTTAATAGTTCTGCATCAAAGAATATTTTTCTTGACCTCATAAATGGTATGAAATTAACTTCAACAACTGTGTTTGCAACTTCTTTAGTTTCTCTATCAAATGCAACGTATGCATCTTGGCCTGTTCTAGTTGCAGTTCCTGTTTGTGTAACAGCTCTAGTAACAGTATTAACTTCTGCTCTGGCCTTACCCCTAGTATTTGCAACACCAGTTAATCTTTGGCCTTCTCTACCTGAAACAATTTGATTTCTTCGACTTACTACATTGCCTACACTTCTACCAGTCCAGTTAGTTTCCCATTCGTTCCAAACAGTACCCAGAATTCCCTCTGATTCTGCCATAGTAACAAACTGGTCAAATGCACTTGTATCATCAATGATAATATCTGGTCTTTGGTCTACATCTTTCCATTCATCTGATTCTGGTGATAGTCTTACTATTCCGTCCCAGATTACTACATCATAAGGATTAACAAATTCGGCATATGAAGAGTATGGTTGATTAAGCTCAACTACATTTGTATATGGCATTGTAATAATACCACCTTTTGCAGACTTAACTGCAGTACCACTATCTCCTGTTTTTCTAATAAGATTGATACTTCTTTCATCAAACTTAGGTCTTAGTATACCTGCATCTCTATCTACTGAAACATCATAATCTGGGTGAGATGCATCTCCGATACCATGACCAAAGAAACCATCTACAATAAATCCATTTTTAAATCTTGCTTGACCACTTCCATCAAAGAGTTGTGCCTCTGATGCAGATTTTTCTAATAGTGAAAGTGATGTATAATATTCTAATCTCTTAACACGAGAATCAATGGCACCAATATCTCTCATAGTATATCTTTTATTATCAATCTTTTGAACTCTAACATCTTCAACACTAAACACATAAGGATTTAAACTAATATTATAAAGGTGAATAGCATTTTCTAAGTTCTGAGGTTCTACTGGATATAAACCTGATTCACCTTTTACTACTTTATATGTTCCATCTTTAGCCAGGAATAACTTATCAATTCTTCCAACATAGTGGGTTAGATTATATGAAACTGTGCCAACTGGAGGTAGCATATTAAGTCCTGAGTGACCAGCACCTGTACTAAATTCTTGGCCTGTTGTTGTTCCTGACCTACCTTTAGTTGGTCTAAAATCTATTACATCTCTTAAGGCCCTTCCGTTATAAGAACCTATATCAGCATAAGGAATCGCACCATAAGAATCAACCGAGAAATAATTACCAGATTCATTATGGGTAAAACATTTAAAGGTTACAGTAAAGTTACCTGCAGGAAGAGTTTGTCCACCTTTTAGAATTACTTTACCTCTATCATAATAGGAATCTCTTTGACCGTTATCTAAAATAAACTTATCGGTTACTACATTATTTGCAGAATCTCTAATTTCTGTTAACTCTCTAATATCAACCTCATTCAATTCATAAATCGATTGAGATGAACTATATGTAAATGTTGTACTTCCATTATCTTTTACAGTTTTAGTTTTTACTGAACCTGCAGTAATAGCACCAGTACATATAACGGTAATACTTTCTCCGTCATTACTACCTAGAGTGCTTAATGATATAGCTCCACCACCTACACCGCTTACTGTAGAGTCTGGTGCAGACACCGCATCATTATTATCAGATAAGGCTCCAATATGATAAATAACATCATCATCATTTGCAAGTGAAACTCCTGATGGCATGTTAATAGTTACAGAAGTACCTGAAATAGTTCCGGAAACTTTTACCCTTACATTATATGCAGCCGTAAAATTGCCACCAGTCTTTAGTGTTTTTACTGCTGAAGTTGGTAGTGAGTATATTAAACTATTATTACCTGTTTCGAATCTAGTTCCTAAAATACCAGTAGTAACTAAAGTACTACCATTTCTTGCACCTAAATTAGCTTCAAAGTTAGTGCCTTGAGAAACTTTTTGAACTGAACTAAATGCTTGGCCAGAGGACATTGTTACATCAAAGATGTATAATCTAAAGTGTTGTGGAGAAGCTGAATCATGTTCGAAGCCTCTTGCTCTTGCAGTACCTATAGTCGCACTACTTGAATTCAATAAATTTACTGTAGTAAAGTCATTAATATCTGGTGTGCCTTCACACTCGTTAGGGTCTAATTTAATATAGTTACCAAATCCAACAGATTGAGTAATACCATTAATTACCCTTTCATCAGATGAACCTCTACCCTTGTCTAAGATTACATGATTGGTTTGAGTTTTTTCTATTCTTCGGCCTTCAATATATGCAACACTAGGTTCTATGCCTATTGCAAGTTTTGCATCATTACCACCTTGACTGGAAGTTAAGTAACCATTATTTCCAGCTTCGTCATTTAAGTGTTCTTTTATATCAAGGATAAACGGTGCAAGAATATAGTCTCCTGATTCTTCTGATGTTCTTCTTTCAAATCTATCAGAGAGTCCAGTATCAATAGGAGCATCATCTTTCTTGGTAATTATACCAGATTTAATATTTGCTAGGTGAATGTAGTCATTGACAGCCCTACTATCTAAGCTAATATTCTCTTTAATTAGATTTAGATTGATAACATATCTATTAGCGCCTGGAGCAGATTCATTAGGACTTCCTGTAGCATTATCTACTAAATCTTCAAAGCCTGAATCTAGGTTGGACTTTTCACCACCTGTAACTTCTAAACCAATGATGTAAGTTGGAGTATTACTATACTTATCAAGGAGGATAGTTTCGGCTGGTACATGAACAAATGAACCGTTAACAAAAAATACACCTTCTTCAATTGCATATGCTGAACCAAAACCAATAGGATTTGCAACTGCACCTACACCTGTTGAAGAACTTACTGTCGCACTTACAACACTACCAGTAGTAGTTGAAATAACATCACCTTCTGAAAAGATTGAAGTTGTTGTATTAGTACCAGAGTTTACATATTCAAGATAAAGAGTATCAGGTTCTGCAGTACCACCAACTGTTTCTGCGGCAACTACTTTTAATACTTTTGCCTTAAGACCGGCAGTATTTGTAATCTCTTTACCTACGAAAGTGGAAAGATAAGTAGAAATGGCAGTACTACTATGAGTAGGATTTAACTTAATGTATTGATAGTTACTAACAAGAAGTGTTTGCTTACCACCGAGCACTCTATCGCCGTCAGCAAAGGTATATTGTCCTAACTTATCAATTTGTGCTTGGAGTGCAGTTTGTAATTGAGTTAATTCTCTTGCCTGAACTGCGAATCCTGGACGAAATAAAATCCTATGATAGTTCTTTGTTTCGTCAAAATCATCATAGTATGGAGCGCCGAATTTTTTTACATTTGTTATAGCCATTTATATTCTCTCTTTTTATATATTTATAGAACTTATTTTAGAATTCTATAATACATTTAATATCTTCAATCTGTGATGCAGTTCTTGAAATAGGTGCTCTATTTTCAAGGAATACTAATTGACCACTACCTTCAACAAATTCTGAATTCTGAAGTGAGTTAGAGGTAACTGTACTTGAATTACCACCTGTTGGTAAAGTTCCATTAATAGCTTCACCACCTGTAGCAAAGGATTTAAATCCAGTCTTTCTATTTTGGTAATAGTATAATCTCTTATTTGCAACATCAATTTCTGCAAGGTATGCCTTGGCAGTTGATGTACCACCAGTAAGTAGAGCATCAACATTATATGTAGTGACATCAGCACTTGAATCCATTTGTAAATACTTAAGACCCTTTAGAGTAGATGCTGTTGCAACTGTTGTAGTTGCCGCACCGTTTGCTTGACCACTATTATCTGCTCTCTTAAATGGATTTTTAAGAATTCCTATTTGTCTAAAGTCGTTACCAACAGTTAAGTCTCCACCTTCAGCAGAATCTAACTGAGCATTAAGAGCAATATAAAAAGCTCCTAGTTCTTTTACTGGGTCAACTCCGTGCCCTAATGGTGGTGATATAACTGCTCTTGCAGAACCACCTGAACCACCGCCACCACTAATAACGATATCAGCAATAGTATAGTCTGTTCCTTTATTAGTAATATTGATACTTGCAATAGTTTGATTTGAACCTGTTCCAGCCATTGTTATTTGAGCCGCTGCAACTGTAGCACTTGTTCCATCACCTGAAATAGTTACAGTTGGTTTACTTGAATACCCTGTACCTGCATTGGTAACTTCAATTCTTTCAATACCTGCGGCATTAGCATTAGATGCTGAAAGTATTTGCGAAGACTGTTGCGGAAAGTCTACACTAGTATCTGCCAAAACAGGTGATACTGCCAATGTTTTTACTGGCATATATGAATTAGTTAAGAATTTTTCCGAATCAGCTGTAGTAATAGTATACATATATTTCCATGTATACCCATCACCTAAAGTAACCGGTGCAACTCCAGTATGAACTGGCTGTACTGATGTTACTGATGGCCCGGCCTTAATACATTTATAAACTTTAAATTCTGACCTAGTAACAACATAAAATCTTTCATCAAAGATGTCAGAATCATTTGAATCCCATGCCACATATGTCTGGCCGTCATCATAATTGTATCTAGGTACTACATGAGAAATGTCACTTGAAGTGACCCTCTTCATGCCGAGTAATTGTTGGAATGACTCACTAGTATCATCTATGTGGTCACCAGGGACGAAAGGAGTTGTGTCGGTAAGGTCGGAAGTGGCATTCGACCAAACATCTGATTTACCGATGGTCAAATAAACACTGGAGCCTGTGACATCTTCCTTGAAATTCTCTGCATTGAGAACTCTAAAAGGGGTTGTAATAATTGCTGCCATAATTCTTTCCTATGTTTATGTTAATCTAAGTTTATAAAACTACTATTGTTATAACTATTTATAGTGTTTTTATATTTGTTTTGTATGATTTGCGAACCTAATTGTTCTATTGTAAAGTTACTATTAAAGAGTTTATCACTCTCATAAAAACTATTCCCTTTACTATTAAAATAGTTATTTAATCTTGTTTGATTTAAATCATTAAGTAATACAATAAGTATTGCCTTAATATCTTTAGCTCTGTATTCTGATACTGCAGTAGAACCTAGTGTAACACTTGGGTCAAATACATATCCGTTACCATTGTTAGTTATACTTATAGTAGTTATTCCTGATGGTAATAGCAATACTTCTGCACTTGCATTACTTCCACTTCCACCACTAAATGTAATAGTAGGTGATTCGGTGTATCCACTGCCTTGATTTGTTATTACAACACCATCAACTTCACCTAAGTTATTTATTATAGCATAACCTAAGGCAGTTACACCACTAGATGGAGCAGAGAATGTAACACTTGGCCTTGATGAATAATTAGCACCACCTGATATAATACTTACTCTTTGAACTCCTGTTGGTTCTAAATTAAACTTGGCCGTTGCCTGTACATTAGTACTTAAAGGAATTCCATCTTGGTCAGCTGCAGTAGGTGGTCCAATTTTTATAATAGGAGGTTTACGATATTCTCTAATTGCCACAGATTCTGTAGGGAAAGAAAGACTAGTAACTGTTCCAACTCCACTGTTTGCCGATACTGCTAGTGAAGCAGAAGTATAACCAGTATTTGTTCCACTTATAGTAACCGACTCTATCTCTCCTAGTGCATTAAGAACTGGAGTTAATGTAGCATTTCCACCCTCTGCAATTGAAATTGTAGGATTGGAACTAAAGCCAAATCCAGGGTTAATAACTTGCACTGAAGTAATTGAACCATTAGTAATCTGTGCAGAAAGAACTGCGTTACGACTTATCTTTGCTTCTGCAGTAGGGGTAAACATAGAAGCAAATGCCTCTACTAATAATGGTATATCTTCAACACCAATTAATCCTGGCTGAATACCAGGCATAGATGATAATGTAAATCTATTAATTCTAGTAGCACCATAGGCATTTACTAGTTGACTTACCAACTGGCCAGTTTCTGGATTTTTAGTCTGTACTGTAACACCTTTATTGTTATCACCAAATGCCGCTCTTGTAAGTTGTAAAAGAATTAAAATTTCACCGAAGAATATAAATCCTGCAGGGTGTACTAGTCTATTAAATACACTATCCCAATCTTCAATATTTCTACCTGTCTTAATAAGATAACTATATTTTTGGTATCTATAACTATCTTGTAATCTAATTTTTTTCTCTGATAAGAAACCTTTAGTTGAGATAAATTGATTTGCATCTGAATCCCAATCTCCAGAAGATGGTATAAGAGTATTATCCCATGGTCGGGTTACTTCTACTTCATCTTCAAAGAACAATCTAAAAAATGTGGCTATGGAATCTTGTGAACCTCTTACCTTATAAAAATCAATAATTCTTTTATAAAGAGTTGCCTTATTAACTGCTATGTCTCTAGGAATAATAGCGGCAATTTCTTTTTGCATAAACTTTAAATATTCACTAGTAGGGTCAGCATTATCATCTAGGTTCTTATCAATGTCCATTGCATCTTCTAATGCATTAAGTACATATGATGGCCCAGGTCCTACCCAGTTTTTAACCAGAGTAGTTAATTTACCAGTCTTAGTATTATGGGCAGATAATCCACTAACAGTAAAAGTTTTACCTACTTCCGTAGTACTTTTAGCAAGTGAACCAGGAAGCTCATTACCATTTGATATCTGTACGTTTGCACTAGATAGAGTGATTACTGTTCCGTCATCTAATACTAGTGTACTGTTTGCTCCATTGTGGTCTGTAAAGAATTCATTACCATTTGAGTCTGGGTCTGGATATCTAAAGACTGCCTGACCATCTAAAATTCTATCTGAGAAAGATTCGGTAGTTTGATAAATAAACTCATTCATATTCATAAATTCGTAATATGATTCCAAGAGTTTTTGAATACCGACATTACTAGTAACATCAATATTATCCAATATACCATCTGGTATTAATTGTTTTACCTGCAAGTCTTCTTTGGACTTTCTCTTTGAAGAAAATACCGACTCTACATATCCTGGTGAATTATTATCTATTGACATATTATCTTAACCTAGAATTAACTGAATAGTCTATTGAACCTGATGAACCTGCTGTAGAGATAGTATCAACTTGAGCTGTAATACTTACAAAGGCTTGGTCTATATTAATTAACTGGTCTCTTTTTGGTGCTATATCTAGCGAGTTAGGAATTGCAGTAATTCTAATAGAAGTATTTGAGCTAGATGTAGTAAAATTATTTAATGAGATTTTACCAGATGATGGTATAATAGTTCCTGCATTGTTAATAACAGTAATATTATTACCGTCTACTACTTTATAAACCATAACTTGTCTATTATTAGAACCAGTAATTGGAATATCACCAAAGAAATGGTCTGCACCACCAGTAGATATTTTAAACGCTGTTGAACTAATTAAGAAATTACTTGAGTCACCTGATTCATATAAAGGTGATGCAAAGGATATATTAAATACATTATCAGTATCAGTAGTTCCTGCAACAATATTCTTGTACATATAAGGTCTAATAGTAGAGTTAAGAATAGAAGGGTCAGCTGAATCAATTAACTTTAGAAGTTGAGAGTGTCTAAATACTCCATCGAACTTATTTAAGTTATTAAAGTTATAATCAGAAATAACATCTCTTACAACATTTTGCAATTCAACACTAGTTCTATCCGTAATGTTTGGATTATATTTAAAGAATACATCCAATTCTAAATTTGTAAAGTTAGGGTCTACAATTTCTGGAGTAATAGAAACAATGTTCTTACCCTTAAGTACAGTATCTTTAATTGCTAATTTTTCGGCCGATGTTAATGTTTCAGCAGTAAGAGGTTTAATTGCAATATAGACCGTTCCGAAATCTGCAGGGTCATTATCTTCTCCACCCCATGTAGAAATAGAAGAAATATTTGCAAAACCTTTTAGAATAATTGACCTATAGTCTTCTGCAGTAACTGCTCTGTTCTGCGCAGTAAATGTAAGTGGTGCATTAAATCTAATTGACTCTATTGTTTCTGGAGGATTACCACCTGATGAATTACTAACTGTTGTAATAGTATTACTAAAACTACCAGTCAGCTGTGGTATAGTATCATTAAATACAAATGTACTTGCACCATTGGCCTCTTCACCATGAGTATAAATATAGTCTAGTGTTACAATATTATCATTAACTGGTTTCTTACCAGTAATACCATCACCAAAATATATTTCATACTTACCACCTGGATTTTCTTGTAGATAATATACTTGTGCCTTTGAGTCTACACTTAATAGTGATTCAAATTTTGTATATATGTTATAAGACGTTGACCTTTCATTGTCTTGTACTCTTACTCTTAATGTACTAGTATCTGCATCAGTATCTGCAAGTTGAAATTTCTGATTATCAATATCATTATCAACTCTGTAAAGTAAAGATTTTAAAGTTCCTTGTACAATACTAATATTATTAAAAGTATACTTATTAGTGGCCGAATTAAGAGTTGCCGATTCATTATTTAAAAGAGCAAAGTCATATCTAATTCCACTTAGCGTTGACCTAAGTTTTGTTCCTCTTTTAAGTACAAGTGATTCTGGTCTGACTGATTCATTAGTTGCATCGATTTCAATATTTACTGTAGCCCTACCAGCAAGAATTGACCTAGGAGTATAACCTAAAAGTTTAGCACGAGTAACTACATTACCTCTAATTTGAGCTGAATCTAAAAATGCCTCATTCAAAGCATAGTGAGCGGCCATTGCATTATAATGTGTATTATATGCAAGAACATCAAGTAGTACATTAAGACTACTTCCTTCAAAGTTAAAATCATTAAACTCAGATTGATTCTTTAGATAGTTTTTTAAATTATCTTTAATTTGGTCGAAATCTAGTTCGGTTACGTTTAAGTTACTGGCCATATTATTACCTTAATCTTCTTAGAGAAATATCTAGTTTTTCAATTCTATTATTCTCTTTTATTTTAAATTTTATAGTAATGTCATATCTATTTTTATTATCATTACTTTTTGCATTTACCTTTATTATATCTACTCTACTTTCTTTATCAAGGGTACGTTTTATCTCTTCTTCTATAGATATTTTTGTTAACAGATCCATGGGTTCAAAAAGTAAACCTCTTAAATTTCCACCTAGTTGTGGCTGAAATGGTCTTTCGAATACATCAGTTAACAGCATATTTTTTAATGCATTTCTAATGGCCCTATCATCTTTTAGAGGTCTAATATCACCAGTATAAGGGTGTACTGCCAAAGATAAATCAATATCACTATGGGGTTTTTTACGCGCTAGTTCTTTAGAACCACCTGTAATGTCCGATGTATTTACTCTACTATTTTGAAAATCTATAGCCATATAGTTATTTATAAGGGCTTAGTTAAAGAATTATTCAATAACCAATAATTTCTGTCCAGCAATTGGTGAATTATTAAGTGTAACACTTGTGGAATTATGTGTATAATCACTTGTATCTAATTCTGTGCCTTCTAAAAATACTTTACCCGTTCCTCCTGTAACTCCGTATTCGGTTTGGTTTAATATTGTTGTAAAAGCATATACATCTGGGCTGCCGTCTGTCGCGCCCACCATTACTGTTTCTACTTTAGAGAGAGAAGGTAAAGAAACACTAGGTAACTTTTTAAGACTGTTTATATTAAACTCTCCATCTATAGTAATCTCTTTAGGAAGTCCAATTAAGCTTAAGAAATCACAAAAGTCAAATGTAATAAATTCAACAAGAGAACCAAGTCCAATGGCCTCTAAGAACTTTTGAATTAATTGTACCCACTTAAGAAGAAGATACTTAGGCCATTCTTCAGCAAAGTTTTTCATTCTAGTCAGTAATCTTTCTATCTTTCTTTCGGCCATTTCAATATACTCATTAGTCTCTCCACCCAATAAGTCCATAATACTAAATCCAGCAATGTTTATTGACTCTAACTGTTCTATTAACTCTGCCTCTAATTCTCTTTTTAAATCATCGGGTGCATCTTCTATCTGTTGTTTTACACTTGCAATTTTTTCTTCTATAATCTGTTCTATGTCTAGTGTTAGTAGTGCAGGCAAAGATGGTAATCCTAATGCATCCCATATAACTTTAAATTTATCTATGAGTGCACCAAAGGCTCCGTGTATAATAGCAAGGGCTCCTTTAGTTAGTTCAGACATAAGATACTTCCATATATTTTCTGCCTTTAAACCATCTGACTGTAAACCAGAATCATTAGTATATCTTCTAAACTGCTTTGGTATAAACTTTTCAAACTTTTCTAAATCATTTGCAATTTGAAGTTTTAATTCTGCTCTATATTCTGGGTCAGAAAAAAGTTTTATCACATCTATATCTAAACCAAAAACTGGAATACTAAAAGAGATAGGTAATATTTTATTAATGATTTCCATAAACTTAACTTGAACAAACATATGATATTCTTGAACCATTGCTTCTATTCTTCTTTCCCATTCTAGTTCAGGAATTTCTAAATTACCATATATAGGTTTTGTAAGTGATATTGGAAAGTTACCAAGTGCATCTTCAACCTTATCTAAAATATCCATTATCTTTTTAGCTTCATCTTCATAACCAGAGATAGCCAATAAATTAGCTATGTTTATAATCTCTGTAAAGTTATTTACTAACTCAGCCGGAGTAGGTAATAATACCTTACTGCATGGTATATCAATGGTTGTTGGCATTATACTGTACCAAACCAAGTACCACCAAGTTGGCTTGCTCCATTTACATTTTTTACTTTATCTAAGAATGCAATATTAGTTCCTTCACCATAAGCGGCAGGGTCAGCTGCAGTAAAGTTTAACCATTCAGTAGAAGCACTAGATAAATTATTATTAAGTGCCGCTTCAATACCCTGGCCTCTAGCGGTACTCATTTCAGAATATAAACTACTTGGTATTCTTTCACCAGGAACTCCAGTGACTCCTTGGAATTGATTTCTTTGAGTTAGTACACCTTCAATAGTATTAGGAAACTTATCTGACCTGACTCTATTTAAAATAACAGCCGCAACTCCTGCCCTTTCAGCTGGATTTGTAGTGGCTTCTGCAGAGACTGCTCTTATAAGCATATCCATTTCTCTATCATCTATAGAACTACCTAAAAAGGCCTCGACTGTTTCTTTAGTATTAGTTGCTGCATCAAAGGGGTCAATACTTTCTACTTTAGGAATATCAAAGTTTTCTATTGAAGCGGCTGTATTCATTCTAATCTTAGACGCCCTAATATTAACCGTACCACCTGCACCCTGAGCATCCAAGTTTATACTACCACCTTCAGTTTTAACAAATACATCACCACCATTGCCTGGATATATTTCAATCCTTGAGCCAGTTACAGCTAAGGGTGGAAGGCTTCTATTTCTAAGTCTTATAAGACCAGCACTACTATAAATTTCAGTATTACCATTCTCATCCATTAATATTTCTGAGCTTTCAGTACCATGTGAAATTCTAATTTTTTCTTTGTTTTCAGTATTGTCTAGTTGAATGATATGACCAGCCTTAGACCTATACACTTTATTATCCCAACTTGATCCTACTTCACCTGGTATATCTTTTACAAAGTTACCTGTAGGTGAATTTAAAAAACCAGTTTCTGGAATATCGGAATCTTCTTCTTCTTCATTTTTAGATTGTGTTGCAATGGAACCCATTACTAAAGGGTCTTGTGCTGATCTACCATCTCTAAAAAATCCTACTACCCAAGAACCAATTTCTAAGTGGTGATTACTTCCATTCCCTTGTATACTTGCTGTAGTTGTAGGCATCATAACTGTTGCCCAAGGAAGGTCTTTAACTGCAACAGAATCATCATAGTAACCTATACACCTAACCTTAACTCTGTTAAGATAAAGAGGGTCTTGTACATCTTCTACTATTCCAGTGAACCAAGTAAATTGGCCTTTCTTAAATTCATCCATTAACTTTCTCCGTTACTAACCCATTTGGTTCAACTTTAGGATGACCATCTCTGACAAGAGTAATAACTTGTGTGTATTGTTTATTAAAATCATGTGTTATATTTGTTATTAAATATTTACCACTAGTAAAATTATCTAGTGGAGCTGCGTCAAGTTCTTGTTCATAAGAGTTATGTATATTTAGTTGAAGTAACTGGCCAACCTTTATTGAAAAGTCACCTGGTACTTTAATTGACTGCTGATGTGATTTTAACATTGCGAGTTTAGATAATGTCTTAGACCTATTTAAACCTTCCATTAAATTTTTATCACCTGTAGTTGTATTCTCATCATCAGGTTGTTCATTTAGATATGCCGTAGAGTTTTTTGAGATATAATAAATCCTTGAATTATAATTTTCTATATACTTTTCTTCATCAGCAAATGTTTTTACTGTTTCTATACTGGACTCTTTATTGTGTTGTTCTGTTAAAGGTATTACATTCTTTTTACCAATATCTACTGTTATAGTATTAGAGGCCATGGCTCCTTCCATCTCAGCAACAAATTTAGAATATCCACCAGTTGAACCTAGTGCAGTTATATATTGTCTTTCTTCATGATAGGTGTATGGGCTTTCCTTCTTTTCTTCAACTTGTATAGAAGGTCTATAAGAATATGTAAAATACTCTATCTTTTCACCCTTAAATTCCTCAATCATTTTATCTAGTGATTTAAATCTTAGTACACCATCAGCAGTTTGATATAAAAATAAAGGTGAGTTACTATGGTCTGAATATCCTTTTAACCATCTCATTGACTGTAAAGGTTTTGTATATGGGTATATACCCTTGACTATGTTGACACCTTCTGTTTGTATATCAAGTTGGTCATCTTTTAATTTTAAATCTGCTGTGGCAATATTTTTTATTAGAGTCCCTATAGAACCATTGAAAGAATCTGTTAGTATTTTTTTATTTGACTCATATACATATTCGGAAACACAATTTAAAACATAAGTAACCATTCCAGGTTTTAATCTTGTAAAACCTTCTATTTCTAAAATTCTTAAATTTAATTTTATTTTATCTGTTACAAAATCTAGTGCGGATATTTCATCTGGTAAACTTTTACTTACTACCAATTCTATTTTTTCATCACCAGATAATTGTGCATTACCAATAAAGTTTACAGTATCACCAATTGCTAATCTTACTTCTACTTGATTTGAACCAAGGTCTTCTTTAATATTAAAATGTGTTATTAAATCTCTTATATCCTTTGGCTTTTTATCTCCAACGTGCAATGTAATATTACACTTTTCAATAAAGAAACCTGTAGGAATATTAGGCGTATCTTTCTTTACATTACCGCCCTGAGGTTGAGACTGGCCTTGTTCTTCATTCATTAATTAATTCCATATAGTCATTATAGAACTGCTCTATATTTTCTGGTTTTATTACCCTTAATCTTGACCTTTGGTCATTAAGTGATATAATATGTTCTCTATTACTTATATATTCTAATCCGCCATTAATTAAGGGATTAACATCTGCCTCTGCTAGTTGAGACCTTTGTGGAATATTTAATTCATCAATAAGGCCTTCTCTGTTTGCATATAAAGGTTCATATTCATTTGTAATAGTATTATTAATATTACTAGTATTTACTGCATCGGGTGATTCCGTAAAAATAATATTAGAAAATTCTCTTTGAGTAATCACTCCATTTGCATCTGCCACATTTTTAAAATATCTATGAGGAGCATCTGCATATTTCCAAGCCATAAATGACTGTACTGAATGACCACTAGTACCACCTGTTACAATTTCAAATGTATTACCGTTACCTATGAATGAACCTGTAGTATCTTGGATAATTAATTGGTTTTTATCTATGTCTTTTTTAACTAAAGTTCCTACTGCGTTTGATGTACCACCAGTAATTGTTTCTCCTAATTCAAATCTACCTGCAATTGAATCATTATGACCAATAACAATACCATCACTATCTACATCTGGTACTGGGTTAGAGGCAACTGCCCACCCATTAAATTCTTTTTCAATATAATCTTCTAACATTCTAGTACTCATTGGCCAGACTTTATATCCATCATGTAAGAAATTATTTACTACGAAAAAAGTCCAATAATATTTTGTTGTTCCATATAATCTTTGAGAAACAATATCTGGTCTTTCTCCATCTTGTACTGTATAGGTTGTGTAGGAATATAATTGGTCAAGTCTATCACCTATAGGTCTTACTTGTCTATAGATATCAACTACATCTTGTTGAGTACCTGTTCTATTAACATCATATCCTACTGTAGGAAATAATTTAAAATAATTCATTATTCATCTCCTTCATCTTCTTTATTATCTTTAAGTCTCGCATCTTCCATTAATTTTATATCACCCCTAGTTAATTGTCTTGTCTCTTGAAATGATAACTGAATAGTTACATCTGTAGGAGCTCCAGTCTCTTTATAAAACATATTACTGTTTTCATTATATGTAGTTGACATACCAGTTAGATATGCATCATGCATTAAAGGCATATAATTATCAATCTTACTTCCTCTTCTAAAAGTAACTTTAAACCTTGGTGGGTATGAAACTGCAACATTGGCAAGTATTTGAGGGTACATATATTCTCTAAGCATCTTTTCTATCTCTTTCATTGCCTCACTATCTTTCTTATCTTCTGGAACCATTTTAAATGTAAAGGAAAAAGTTCTAACCCCCATATCTTCAAACGTTGCCGTAGCTTTAGTATTTAATACAACTCCTGCCTTTGCAGATGCAACCATTGCAGATTCACCAGCACCGGCAAATAATTTATTAATAACTGCTGCACCAATTGCTAAAGATTCACCTTTACTTTCTGTAAGTTTTGCCTTTGCCGCATCAGCATCATCACCATAATCTTTACTAAAACTCTTAACAGCATCAATAGTACCAAAATTCATTGTGCCAAAGTTAGCACTATCTTCTAGGGTAAATCCACTTGGTATAAACATATTTATTGTCTTTAAAACATTACCAGATATGTTTTTTATTACCATTCTAACAAAGGATGCATCTTCCTCATCAACCGGCAGTCTTGTAGGAAATACAAGGGCTTTTGCTGGGTTACTTTTATCATCTGTGGCCATCTTTTTACTCCGTATAAATACTTATATTATTAACTAACATATAGAGTATTTATAATGGCTTATAGAGGGAAATATACAATTAAACGTAAAGATAAATATCTGGGTGATGCATCCAGTGTAGTTTATCGTTCATTATGGGAAAGACAAGCATTCAAGTGGTGTGAGAGTAACCCTAAAGTAAAGAGATGGAATAGTGAAGAGATAGTTATTCCCTATAAATGTAAGACTGACAATAAGTTGCATAGATATTATGTTGACTTATTAATAGAATTAGATAATAAAGAAATCATCTTGGTTGAAATTAAACCAAAGAAAGAAACATCACCCCCAAAAAAGCCCTCTCGTAAGACTAAAAGATATATCAATGAGGTTATGACATACATTAAGAATCAATCTAAATGGGAAGCAGCACAACAATATGCAGACCATAAAGGATGGAAGTTTCAAGTATGGACTGAAGATACTTTAGGCAATCTAGGTATCAAACTACTGAAAAGTTGATATAAATACTTATACAGGAGAAAAACTTTATGGCATCATTATTCGATACACTACAGGCTCAGGCATTTAAGGCTGGCATAACTGCTCGGACTAAAAAGTCTCAGAAGTGGTTTCGTGATAAGATTGAAGATATGAAGACCCCTGACAGAAGGGCTTTATTAAAAGATGATGCACTAGAACCTACTACAAGAGAATTAAGAGGTTCAATGTATATGTATTTCTATGACCCTAAACATAAAAAGACTTTGCCTTATTATGATAGATTCCCTTTAGTTCTTTTAATAGAACAAAGAAAGGGTGGGTTCTTAGGATTAAACTTACATTACTTAAGACCCGATATACGTGCTAAGTTTTTAGATGAATTGATGAAACTATCAGCAGGAAAGATTACTGATAAGTCAAGATTAATGAAAGCACGTTATGATTTAATTTCTAGTACTAGAAAATATAAAGAGTTCAGACCATGTTTAAAAATGTACTTAAGTAATCATATTAAATCAAGAATGGTAAGAGTACCTATGAGTGAATGGGAAATTGCAATCTTCTTACCAACAGAACAATTTAAGAAGAGTCAGAAATCCAAAATATGGGCTGACTCTATTAAAATCGCGAGACAGACCTAATGAATATAGATAAGTTAAAATCAACAATAGGTAAACGTGGTGGTATTGCAAAGGCAAATAGATTTAAAGTTATGTTTACACCACCACAACAAAGTTTACTTAATATAGACCCAGGTGCAATTTTTACTAGTGTAATTTCAGGAGATGGCATTAATTTAAAAAGTCTTATTAATGACCCTCGCGATATTTCTATGTTATGTACATCAGCAAGTATTCCTGGCAGACAGTTTAGTACTGATGAAGTAACTATGGAAAGACAAACAGTAAAAATGGTTTATGGTTTTATTGATGAAGATATTACATTTACATTTTTACTTACAAACGATATGTATATGAAGAAGATGTTTGATGATTGGTCATCTTCAATTATTGATGATGAAGCATATACATTAAATTATAAAAAGAATTATACCGCAGATGTTGTAATACAACAATTAAATTTAGATGATAAAGTTGTATATGGCGCAAAGTTAGAGAATGCATATCCAATATCTATCTCTCCTATAGAATACTCTATGGACTCAGAAGAAATTGGAACATTTACTGTTACATTTGCATATGATAAATATAAACTAGAAGACGCAGTAGAGTCAGGATTGTCTGGTATTACTTCGGCACTAGAGATATTATAACATAATTATATTATAGGAGAATAAAATATTATGGCACTACCAATTGTAAATTCCTCACGTTATGAGGTAACAATACCAAGTATGAATGTGAAGGTTGAATATAGACCTTTCTTAGTAAAAGAAGAAAAGTTACTAATGGTTGCACTAGAATCTAAGGATGATGGTTTAATTGTTAGGTCATTAAAGGATGTTATACGCTCATGTGTGTATGACGATATTGATGTAAATAATCTAACTACCTTTGATTTAGAATTCTTATTTTTAAAATTAAGAGCAAAGTCAGTGGGTGAAACAGTAGAGTTGAAGTTTCCGTGCGAAGGTGAAGAATGTAAACAAACAATACCAGTTAGTCTTAATTTAGAAGAGATTGAGCTACAAGGTATCGACCCAGATAGAATAGTAATGGTAACAGATGAGGTGGGAGTTCAGTTTAACTACCCATCACTAGATGTGATAGAGAGTGTAAGTATTAAACCTGAATCTTCTCAAGAAGAACAACTAAAGGCGACTCTAGGTTTAATTGCTTCGGCTATTGGAAATATATTTGATGCTGATAATGTATATCCAGCGTCAGATAGTAGTACTAAAGAATTAACAGAATTTCTTGATGAACTTAATTCAAGTCAGTTTAAAAAGATTGCAGATTGGTTTAGTAATTTACCTTATCTTGCAAAAGATGTAGAATATAAGTGTAATAAATGTGGACATGAACATAATATGGAGTTAAGAGGTCTCCAAAGTTTTTTTACATAGGCCTTTGTCATGATTCACTAGTAAATCATTATAAAACAAACTTTGCTATGATGCAACATCATAAATATAGTTTAACTGAATTAGAAAATATGATACCATGGGAAAGAGAAATATATTTGGCTTTACTAGAAAATCATATTAAAGAAGAAAATGATAGGATAAGGGCTCAAAATAGAAAAGGAGGAATGTAATGGAAGAAGAATTAAAAAAGAGTGGACATCATCCAGCCGATGTTAATGGTGATGGTTATGTTACTCCTGACGAACAGAAAATGTATTTAGAGTTTAAGAGAAAAGAACTTGAAGATGCAGATGCAATGAGAGATGCCCAAAGAAAGATGGCATGGTTTGCTCTCGGTGGTATGTTACTATATCCATTTGCAGTTGTATTGGCAGTTCTTCTTGGATTAGATTCAGCAAGTAAAATTCTTGGAGATATGGCAGCGACATACTTCGTTGCAGTTGCAGGTATTGTAGCGGCATTCTTCGGGTCACAAGCATTTGGGAATAAGAAATAATCATGGCCGATAATAAAAAATTAAGAGAAAAGAATAAAAAGGAAGCAGCTGCAATAAAGAAAAAGCAACAAGAGTACCAAAATGAAAGAAAAGGTAATATGGTACAAATTGCTGAAGCACATAAATCTCTCTTAGAAAGGGCCAATAAAGCCATACAAGATGGTAATAAGGAACAAGGTAAAGGTTTAAAAGAAAGGGCTTCACATTTTGCAAAAGTTCTTAATGGTGATGGCCGTAAACTTAGTAATGATTATTTAAAAAATATACTAGAAGCTTCTGAACAACAAGACCTAGACTCAAAACAAAATTTAGATGCAGTCAGACAGGCAATCGAAAAACAAACACAAGAAGATATTAAGTCCACAAAAAGGGCGGAGGCTGTAGCAGCAGCGGCACCTCTTTCTGAAGGACTTGCAGGAATTTCTGAAAATATAGCAAGGGCCAATGCGGCCGAAGTGGCCAGAGAAAAACTTGGCCAGAATACTATGGGCAAAAGACTTGATAAACTAGGTAATGTATTTGGTAAAGCCGCAAGTGTGGCTGATGTAAAAAGAGCCAAGGAATTAAAAGAACAATATAAAAGAGTATCCGAAGCACTAGAAAATGCAAAGGCTGGTGGTAGTGAAGAAGAGATTGAATTAGCACAACAACAAGTAGATGCACTAGATGCAACAGTAGGTGACGAAGAGAGTAGAAGAGAACAAAGTAAAAAGGCTGACGAGGCCAATAGCATACTTCATGGTATAAAAGGTTATAGTGAAGAAATGGCTAGTAAGTTTGGAGATTTAGCAAAGGGTGGTGGATTTATCGCTGGTCTTGCTGGTGTAGTTCTTGCTCTCTTTAGTCCAGAAACATTTATTAAAATAGTAAATACTGCAATTGAAAAGGTTATGGTAATAGTTGACTTTATTAAAGACCTTTTCGAACTTGATTTTGCAAGTGCATTCGAAACTTTTAAAGAAAATCTTGGACTGTTCTCTCTTATTGCTGGAGGTATACTTATATACTTTGGCCCTGCATTAATAGGTGGTATAATTTCTGTAGTTAATGTAGTTAAGACTGTAGGACTCTTTATGAGAGTAACAATGTTTCCTGCAATAACTACTATGTTTACTTCAATGGCCACAGCATTCAGTGGTATGTTAGCCGCAATGGCTCCATTCTTAGTTCCTATTCTTGTGGTTGTAGCCATCATAGGTGCAATAGTTGGTACTGTTATGTTACTTAGAAATAGTTTAGGCGAAGGCGCTACTATGATGGACGGACTATTATTAGGTTGGAGTTATATTAAAGATGGATTTGCAAGAGTTAAAAATATGTTCTTAACTTTGGCAGAAAGTATTATAAGTGGTTTAGATTGGGTTAATCCTATATTAGAATTCTTTGGTAAAGCACCAATTGCGTTTAATGAGATTAAATTTGACAGAGCCGCTACTGATAATGCACAAAAATTTAGAGATGGCCAAGCCGAAAGAGTTGCCGCAAGAAAAAGAGAAGAGGCAGAAGCTAAATTAGATGCCGCCCGTCAATCCAAGGCGGCCCAAGATTCTGCTGCTCTAGAAGCTGGAAAGTTAGGTACAACTTCATCAGAGGCTGCATCCATAAGTTCATTCGAAGCCGCAATGGCTAAAGGAATGAGTATGAATACAGGTAGTCAGGTTGTTGGTGTTAATAAAACAGATATTAATAACTCTGTAGTTGTAGGTGTTGGTGGAACAACAGAAGGAAATAGAGCTCTTAGAAATTCTGATAGTATGTAATAAAAAAAGGGACCCCGAAGGGTCCCAAAGTTCCATTTATAATTATTAATTATTAGGAATCATTTGCAAGTTTTGCAAAGTATGATAGTGTATCATCATCACCACTAGAAGAACTTTCTACAGCAGGAGCCGCTTCCGCAGTCTGCATAGTTGGTGCTTCCATGACATCTGATACTACTGGTTCTGGCGCTGATACGTGTCCAGCATCCACCCCTAGTACTCTATTCAACTTAGTCTTTAATTCATCATAAGACTTATAGTTTTCAGGTTTAAGGAAGTCTTGAAGAGCATATAGTTTCCCATAAACATCTTCTAGCCTATTCTCATCACCTTCATGTAGAGCAGTTGGTTTAGAAAACTCTGACTTATCATAGTTTACCCAGCCTTCTACTTTACGGATTTTAATTTTAAAGTCCGCACCTTCCCAGAAATCATAAGGATTGCATGGTGTTTCATCTTCAAAAGCAGGTTGCATAGCTTCCATAATCTTATCAAAGATTTTCTTACCAAACTTATAAAGGAATACTTTACCTTCATTCTCTGGATTACTAGGGTCAGAAACAACTAGTACATTACTTACATAATGAAGTCTACGTTTCCTATCTCTAGCAATAGTTTTATCTTCATCTCTACCAGAGTTCCATAGAACCGAGTTCATTTCTGATACTGGGTCTGGTTGTCCAATAGAAGTTAAAGAATTTTCGATATACCATAAACCATTTGGGCCTTTAAAGCCATGGTCCCAGTATCTCACCCATGGAAGGTCTTCACCTTCTGTACAAGGTAAAAATCTAATTACGGCATAACCGTTACCAGCTTTATCTCTTGTGGGTTTCCAGAATCTATCATCCCCGTAGGAATTGGATTCTTTCTTAGTGGTTGAAACTGCTTCTGCAGCCTTTACGAGTTTATCAATAGATGAGCCTCGTGAGCTCTTTAAGTTAGCAAATGACATATTTATTTCTCCGTATATTGCATTGTATTACTGAATTATCCACTTTGTACATAATATAAGTTATATTATACTACACTTTCATGCAGTTGTAAACCCTTTTCTTAATAAATTTTTACATTTATTTCCATCAAAGTTTACGAATGGGGTATACTTCTTGATTCTCCTTTTAAGGTCAGGCCACATAATCGTGTCACTAATCTTATTGGATTCTCTTTCAACAAACCCCAACATTGAATCCAAGATACAAACAGTCTCTAAACTAATCTCTTCTTGCATCAATAGTTCTATAATAAGAGGTATCTGTCCTTCTTTAGATTGAAACAACCCATCAAAACCAACCTCGTTTACATCACTTAGTTTATTTATATCGATTGAAAACACTCTATGGATACTTTCTCTTATTCTTTTATAGTTATTATAGTTATCTTCACCTTCATGGTTCATCATATCACCAACGTAAGATACTCCTTGTTTGAAATTAGATACATAATACCCAATAACATCCTTCTCGTAATTCTTACCAATCTTAGCAAAGAAATACTTATCTCTCCTTTTCAGAAAAGAGTTTGAGGTTACATTTGATTTATAGTTATACTTAATCGCATCATAACTATCAGTTTCAAAATGTAACTTCAAAGCATTGTAAATCTTGTAAGAGTCAAATGGGTCCATTCTCAAACCATTACGCCTTCATATAGGGCTTCTAAATCTTCTACATCACCCACGACTTGGCTTAAATTTTGTTTATGATAGATAGTCGCCATCTTTCTTAGATGCTTCTTATCAATCTCTACATCTTCTACGCAAGAGTTTACTGCCTCTTTAATAAAAGTTCTTTGTGCGTCCATCATAGTCATTGCATTTGAAATCTCTTCAATACAACCTTTGATTCTTTTCTTATCTTCATCTGAAGATGGGATTATTACATTACTCATTTACTGCTCCTATATTATATTGGTAATTTATTGGTTTTACTTGCACCTCGGATAAGATTTAAAGTATTAGCTTCGTGTTCTATCTTATCTCTTAGTGAATCGGTTAATAACTTTTTAAGACTTTGGTATTGCATACCTCGTTCTTCTATAATCATAACTGCCGCATCTATGTAACTAACATCTGGTTTGTCGGCAACTAAATTTTCTACGGCCAATGAAAATCTTTTCTTAGTCATAATCTTGTGTTGAAATATTTTTTTCTCTTCTGTCATAATGTCCTTAGTAAAATACAATCTGAGTTAATCCTGCCGTTAGGAGAATTAACCTTAGTTGTAATCTGGTCTTTCCAAACTTGTTTAGCAATTTGTTTGGAAGTCTTAGTTAATATTAAAGGTAGTATCACATCTGGTTTTCTCAACTTAGTACACTTAGATAATTTCTCATCAAAGTTTTTAATTGTGGTACCGCCCACTTCAAACCCTTTAGTTGAATTAGTAACATATTCATATAGGTTACGGTTTTTAGTATTAAACACCCAGAGGGTTTCTTGGCCGGGGATTTGAATAGGATTAATAGAAGATAGTTTGTATTCCATATCTTCTAATTTAAATTTTAAGTTCTTTATTTGAGCATCAGAAGCCTTTGGTTTCCTAGCCCTTGGTGTCTTAGATGCCTTGAATGATATCTGAAGTTTATCCAAGTCCGAATAAACACCATCCATCTGTTTCATCATCTTCTTTTTATTGGCTGTAGATATATGACTATAACCTTCTACTGCCTGTTCACATCTTTTATGTAACGCATCACCAACTTCTTGATAGTATTGGTCAATTATTTTCTTAAAGGGAGCAATGGCATTACCCTTAAGATTATTTTTCTTAAAGAGTGCGAATACATCTATTGAAGCCTTGAAGTTATTATCTAGCCAACCTTCAACAATTGTATCATCCCATTCAGTATAGATAGTATCCATCATTTTCCTGCGAGTTCTTTCTGCAATGGATATTACTTTAGGTGCATCTTTTTTCTTTTCTTCTAGTACTTCTTCTACTAGTTTTGCGGCCTCTAACTTTTCTCTTGCAGACTTAGTAAAGCCTTTTATCTCTTCTTCTGTGTATTCATAGCCACGATAGAATAACCTTGCTGACTTACCGAGAGGGAAAGTTATTAGATGGTCTTTTAACTTCTTAAAAGTCTTTGCTTCTTCTTTAGTAAGACCACATACTTCTTCTACAAAATCAATTACATAAGGTACATAATCTTTTGTTTTATAAAAGTAGTTATACCAATGGGCACCTTTTGTCCAAAGTCTTAGTCGGACTTTATCTTCTACTTTGCCGGGTGTTGTTTCACCTGGATTATATACTGGTTCTGCACCTAGGTGTTGGTCTTCAATACTAACCCTATTCCTGCGACCTTTCTTTCTTATTGATTCTAATCTTTTACTTACCATAATTTTAAATACTCCTAATTAATAATACTATTATACTACACTTTGTGTATAATGTAAAGGGGCCAGAGATATAAATTGTAAATTAAAAGGAGTAATATCTCTGACCCCGTGACTGCTACTCAACAAGTAACTGTTGATAATTCTTTATTCCTTGAACATAGTTCTCTGCCGCATCTTCTGCGAAGTATTCGTTGTGACCTTTAAACCATTCAATGCCTAGTAGATTATTATCTACATACATTTTGATTCCAAAATTACGAGGGTCTCCGACAGTTCTTAGAACTTCTGCTTTACGATTTGAATACTCACCTTGGCCGGCGTATTCGCTTAATAACATATACTTCATTATTTTTCTCCGTATGTTTCTTCCCATTCAACTCTAGCAATTTCCATTATCTGCTCGTTGTTTAGGTCTGGGTATTTAACCTTAAGTGATTTGATTAAATAGTGTCTTCGGTCAGCATCTCTAACGAGTAGAAATGCACCTGAACATAAATAAACAAAAACTACTAGGCCAACTAAACTAAAAATTACATTTAAAATATCCATAATTACTTTCCTATGTGTTTCACGTCTTCGCGTGGTATTACTTGATATGCCCCTTTATTATATGCCGGGGCGATTGTGAAGTTTTTACTTTCTTCTTTCTTCCAACTATTATCTTCAGGTATTACTGGTGGAGATAATGGTGCGGATGGGTAATTTGGTGTTTCTCTAGCATAAGTTTTATTCTGAGCTGGAGTCGACCAATTAAAATCTTTCATAGTCTTTGACTTACTAGCTGACATTGATTTAGTCTTACGCTTCTTTCCCGATGGTCCATATTTTAATGAACCTGCATAGAAATTAGTAACACCCATTATGAGACAATACTCCTAGAAATGTTTGAGATATATTTATCGGTGAGTTCTCTTTGTTTAGTTCTCCACATGATTTTACAATCTCTATTCTTGGCTCTCTTTTCGGCTTTCTTAAGTGAAGCCATTCTTTCTTTATATTTTAAAACCATCTTAATAGTCCCAATCGTTCTTTGTTGCCTGATATGTTTCCATATAACTACTACCTGCGAGATAATCTCGTGTCTGTTTATCAGTGTAGTGCCTATTCTTGTCGTGAAAACATTCTAAACTATTAGGTGACTGATGTGAAGCCTTTGCAATTGCCTTGTTTAATTTGGCCATTGTATTAATTGACTTCTTTCTCTTGTCTATTCGAGCAGTTGTTTTTTTCATGTTGTGCCTTTCTTGAGCTTCTTTTATCATTTCTAATCTAGTTTTCATATAGTCTCCTTAGTTTACTAATATAGTATATCACGCTTTATAATAAATGTAAAGTGTTTTTTTCATTTTTTTTCATTTTTTTGCAAAGTGTAACATTTATGTAACACTAAATTACTTTAATAATGCTATTATCGCCTTTAATACTTCTTGAGCAATTAGTCTTGATTCTGTTGCGGCCAGTTGTTCAAGTTGGCCCTGTACTATTATATACTTTGCTAGGTTGTTAATAAGAAGTATTAATCCTGCTCCGTTGAGTAGGATAAGTGCCCTATCTTCCCATAAGATTGATACCCATAACCATAATGTGATACCAACTATAGAAAGCATAAGGTCTATTAATTGAAATTCTGGAATGCCACGGACTGACATTGCACTTAATACTATTATTGAAGCAATCCACTTAATATACCAATCAAGTGATTTACCCTTAGTTCTTGCCACTATACTGCAACTCCTGTAACTTCTTCTTGCTCCATTTGCAAGTCGCATCTCGTTAAGTATTTTTGTAGTTCTTGATGGCCAAGTAACTGAGAACCATCATCCATAATGAAGTTAACACTATAGTTGGCTCTTTCCTGATTAGGACCCATTGTCCATTTCTCATTCTTGGAAAGAATTTCTTCCCTCATCCAACCAAACTCTCCATTGGCCGTATTCCTTTCGCAAGTAATACTTCCGTCCGAATCTATATTGATGAAATAAGGATTGTCCCATTCTTCAATTGCCAGAGGAGCAGGATTTGCCAAGAGTTGAACATCAATGACATACTCTTGCTGAGCATCATCTGACACTGAAATTGCCTTTACAACTTCTGGGAAATACCTATGGAGTATATCATACCCATTTAAATTAGGCTCATCGCCACTACCGAGAACCTCATCACCTACGTTCTCCAGAACATAAGCAGAACCACCTTTATATTTCCAGTACGGGTCTGAAACACCATGGACATAATCATCATTGCCCCAAGCATAGTTTTCTTTGTACTGTGTATTTATTAATAGTTTCATAGGTTTCTCCGTTTAATTTCTAATTTACTAGTATATTATAACTGGTTTTTGCACAAATGTAAAGTGTTTTTTTCATTTTTTTAAAGAATTTTCATAACTGTAACATAAATGTAACACATTTGTAACATTAGTCTTTCGGCCAACACTTTTGGTAAAGTTCTGCCTCTAGTTTATAGGCTTCTTTTTCCCATGGAGCATTTTCATATTGATAGTTGCGAGGTTTCTTACCCTTCCATGACATACTATAACCACATAGTTCGCCACGTAAGTATTGTTTTGCATGAACCATTTCATGAGCAAGAGTTTGCATCATTGATTCGTGTGATAGTTTTTCTCCTAATGATTTTCGAGCGATGTGTATATCAACATAACCCTCGTTAGTATCACCCCAGCACAAACCTTCAGAGTCTGAATCTAAGGTAGTTTCAAAGTTAAGTATAATAACCTTGGACCATAATCGATTAATACCCAATTCTCTACAAAGCTTCTTAATGTAGATATCAATCTTTTTCTTTTGGGCCACTTGACCTCTTAAAACTAAAATTGGCATTTACTTCATCTTTCTCTAATCGGTTAATATGGGTATATTATACTACGCCTAAGACCGCTTGTAAAGTGTTTATTTAGAATATTTTGTTATAAGACTATAACTTAGGAGAATAAATGGTTATAAGTTCTTCCTTACCCTTTACGTTAATACTACCTATTTCTTTGCACTTATACTCTTCTGGCAACTGGTCTTTTGTGAATGAGGAGATGATGGTTTTATATTCAAGCAACTCGTGTCTTGCTGCTTTAGCCTCGAGCCTTGCCGCGAGGTTGACTGCGTCTCCGATGACAGAGTAATCAAACCGAGACTCACTACCCATATTACCAACAATGCAATCGCCAGTATTGACGCCAGTTCCAACATTGATGGCGGGTAAACCCTGCTCGCTATATCGTCTTCTGAGTTCATCTGTTTTTATCTCTATCTCTATTGCTGATTTGACGGCCAGTTCTGCATGATTGGGACAATCTAATGGGGCGTTCCAGAAGGCCATAATACAATCGCCCATATACTTATCTATTGTTCCATTATTATTTAGTATAATTTTAGTCATTGCGTCTAAGAATTCATTAATAAGGATGACCAAACCCTCTGGGTCGTTCTTGTTTTTATAGTGTTCTGATATAGGAGTAAACCCTACAATGTCCATGAATAGGAAGCTCATCTCTTTTCTCTCACCCCCTAAAGTTAATAGTGATGGGTCTTTCTGTAACATATAAACCATATCAGGCGAAAGATAAGTTCCAAATTGTTTCTTAATTTGTTGTCTTAACATAAACTGTTTATAGAAGTTATTAAAACTTGATGAGGTAAAGAGTAGTATAAATAAAACTGCAGGATAACTAACATCTAGGAGAATATACCATTCAGTCCAGGCATAATAAACGGCGGCTCCATAACCGAACAGCACGACTGAGAAGATTGCAGCACCATAATAAATTGATAGATAGTAGACTGCCAGAACAAGACCAAGAGAACCAAGAACCATTAATACTAGTTCGAGCCATGGTGCCCATATCGGACGAGATATCGAATCCTGGTTCACAATCGTTTGCATGGCGGCCGCTTGTAGATGATGTGCCGACTTTAAGCCCTGAGGAGTTGGTATCTGAGACGCAAGGCCCTTCGCCGTTAGGCCCACAAGAACAGTACGACCTTGAAGATTCGGTAACTCATTGGACCCGTAGTTTATTTCCTTAAACTTATAATTAGGATTAATCCATATAGAACCATTAGAGTCAGTTGATAATATAAATGGTCTTAATATAATTTGTTCAATACCAGTTTCATTTACCTTTATAGTATAGGATTGTTTTTGGCCTATTACTCTTACAGCCTCTAGTGCAAATGATGGATATAACTCTTTATTAATTTGTGATATTAATGGGATTCTTCTTACTAGTCCATCAACTTCTGGCATACCATTTACAAGTCCGTGTCCCCACGCTCCCTGTTCTAGTTCTGGTAGATTAGTGATTAGGCCATTATATTTTATAGCCCACTCTAGCGGGTCTCCTGTACCGAATATAGCTGAACCCACATAAGGGGCTTTCGATGACTTACCAGAGTTATCTGCATCTTGTGCAAGTATAATACCATTGTCTTTTATCCATGAAGCAAATACTTCATCACCACCAAATCTATCAACTTCAGGAAACATAATTGTGAAACCAATCATACCTGCATTTGCATTTCTTAAATCAGAAATCATCTGTGCATATGTTGACCTAGGGAATGGGTACTGACCTAATTCAGCCAGAGTTTCTTCCGATATGTTTAGTAATATTATTTCTTTTGATTCGGTCTCTTCTATAGAACCAATGAATGAATCGAATGTATTTAATCTAAACTGCTGTACTAGTCCTGGGTCCAGAACTCTTAAAGTTATTAAAAGAATTCCTAGACCTATAGTAGTCCATATGGAAGTTAGGTATTTCATATGTATATATCTATGTATATTCCACGGCCGCCATTAGGAGTTCCATACTTATAACGAAGATATCGGCCATAGTTTTTCATCAGTCTTGTGTTACAGATACAGCACAACCACCTACTGTAATGCAGTTTTGAGTTAGAGTATATGTTTGGTTTGTGGTACTCATTTGTTTTAAGATTAAATCTGTTCCGTATAAACCGTCAATTGTTATGTTTGCATTGTGACTTGCATTGTTACCTTTTTGTCGGACAAATACATCATTATAATCATTATAGATTGTTAGGTTTAAGTTCTTATCACCATCGCTCTGTTGTTTAACCTGAACCTTATTACCATCTCCAGCCAAATGTAAATCAAAGCTATGACCTGTAGTAGACCCTTGGTTGGTTTGTTGGACTGCCATATCATTATTATCACCATAAAGAGTAATATCTACCTCATGGCCTCCTCCTTCATAACCATCAGCCCACCAAGTTAAATCTGTATCAGAATCAAGAGTATTCCATGCAACACCTTGGGCAACTTTCATTTGATTACTAGTACCACTTACTTCATCAAAGATTATTTTATTAATGCCGTCACTATCATTAACTTGTACTAAATACATTGATAAGCTTGATGCATTAATATATGAACCACTATCTTTCATTTCAATTCTATTATTATATCCTATCTGGTCAATACCTAACTGTAAATTATTACCCGACTGCTCGATACTAATAACATTGTCATCGGCATTTGCAATTAGTGGTAATAAAAGACCGGCCAATATAATAATAGGCCAAAACAGTATACTTATCCATATTAAAGCTTTCATTGAGTATTCTTCTATCTTATCTAGCATTTTAATTCACCTGATTTATATATATGAGGATGTCTTCACTATCGTTACCTGTTATTACTCCATTCCATGTTGGTGTAATAGTATCTAGTGTAAAGTTACCACCCGCCGCTAATTTTATTCTTATAATTCCATTTACGTTTCTATATAGTACTAAACTACCATCTTGCAAAAATACATTATATTGGGATTCATCATTAAATCCTCTTGCGGCTCCTTTGATATCAAACTCGCCTAATGTATCGAATAAGTCTTTTGAATCTAAAATATCCAATACGTCAATTAAATATTCAACATCCAATTCATCTATATCCAATTCAGTAAAATCTAAATCCGTTTCTTCTTCTAGTGCATCTTTCTCTAATTCATCAAACTCTAAAAAGTCTATATCTAAAAAACCTTTATCATCATTCTGTTCATCTGCCAATTCTTCCTGAATCTGGTCTTTCACTTCCTGTGGGGGTGAAACGATAAACATATTATCAATGGACGCTGGTGTGATTCCATTTATTTTAACTGGCCTTGTTGGTGCGCTATCTAAAGTACTCACCATTGTTGCTTGATAAACTTCGGTTAGAGTTACTACTCCACCTAAATTTTCTACCTCTATTTCACCCGATGGGTCACCATTCTCATCAGGTAATAATATAATTAAAGACCTTCCTAACTCATCTACTGTTGTGGTAAAGTCCGTACCTCTTATAGCAATGGATGCCGTAGGGGTAGATATATCAATATTAGCCTTATTAACCAAACCTAATCTACCCGAAGCAAACCTGGCTGTACCCATTGTGAACTTCATTGTCATTTTGGAAAGGGATGGGTCAGCATCATAATATACTTCGTCAATTAAGACTTCGGTGTGTTCTTTTAGAGATAACTGAGCCTTATCTAAAAACTCAATTAACATCTTACCCTTACCAGTTTCGGCAACGTCATTTAGTTGCACAGGTATATTATTTAATACCTTTATCTCTTCATTATTTCTTAGTATTTGCCCAACACCTATGGACTCTACAATACTCCCAATATCATCATCCGCAAAGGAATTTGATACCAGAAGTAATGTACTAAGAATCGCCGTTTGTATCTTGCTGATTAATTTGTATTGTTGCATTGTCTGATGTTATATCTAAATTAATTACTGCATTAGGTGAAACACAAGCAACACCTGCTCCAGTGGCACATGTACCACTAATTTGATTAATATCAATATCTGCACTATCGCCAACTAATTCAACGACCATTGATTGAGCTCCATCATTCTGCAATGTATTAATGTTATTACTATCTCCAGTAATATCAAAAGTCCATGTAGAATCATCTGCTTCAAAGTCTAGGTCGAATATATTAGAGCTACCAATTAAAATTAAATCCGCATCTAATCTTTCAGCACTATATACATAACCTTGGTCTAAATCAAATGTATTACTATCTCCAGTAATATCAAAGTTATAATCTGAATCGTCCGAACTACCGACATAGCCGATATTCCAGTCCACCTCGTTTGAATCTCCCAGTAATGAGAACGTCAAAGAAGATGAATCTAAGTCCAAAGGACCATAAATTAAATTCTGATTTCCGACCATATCAATATCAAATGTTAATGATGAACCAACGATAGTCATATCAGAACCAGATGATGAAAAATCATCTAATCCAATTTTGTTACCGTATCCGATTTGGTCAATATATAGAGTTAAAGTGTCACCACTTTGTTCTATCATAATCTCATTATCATCTGATGCTTGTGCAAAAAGAGAAGGAGTCAACAACAAGCTTAAACTTAAACTAATTAATGTTTTCTTCATTTTTCTTTTCCTCTATTGAGTGCCTTTCGTTTTTCCCATCATGTTGATGAGGATGTCTATGGCCCTCGGTTAAATTCCAGAACTTACGGTCATGACCCTGGTATATTAATTCAAGTACTCCTGCCTCTATGGCTGCTCGTACCGCATATGTCACACTCTCATTATTTCCCACTCCGTCCTCGTATTCAATTAGTTGTGTACCCTGTTCATAGAACCTGAATACATCACCACTTGAACCATAAGAAAGAACCGACTTCTTACTTTGGACGTTTAATAAAACTTCACCAGTTAAGACTGAAACTGCTCTAATTGCAACAGTTACTACATCTTTCCTATACATTCTACTATAACCAATACCAAGTGTCCTTGCGCCTCGACCACCTGTTTCAGTATTTGTATCATAACCAATAATGCCACCTTCAATAATTATTCCAGCGAATAAAAGTGGACCCAATTCCTTTGCAGTGTTTCCTTGGCTCTTGGCCATGTCTTGTCTGCCGCTACGGATAATCTGTCTTTCTCTTACTAGATTATCAATACCTTGTCTTTCTGCTACTCTAAACCATGTACCGCCACCTGCAGTCTTAAGAGCATCTATTAACATTTCAGTACCGCCTTGGGTAACTGCAGTAGAGAATGAAGCTATGTTATCTACTGATTTTCTTTGTCCAGTTAAATCTTTAAATGAATAAACTGCAACAACTGGTCTATCTTTTGCTGGTGGTAAATTTAATAAATCTACAAATGCAGGTAACTTAACAGCTGTAGGATGGTCAACACATATATACTTACGAGACTTAAATTGATTCCATAAGTATGGTTCATCATCAGCACATTTCTGTGGGTCTTTCGACCACTGCGGTATAGAAGCACAACCACTTAAAAATAAAATAGATATTAATAAAAGTCTAACCATCATCTGGGTCCTGACTAAAATTACCAGCACCTACTGGTATTTCTATGATAGTTTCGGAACCATCTTCTGTTATAATTGTCATTCTTATTACTTCTGAACCATCAGCATTAGTAATAACTTCGTATGTTACTGTAGAACCTTCTAATACAAATGAACCAAATCTAACAGAATCATCATTACTAAACATTGATTCTACTAGTTGTTTTGCCATCTGTGCATATATTCTACTCTCTAAGTTCCTAATAAACTTGGCCAATACACTATTATCTTCTTCTCTTTCTGCGGCTCTTCTTGCGGCTTCTAAAGCATCTTCTATTGCTTTCTTTCTAGTATGTTCAATATTATCTATGGTAAGATAATGGTTACCAGTACCAACTCCACTAAAGGATGGATTTTTAAACCCAAATTTTATTTCATCTGCCAATACTGGATATGATACTATAAATAATACCATAAGTAAAAGCACAATATTTCTAATCTTCATCATTATTTTCTTTCGCCTCATTAATAACTTGTTGTCTAGCTCTATATTCTAAAACTACATCAACTTTTTGTTGTAACCTAATTAAATCTTGGTCCAACATTCTTGTCTGGTCTATAACTCTTATAAGAGCTATATGCATTTCATCTAACTTTGGTTCTATATGTGTATTAATAAATGACCAAACATAGTAAATAAAATAACCCATCCCAACTGCCATCACAACAGGGAAACCATATTCAGATATTAACTGAGCAATATCCATTAGTCTCTCCTAGTATCTAGCTTTCCATCTTCTATAAAGTTTTCTGCCCTAGCTATTCTAGTAGTATCTGGTCTTAAATCTAACGCTGACGATACCAATAAATCTATTTTAATCATTTCATTACTCATTGTTCTACATCTATTCTCCAATGAATTAGCAAATATTGTTAGTGTAGTAATCTTATCTACTATACCTTCCATTATTTGTTTTATTACAATAAAGATAAATACTCCCATTACAAGAGAGCCTGCAATAGGTGCACCAACGTCCGCAATAAGTTTAAATACGTCTTCCATGTATCTATTTATAAGGCTTAGGCGCCCAGATGCTATAATCCCTCCAATTTCTTAGAGGGAAAATGCTTAGTGAGTTTGTGCTAGTTTAACAGCCTTTACACCAGTAATACTATTAGCTACTTCAAGAGTTTCTGTAATAGCCTTTCGAATATTTACAACTTCTCCAGTATTAACTGTTACTGAGCCTACTGTATTTGAACCTTCTTTAATGGTTACCAACTGTGCAGCGGCATTAGTGTTAAGGACTCTAACAAGTGAAGCACGTGATACATTAGAAGCAGTATTACTTAGTGCTACTTCTACTGCCTTTACTTTAATTGTCTCGGCCATTTTTTCTCCTATTATGAACTAACTAAATTTAGTTCTTCTAAACTTTTGTGCCAATCTGAGTATCTGAAAAGTCCTTGCTTTTCATGACACCAATACCAGCCCTTACTTTCTTGTTGCTCTTGTGGAATACTAGATTCTACCCTTAAAGGGCCTCTAGCCTTTTCATAAGTCTTTCGGCTCGTTTCGTTACCTGTTTGTGCCATCTTGAATCTCTGCCTTCTACAGCAGCCTCCTTCCAATCACCACACTGCAGCGCTGCATTGTGCTTTCTAAATTTACTTAAGCGCGTAAGTCCCATATTAAACATCATATTTGCCACTATTTGTTTTACTTCTTCTGGATATCCATCCCATCCTTCATGTAATGTTTTACAGTCAGCGATGACAGTCTGTACATCTTTCTCAAAGCAATCAACTGTTCGTTCTTCTGATACTGGAGTTCCAACAGGTTGCCCAAACTCTGGGTCTGTTTCGAGGACCAAGTGTCCAATTCCGAAAGTTGGGTAGCCCAGATGGTCTTTATAAATCTCGTTAACCTTACCTTCATCAAATGTCAATTGCTCCCTTAACTGGTCAATATCAATATCTTTATTTTTTCTTCCGAATAACATTTTCTTTCCTTTTCTTTTTGTTATTTATCTTATTATTTATCTCAAACAATAATCTTTCTTTTTCGACAACCTGCCAAAACTTCTTATCTACTTCTTCAAACATATTTTTATTTATATCATCCATTATACTATTCCAGTAAATTTAAAGTATTGGTCACCATTAGTTGATGGAGTTCCACTATTACCCATATAGGCACTTAGTGGATGTGTAACTCCCAAATTGGCCATATTCCAAAACCAATATGCCTCAGAATAGCCCGTATAGTTACTATTACCAAAGGAGCTTGCAGCTGTTCTATTAAATGTGAATGTTGGACTACCACTATCATTTGACTGGTCAGCATAGTACTCTATTGCAGTAAATCCTGAATTTGATAATGAAGTTGTGCCAGTACTTCCAGTGCGTTTCATATATAAAACGAAGCTATTAGCATTAGTGCTGTTAATCCCAAACCAACCAACTCTGGTACATATTAAATTTGTGCTTGAGCAACTTCTTCCACCAAATGTAATATTATTGCCTTCAACAATAGTATCATCATCAATAGTACCACCTTGGCCTGAAACTGAAGGATTTGCAGTATATTCTGAAGTATAAGAAGTAACGTACTGACTAGCAAAAACCACATAATCGGGCTGTACAACCATATCATATAATACTTCTGCACTTTTTCCATAAAAGTCAGCTAATTCGATTTCACCTGAAGCTACTCCAGCAAGGGTTCTAAAGTTTGCATCATTAAGAGTATATTGTCCTGGGCCGCCTATATCAAGTTCGGTAACGATATCTCCCATCGCAATCTGGCCTGAAGTTTGTAATGGCATTTATTACGCCTCTTCTCTTGTATAAGCCTTAATATGAGTAAACGCACGAGTAGTTGTATTATATACACAACCCCAAATCATTAATTTTGGTTTAATACTTGAGTCACTAATATTATAGGGAAATGTGTACGAATTTTCAGTACACCATTCTTGCATTGCATCTGCATCAGCTAAGAAATATACATCAACATGTTCATTTACATTATTGGACTTATCATGTATTCTAGCATAGAAGTGATAATCACCCATAGGTAAGTTACTTGATACATTAGTATAAGTAACATCATCTACTCTTAACATTTCTTCAGCAGGAATAACAAACTTAGCCAATACTTCTTCTGTAGTCTTATCAAACTTTAAACCATACCATGGCATATATTGTTCATAACTTGCACCAAATGTTGTTTTAATTTCATCAGATGGTTCTTCAAAGTTATAAAAGGAAATACTATCATTAGTATAAGGTGGTCTCCGCGCTGGGTATTCTGCCACTGTGTTTTTAGGATGTGTTGTATATGAAGAAACCTCATTCGGCCAAGTAGCTTGTAATTTAGCAATTATTGCTTGACCTTGTGTTGTACCTATTGCATAATCTTCTCTTGCTAAACTTCCACCCATATAGGTTTTATCAAGTACGTTTGTTTCATTTACTTCCCTAGTAACATCAATCTGAGCTTTAATAGAACCAAACTGCTCATGATAAATTTTTAAAACTTTATTTTCTGATGCACTGGTATTTAAAGTAGAATCATTATTTACTTCAGAGGGACTTTCGATAGTAATATTATCTATTGAAAGTGTAGTAGTATAACCTGATGGTGATTCTAAATTTTCAGTGTGTGTATATGTAAATGCCATTATGATAGTCCTGTTATTGCTATTGTGTGTGTATCGTTATTACTAGGTGTAGTGTTAATACCAAAGTAATTAGAGTATGATTGATTTGTGTTCCAGGATAAAAATGCTCTAGTGTAACTACCACCGTCAGTAAAGGATAAAGTTGCACTACTAATTGGTAATGTTAAATCAGGAGTTCCTGAATTATCAGATTGGTCTAAATAAATCTCAACAGCCGTAAACCCTGTTTTGGTCCATGAAGTTCCGTGGTCAGGACTATGGTCTTCAAGCGATATACTAAAAGCAGAACTTACGGTTGACGAATTAGTACTGGAAAAATAAGCACTTTTTATCTGTATATCATTTGTATTTCTAGTAAGGCCGCCAAATGTAATAGGACCACTATTTGGAAATGTTGCATCACCTAGTGTATCATCTATTCCTGCAAAATTGGTGTCGGTGACCATATAGCCACTATAATAGTAGGTAGTATAACCTGCAGTAAACCCCCAATAATCAGGCAATATAGTAGTAGTATGGGTAATTATCTGAGGTACAAAAGTCTTACTATAAAAATCAGAAAATTTAATCTCTGCAGGAGGACTGCCTTCTTCTGGGATTCCTGTTACATTACCTATAACATCACCATTTTTATAATAGTCGGATATAGCAACGTTAAGATTATCAGCACCGGTCATTTCTTCTGCAATACCCGTATTAAGTGTAGTAGTTGTAGTACCAGATATAATTTCTACATCATAACTAGTACCAGCACTAGGAGTACCTAGGGACGTTATCGCATTATATACAGTTCCAGAACTTCCATGCCATTCCCACCAGCTATTTCCAGCTTCGTTTTGGTCATAGGCTAAATCAGTTCTATTTATTGTTACTGCAGTTCCACCATTAGTTGTAATTTTAATCTTTTCAAAAGTATTATCACTATTAGTAACACTAGAGCCTGATAGCGCAAAACAAAAAACTCTATTGCTTGCATTGGGCGGAGGTGATGCATCGGGTAAGCCCCAAGTAAGTATTTTTATTGTCCTAGAGATTAATCCAGCATCTGAATATGAAGTAGAACCTAGACTTCCGTATGCACTAGTGCTGGTAAATTTTCTAAATTCATTGGCTGCTAATGGAGCATTCATTGGCCATCTCTGATGAATATAACTACTAGAAAAGTTACTAGCCGCAGAGTTAAATCCATACATATCACCTTTCCAGACTTCGGTCGCTATATAGCTGCCATCTTCATTTTGTTCTACATTTTGTATCATTGACATTAACGCATCAAGACCAGTTGTCATAGTAGTATCGAGCAACTGTGTCTCTACCGTAGTAGAAGGATTAGTATCATTTAATCCTTGTAATTTTATTTCACTTCCTGAGGCTACTAAGGTCATTTAATAATCTCCGTAATTAAATCTTCAAACTGTTCTATCTTCTCTACTCTATTGGGCCAAAGAATATACTCTTTTTCTGGATTCTTCTTTAAATTGCTTAATAGGGGTAAGATACTATTATATAGTTTGTTTAATTTATCTTCTAGTTGTTGTACGTTAGCAGATGCTGTTGAAGCTTCAGTCTTTACACTTTGGACTGCTTCTAGTTCGTGTTCATCTACTGCTGTAAAGCCGAAGTCAAAATCTAATAAATCGTTGCTCATATTTAATCCTCTATTAAACTATTTATAAGGTTTTTATCTTCTTTTCTGTGGTTTTGTTTCTTTTTATTTGGTATAACCCTGTGGTTAAATGGCAGGTCTGTATCCCATAATACTTTATGGTATCTAGTTTTTATTTTCTTTGGCTTTTGAGGCGTTCGTATTTTCTTCGCCATCTTCATCTCCATGTTCAACTTTTTTATTTTTCTTACCAAAGATAGCATCATAGTTATCCAGATATTTTTTACTTGTTATCTTTGTTTGTATACTGTCACCAGTTACATCATTCTTTGTTACCAATTGTGTACTACTCCTGACATGATAAAGAAGCATGTTATAAAATTAACTAGTACTATTATAGTTCTAATCAGTGCAATAACATCTGCTTCTTTATTAGATTTACCTTCTTTTTCTCCAAGTGATTTGGCCCAAAGTCTCCAAGCCTTACTTAGTATTCCAAACAATTTCAATGCCTCGGCTAACTAATTCGTTTTGGCATTTCTGTTTAATCTTAGGCTTACCATTAGAACTATTGATATAATCAAATAATTCTTGCTTAGGGGTTGACTTCATATAGAAGTTTTCTGTTTTGTTTTTTCCCGTTTTTTTATCTCTTACAGTTTGAGATGGTTTAAATTTTATTGGCATTATATCTCCCCGACTATGTGTTTATATATATCTTTCCATTTCCAATACCTTGGAATGTTTCCTTCATAATAAGCATTATGTTCATGAGCCACAAGTATTGATTCAAGTCCGAATCTTTTACCTACTTCAGCATTCTCTACTTTATCTTCTACCCAGAAACATTCTGTACCTTGATATTGTTTTAGTACTTCATCTTTATCAGCACCACATCCAAGATAGATATAATCATCAAATAATTCTTTTCCAAAAAGTAATTCTAAATTTTGAGTTCTTAATCTTTGAGCATACTTGTTATCACTTAAAGATGTAATGCAATGAAATCTATAACCATGTAACATATTAAGTCTTTTCATGTAATAGACTGCATCTCTTAATGGTGGTAAGAAAGCAATTGCGGCAGACTCATTAAACTCTTCAACACATTTCTTACTAAACTCTCTTGTTAAGTTAAATCTTTTTGCAACATTGTACTCATCATACTTACTGGTAGGATATCCTTTATGGTTCATCCATTGTGTGAATGAATATTCCCAGTCGCAGAGAACTCCATCACAATCTACTAAAATTATATTTTCTTTCATTCTATCTCCTAACATCTTAATGAAAGACCCTTTCCTTGCCATTAATAACAAGATGGTCTATATGTACGTTACCTCTTGGGTCCATGATTCCATGTTTTACTAACATTTCACATAGTCTATCCCAAGCATCATCTTCTTTAGATATAGCAAGTTCCACCATTTCTGGTAGTGGTAATGGAAGATAGACTTTACAGCCTTTCTTACTAACTAATCTTCCTACTATTTTATTCTTCATATCTATCTCTTTTTATACTAATATTATACTACACTTTCTAGTAAATGTAAAGTGTTTTTTTAAATTTATTTAAAGTATTTTATTAACATTTCAAGCTTGTCGTGATATTCAGCCATTAACCCTAGTTCTTTTTCTAGTGTTTCCATTTGGTCTGAATGTTCACCAACAGATACTTGATTACTTAAGATGATTTCGGCATTCATTTTATGTTTTTCTGCCTGCGCTTCCATATACTTCATAGAAGTCGCTACCATTTGGTCTCTAAAGTTTTTCATATTATCTCCCGAATACATTTTCCATGCGTTTTTCTTTTTGATACTGTTTAATAGTATCCCATAATTTATCAGTCCAGTTATCTCTGTGCTCGATAAAAACTTGTGGGTCCTCATTATCTACTGCAATCATAATCACAAGTTGAGTAATTGGCATCCCTGTTCTTTCTTCCCACATGATTGCATACGCTGCACATTGTAAGAAGTAACCAGTAATCCATTCTTTCTTTTTAGGCTTACGTGATGTTTTATAATCAATGATAGAGTTTACCCCATTCCATACACCAACACAGTCTACTCTACCAGCTAGTTCTAAGTGTTGTGAATATAAAGGTGCCTCTTGTGAATAAACTTTATCTAGGTTATTATCTAGTATATGTTTTACATCTTGAAAGGATTGGATAATATGAGGCATATAACCTTCGGTATAGTTCGGGTCATTATCTACATACTTTTCAAGTATTGCGTGGACAGCTGTACCTCTACTTGAGGCAACTCTACTAATCTTGTTTGCCTCTTTTTCACCTACTCGCGCTCTCCACGCTTGTATTGCCTCTCTACTTAATATAGAAAGAACCGTGGTGACACTAGGGTATTGTTCGCCGTCCGGCGTCTTATATACTCTTCCTTTTCCTTCGGAAGTGGTCGCTGTTAAATCTTCATAACCTAAATCAATTGGTTCATGTATAAAGCTCATAGTTTCTCCTGGTCTACTAAATCTTTTGTCATTAAGAAATCACGTACTAGTCCAGACCTAACAATGTCTTCCCATGTAAAATCAATAATATCAAAATACTTCATATGTTTAAGAATGTAAAGAAACTTATCCAAGCCTTCTTTATCATTAGTGTGTTTAAAATCTGATTGATAATGGTCACCACATACTAGAATTTTAGTATTATTACCAAGTCGTGTTATAACCGAACATAATTCATGGTAGTTACAATTCTGTGCTTCATCAATTATAATAATAGCATTGTGAATAGTTAAACCTCTTATATAAGAAGTGGTAAGATATTCAACAGATTTCATTGTAACTAACTTATCCCATGCCGTAGGGTCTTCAAAGAGTTCGGTTGTAATTGCTTTATAAGGTGCCTTATAAGCTTCTTCTTTCTCTTCTTGTGTCCCTGGTAAGAATCCCATATCTCTGGTAGGTACTGCTGACCTAACAAATATAATTCTTTCATAGTTAGAACTTTTATCCAATACTTCTTCTAGTGCCAGATAAGAAGCAATAAATGTCTTACCAGTTCCTGCGGCACCTATTAGTGCTAGATTTTGTCCTGACTTATAAGAATCAAATACATTCTTCTGATTCGCAGTAAGAGGCTCTCTTGTGTGTAAGTGTTCTAGTCTTAACTTAGCTGGTAGTTTATTCATTTTGTTTTAATGTTCTTATGTAATGATTTAGGAATATTTGATTTAATTTTATCTTGCACTTCTTTCCAGCCATCTCCAGCTTTTTGTAATGCACCTTGAGAACCTTTAGATACTATTGCAGGTGCACCTACTTTTTGTTGGAGTTTTGGATTTTCTTCCAAGTACTCTTGTAATTTGGCATAACTCATAAAGACTGTCTCCACATCTTCACCAGTTTTCTTATCTATAATATCATACAGCGGCATAATTAAACCATGATGGTACTTTGCGTTTAGTCCATTCCATTTTGAATCTTTCTTGTTTAGTTTTATAAAATGCACGATAAGACTTTACTGGGTCTTTGAACATACATTCTGGGTTAGAACCCATGGCCAATTTAAAAGGTGTATAGTCAGCCATTGGTATATTTTTGGGTAACAGACCTAGTTCTAGGCCTAGTAATTGTTCTGTCTTATGTATCTTACCATACCGATAAGTGTATTCTCTACATAGAGCAATGAAGTGTTGATAATGCCATCTGTAATTAGAAGAGGATTCCCTAGACCAAACAGTACATGGATGGTTCATATGAACAGCCTTGTACAATAGATTTTCTCTGTGTCCGTCTAGTTTCCAATACTTTACGTTTGTCTTACCTGACTTAGACTTTCTTGTTTCTATAGAGCCGTCAAGCATTCTGTGCACAGTAGACAGCATCTGTGCTGATTCTACAATCATTTTGACCACGTGTTTATCACATTGGTCTTGGGCCGCTTTGACTGGGTCTTCGTGTAAAATAAATATATTCATAATATAACCTGGTTTACTTTTTTCTTTCTTAGAGTAGTATTATACTACATATCCGATAAAAAGTAAACCCCTTTTTGAAAGTTTTTTCTCAAAGGGGCCACTTCATAAACCTCCTACTTAACTGGCAGCTTGCATAAATCGTATGGTTTCAGTTATATAATCTACTTTCTTTTGCATCTTATATGCTAAATCCGATTTACCTTTCTTTAATAATCTCTTCTGATAGTATAATGTCTCTCGTTTATCACGTTTAAGACGTTCAATTTCTTTACTCATAGATAGCTCCTTTAAATAAGTTGAAATTAAAACCATCATATAGAACACTCTACTTTGTTATCAAACCAGGAAATGCATCCTGACAAAGCTTCTTAGTGATACCAGTATATTTCATCTTCTTATCTTTCGCCAATACTAGCATTTCAGCCTCTGAAGCATGTAAGGACTCCAATAGCTGAATAAACATTGTTTCTCTTTTGATAGGGTTGACTGCGCGTCCAGTTGGGCCGTTAAAGAAAAATTTAAACCTAGTGTATCTTTTCTCTAGCCTAGAAATATTTTTACCTGCTGGTGCATCATCTGGCTCGTAAGGCGGTGCGCCTGTTGGTAATAGACAACTAATACTTTCATCATAGTTGATTCTGATTAAGTCCTTCATTGCTGGACTTTGATTTTGTCTGAGATAATTAACTCTCTCTTTTTTAGTTTTTAATTTACTTGCCTCAGTAAATATTTCACTTAGTAATCTTTTCATTGTTGTAAAATTCCTCCACTACTTCAATCAATAATTTGCATCTTTTCTTAATAAGATAATTTAGAACTTTCATCCTCATAGGAAGTTTTTGTTCATCATAGTTATTTATAATACTTTTTTGGATACCTTCTGGTATTTCAGTTAAGTCTATAAGTTTTTTGTTTCTTTGATAGTTACGATATAGTTCCTCAGGCATTAGATGTCTTAGGTTTTCTGCACCTTGAATCCAATCATCTATTCTAGTCTGACGTAAAGGAGTTTGTTTTGCACCTTCTGTAATAAATGTATCGTCATTAGATAATACGTTTGGAATACCATCTCCACTATCTCCTCTAAAGATATGATTCCAAAGATAAGTTACTGGGTTTTCATCTAGTACTTGTTTCTTTTGAATAGGAGAGAATTGCTTGATGTTCTTATATCTCTGTAATTGGATAAAGTCTTTATCGGATGAAATAATCATAACTGGTTCATGTTGGCCAAACTCTTGGGTATTCATTGCAAGAGTACCGATAATATCATCTGCCTCACAGCCTTCCATATGTAATACTTTATAAGGTAAGTTTTCTGCAATCTCTTCTCTTACTAGATTTAATATTCTAAAGATTTCATTCCAATCTGTACCAGTATCTTCACTACGGCCCTTTCTACGATTTGCTTTATACTCTGGGAAGTATTCTCTTCGCCAAGTATTCATGCCATCAGCACAGATAACCATCTGTCCGTATTCACCCCTATACTTTTTATTATACATTCTAATACTATTCAGTATCATGTGTCTTATCATATCTTCATCATTTAATTTTTGCACTATGATATTAGAAAGTGCAATCTGATTGTAATCAAGTAGTATCATTATCTGGCTCTTCATCCTTAGGCGTTGTATGTGCCTGTTGTAGTTTTTTAAGTTTAATATAGAGTTTATCCATATCTTTTTGAATACTATGGGGTAGGTCAATATATCTAAGTAACATGGCATAGACTAGGTTTGCAATAACAAAAGCATCTCTACTCTCGCAGTACTGTTCATCACGAATATCAAAACCTTCTAACCAACCTAAGTCCATATCTAAGATTTCATACTCCATCATACTTACCATATGCTGAGATATCTCCATTGATTCACCTATAATGGTTTCAACGACTGTTGGATGTTCTCCATCTTTATTAGTTGTTATCTCTTTTCCTGTCGGAAACTGTATTAATTTTCCCATAATATGTATATTATACTACATTTCCTTGTGCTTGTAAAGTGTTTTTTATAAGTTTTTTACAGCATTTCCGCCTAATCTTATCTGAATAATACCATTATAGTAATCATCAGTAAGTAATACATCACGGTCAAACTGTTCTTTAGCCTCTAGGTAAGCGCATTCTCCCTTGGTCTTACATAGATGGATAATCTCTCTATTAAAATTATCTTCTCCGTACTTATCTATATCTTCTTGCAGGTGTTTACTGGAACCCCAATACTTTCTCCAATCAGATTCGACCAAGAGTTTCTTACGGCGTTTTCTTTTCTTTGTTATGGGTAGAGTTTTCTGACTCCAAAAGAACTTCTTTCCAATATATTTCTGGCCTGTTGTCTTGTTCGTTATCAGATAAACAAAACCGTACGCGTCTTTGGGATTGAAGTCTTCTGGAGTTAACCATTCTGTGCCTTGATAATGCCATTCGTTCATACTTATATTTAGTAGTTAAAATTTAGTTCTGCAATCTCTTCAGATTCAGTTGCAGTACCACATATTGGACAATATACCGGTTTAGGTTTTTCTTCTTCTAAGAAATTTATTTGAGTTTTTGCATAACACATTTCGCAGTTGTGTGTATACCAATGATTTGGGTCATGAGGACTAGACATTGTTGGATACCCATTCTTTTAGTTCCTGAAATCCTCCGATATTATCTTCTTGGATTCGAATCTGTGGAAAGGTTCTTGCATCAGGAAAAGTTTGAAATAAGTCGTCCCTATTAAACTCTTTCCCTAGTGATTTATATACATAATTTAATTTGTGTTCTGTTACTAAGTTTACTGCCATTACACAGTACGGGCAATTATCTTTACCCCATATTTCTATATTCAATTTACTACTCCATTGATTATCCAAAATGATAACAACATAAACCCAAACACTGCAACCTGTATGATTGCGGCCCAGAATATTTGCTTCATCGGATGTACTTCCGTTAATTTTTCTATAATGTCTTCACTTGGTGAAAGATTTACCACCTGTAATACTTTTTCAGGTTTTGTAAACCATGGTATATGTATCATAAACTCATTCCTGATAATGTTGACGAGTCAACATCTTGTTTTACCCCACCAGTTACATAAGAAGTTATTTCAGTTTCTTGTGGTGCCACTTGGACATTACCACCACCAATCCATTTCTCTGTCCATGGTAAAGGATTCATTTTACTTACTGTATAAGGACATGGCAAACTTAGAGCCCTCATCCTTTTACAACCTATCCATTCTATATAGTCTTTTAGAATACTTGTGTTAAGACCAATCATAGAACCATCTTTAAAGAGATAATCAGCCCACTGCTTTTCTTGTTCTATAACAGATTCAAATAATCTAACTGCATCAGGTTCCATTTCTTTTGCAATCTTTGCAAAGTCTTTATCTTCTTTTACTAGATTTTTTAACATAACTGTAGTAGACGCGAGGTGGACATTTTCATCACGTGCAATAAATTTAATAATCTTTGCATTACCTTCCATCTTTTTAAGTTCGGCGAATGCCCAACTACAAGCAAATGATACATAGAACCTAATACCCTCTAAAGCATTGGCACTTAACATAGCCATATATAGGGAACGCTTATGGTCCATCTTATTAGTTGGGCCATGGTTTGCATCTATTAAGTCATCATAGTATCGTGCGATGTCTTTACCACAATCAAGTATTTCTTTTACATCTAAGAGACCATCAAATATAATAGAAGGATTACTATAGATGTTTCTAATAATATGAGTATAGCTTCTGCTGTGGATAGTCTCAAAGAAAGACCAGGTTTCAATCCAGTTTTCAACTTCTGGTAACGAAGCGATAGGTAAGAAAGCCATATTAGGAGCTCTACCCTGAACAGAATCAAGTAGAATTTGCCTTTTAAGGTTAGATGTGAAAATATGTTGTTCATGTTCAGTAAGTCCTTCAAAGTCTTTTTTATCTTTTGAAATATCTACCTCTTCGGGTCTCCAAAAGAATCCAAGTTGTTTTTCTGTAATCTTATCTAGTTGTGGATATTTTAATATATCAAATCTTTGGACATCCACTGCCTCATCCAAAAACATATTTTTATCCATATGGGATTTTCTATTCTTCTTCAATACTGCCATTCACTTTTCCTTTTTTTCTAAATCTTTTATTATAACCTTTTTTAATACTCTTAGTAACACCCGGCTTTGATAAATAACAATAAAAATTACGAGCACTAGTTAGAGCATCCCATTCAGCCCCACCCTTTAAGGGGATTCTTTCTTTCTTCATATCTTACAACTATCGCAATCATCTTCATCAATGATTGTCTGTTCTAATTCTGGCAGTTCTTCTTTCATTTCTCCAGACCCATCATAAGTATTAAAGTAATATAGTTGTTTTAATCCATACTTATACGCTGTTACTAAATCTTGCAACATGACTGACATAGGTATTTTATTATCCTCATAATGTTCTGGGTTGTAAGAAGTATTAACACTAATACCCTGGTCAACATACTTCTGTAAGATAGCACATATCTTAAGATAACCATCTGGAGATTTCTGGTCCCATAGTAGGTCATATTTATTTCTAAGATAATGATAACCAGGTACTACTTGGGCCAGAACCCCATCTTTACTTTGTTTGTACGATACTAAAGCACGAGGTGGTTCAATACCATTCGTACTATTAGAGATTTGTGCAGATGTTTCAGCCGGCATTAATGCCATGAGAGTACTATTCCGAATACCCGTGGTTTTGAGTTGAGTTCTCAGCTCGTCCCAAGGTAGTCTTTCTTTATGCTCTATTAAATTATCTACTGCACTCTTATATGTATAATTAGGAGTATCTCCAAATGCGTATTTTGTCTGATTATTTAAAGGTATTTTACCTTTTTCTTTGGCTAAATTAGCAGATGCCTTAATAAGATAGTAACTCCATGCCTCTGCATATTCATCTACTACTTCAAATGCACCTTCATCATACTTAAGACCACGTTTGGCTAAGAAGTATGCCAGATTAATAATACCAATACCTAATGGTCTTCGGTTCATAGTAGAGATTTCTGCGGCCGGAATAGGATAGTCTTGGTAATCTAATAGCTCATCTAAGGCCCTTACAGATAAATCACACCACTTCTCAAATTCTTTTGGGTCACTAATTAAACCCCAATTAATTGCTGATAGAGTACAAAGAGAAATTTCTCCCTCTTTATCATTAATATCATTAAGTGGTTTAGTCGGTAGATTAATTTCACAACAAAGATTAGATTGTTTAATAGGTGCCTCTTCTGCAATAAAAGAACCATGGTCATTTGCATGGTCAACATTCATTACATATATTCTACCAGTATCTTTTCTTTCTGTAAGTAATTTTTGGAATACTTCTAGTGCTGGTATTGTTTTCTTGCGAATAGAATATGCTCTTTCATACTTCTCATAAAGTTCTTTAAATTTATCTTGGTCATCAAAAAATGCTTCGTATAACCCTGGTACTTCATTAGGGTCGAATAGCGTGATGTTCCCACCTGATAGTAGTCTTTCATACATTAACTTGTTAAGTTGGAATGCATAGTCCATATGACGGACTCTATTCTCTTCAGTACCTTTATTATTCTTTAATACTACTAGGTCTTCAAATTCATAATGCCATATAGGTAGATAAACTGTAGCCGCTCCACCTCTAACTCCACCTTGACTACAAGACTTAACTGCAGACTGAAAGTATTTTAGAAATGGGATGAGACCAGTATGAACTACCGAACCATCACCAACTCTGGCACCTTCTGCTCGTATCTGTCCTGCATTAATTCCAATACCAGCCTTTTTACTAATATATTTTACTATGGATGATGCAGTAGAATTGATACTATCAAGATTATCATCAGATTCGATAAGCACACAACTTGAAAACTGACGGGTCGTTGTACGAACTCCAGCCATGATAGGCGTAGGTAATGAAATATAGAATAGAGAAATTGCATCATAATAATCCTTAACAAACTTTAATCGGGTTTCTTGTGGGTAATTACTAAAGAGTGTTGCCGATACCATCATATATAACATCTGAGGTGTCTCGTAATGTTCTTTAGTCTTTCTGTCTTGTACTAGATACTTACCTCTAAATTGTTCCATACCTGCGTATGTAAAGGTATCATCACGTTCATGTTTAATATAAGAACCCAATTCATCTAGCTCTTCTTCAGTATATTTTACTAATATACCAGCATCATAAACACCACTTGATACATTATGTGCAATTAGTTGTTTAAGTGGCCATGGAGTATATTCTCCGTAGACTTCTTTTCTTAATTTATATGAAATTAACCTAGCTGCAACGAACTGGTAATTAGGGGTGTGTTCAGATATGAGTTCTGCAGCAGACTTAATAAGTAACTCATGTATATCATATGCTGGAATTTTGTCATAGAGCTGAATGTTTGATTTCAGTTCTATCTCCGACATTGATACACCAGATATACCATCTGTTGCCCATTCTAGTACTTTATGTACTTTCTCTAAATCGAATTCTTGGCTGTCGCCATTTCTCTTTGTAACCTTAATGGTCATATTATTTGTGCCTATCATTATGTTTCTCGGTTTTAATAGTATATATTATACTACACTTTACGTGCAATGTAAACAATTAATTACTATTATTTTTTATTTTTTGAGAGATGTTTTACTATTTCTTTAGAATGTATTTCGGTAAGAGTTAATAAATCCTCTTCAATACCTTCTATTCTATCCATCAGCTCAGGGTATACATCAAACTCATGTAGTTCTTTACATGGGTGTGAATTGGCCTCAAGGGCATCTAATCTCTCTGCTACGAGAGGGAATTGTTTACGAAATTTTGAATCCTTTTTAATTAGTTCTAGTTCGTATTTTTTGGCGAAGTACTCCATGTATCTATCAACTTGTGCTTGGAACCAGATACCAACTTTAGTATCTTGAAACCATTTATAGAATGAACTACCAATAATTGATGATAGAATGGACTTTAAGCTGAGTATGATTAACCAGTGCATAACTACACCTTTTTCTTACTTAGCTTTTTAATCGCATGTACATAGTTAGGCATTCCGTGGTCTACAACTCCATCAAAGAATTTAAATCTTTTCCATGAGTTAAATATACCATAGAAGAAATCGGACCAAGTAGACTTAGGTGCGTGCTCACCATGTCTATCAAAGTAAATCATTTCGCCGTGGTGTCTGAATCCTAGCCATGCTGGTGGGATTCTACATACTATATCATTATTATTCATAAATCTATAGTGGTCACATTTTATATTCTTAATAAATCTTTTACCACCCACTCTTGGTGAACCGAATGTGAAGAGTTCTTGAGGTTTATATCTAGTAGAACTAATTGTTGCCATAGCAGCACCTAGTGAATGTCCTGTAAAGTATACATCTTTTCTTACTTTTAGTTGGTCATTATGTTCTAGTTCTTTTACTATGTCCATCCATAAATCATCTACTTCTTGTTGGAACCCACCATGTACTTTACCACCTGCCATCGCAGAATTCTTAAATACTTTTAAGTCTGCCATAACATCATTGAGTTTACTTGGTTCAGTTCCTCTAAATGCAAACCATAAATCGTTTCTATCTTTAGCGATAAGTACTTCAGCACCATCCTTAGATATTAACTTAACCCATGCAAAGCCAAGTTTCTTAGCTGCAGTGATTGCTGGTTTTTCGTTCATATATGCAATTGCGGATAACTTTGCGGCTATTACTGCCCTATCCCATTTACTCCCTTCTTTCATTCTAGTCGTTGCCATTTTCATTCTCCACTTTAATTTCAACTGCTCCAGCATCTTCATCATTTATCGTTACATTCCTATAGTAAACTATCACCTCACCGAGCTGATTAATATATCTTTTAATTTCCTGAGTATTATAAGCCATTAACTCATAATCATCAGCTGTCATTGCAAAGAATACTATATCTCCGCCATGTTTCTTTTTAATATCATCTATAAACCTATCGAGATATGTATACCCCTCTGGATATAAATCTTCTCTACCTAATTTGCAATCTGTTTCTTTAGTTTCTGGATTCTTTAAACAGTTTTCAATAATTCTAGTATCTGATACCACATACCATTTAGGTTCTTTTAAGTCTATTGCTCTAGGCATTACAGGCTGAACAATATCTATCTTAATAGGTTTAGTTATAATTTCTACTTCGCGAGGAGGCTTCTGGAGAAGCGCACATCCACTAGTTAGTATTGAGAGCGCTAATGCGCTGACTATCAGCTTCAATTGCATCGAATGCCTCCTTCGTTCTAATATTGGCCCTAGTCTCTATAAGACCAGGTTTTGCACTTGCTAACTTTGATAAGTTATGGCGTCTGAATATATCTAAGTATTCAGCCATCTGTGCTTCTATTTGTTGATTTTCTGTTTGTAACCCAGAAAGGGCTTTAGTTGTGGTCGCAAGATTATTCTGAATTGCCCGAATGGCGTCTCTCTGTTCTTGGTCTCTTAGGTCTTGAGCAACAATTATTTTTGTTTGTTCCTCAATCTTGTTCTTCATAGGAACTACTGATAGGTTATAATATAAGGTACATGATAATCCCATAGCAAAAATAATTCCCAACCAAATCTTTGTCATAATAATCTCTCTTTCTACTTAGTCTCTATTGTTTTTAAATGTAACTTCTGAGCCTGTAGTTCTTTCTTAGCTTCATTAGCCTTTTTACGAGCTAACATTCTTTCTACGAATTTTCTACCTTCTTTAGTTCGGCCATCGTATACTCTTTTCTTATGTTTCTTATGTTGAGCTGGAGTCATAGCATCTGAGGGCATTGAAACTCCTCCACCTGCTACTGAATTAGCTGCTGCATCTTCCCATATATCTTTAAAACTTTTCATCTTTTTATATTCCTGTTACTTATATATATCTTCTGTGCAGTTTGAACATGATGCACTTCATATATATTTTGGTTAAAGAATGAACCAACTGGTTCTAAAAACTCATCAACCTTTACTTTAGTTTTTGACCGTGCAATAATTTCACCCGTAATAGGTGATGCAATGTCTTCTGATAATATATAAACACCTGGTCTCAATTTATTATCTTCTTGAAACCAAGTTGACTCTTCTAAGATATCATCTTCAAAGTCGCCAATTACTTTAGTAAGAACCTTCTTAATTGATTCTTCTGACATACCAGTTTCTTCTTTAATAAGAAAGAGAGCTGCGGCATAACTGGCTAGTTTACTTTTACCAAATGGTAACTTACCTAATACTCTCTTAATATTAAATACTAATCTATGGAAAACTGTATATGAACTTTTTTCTTCTGGAGTTGTAGCCTTCTTTAACTTCTTACCATTTTCATCTACTAACCCCATTTCAAAGGCTTTAGACTTTTCCCACGGCGTAGTTAGCAGCCTTAAGAACCTAAAGGCATATACTAAATCACCAGCTCTGGATAAAACTCCCATTTAAATTTCCCTTAACTTCTTTATAATAAATGGGTCCATTGGAATATTAACCCATTCATCTTCTTTTAAATAATTTAAAAATACTAAAAATGGTTTAAGATAGGGATAGTGTATCTCCTCTACCTTAAACTCAATCATTTTATTCGCATTCTGTATACCAAATACATTATATAAGACTATTAAATGATTTAAGATTAACCTTTCTTGTAGGTCATCGTGCATCTCATATCTACTTAACAGTCTTTTAATATATTTAAATCTATTTAAGTCCTCTTCAAATTCTTCTACTTCAATACATTCTGGATTGTCATAGTTATTCATTGCAAAGAGCTTAAAATTCTTATTCGTCAATGTATCAAATATTTTCATCATATATTATATATACTTCCAAAAAAGGCCAGTAGTTACTTATTCAAAGTTGGTCCGTATACCTTAGCCTTATATTTTTTAACAATCTTTTGTACATTTCTATCAGCAAGAAACTTAGTTAAAGAAGCTTCATCGCCGTAAAATTCTAAAGACGCTGGAGCAGAAGAACCACCATCAAAGCTAGTTACATGCATTTTTTTAATTTTACCAATTAGTTTATCCATCTGATCCATTTCGGCTTTAGTAAATCCAAAATCATCATTAAACTTATTAGAACTATTACCTTTAACTACTTCAATAGATGCTCTAGCTTCGAAGCCTCTACGATTTCTATCTTTATAGTTTTTCATGTCTCTAACATCTTCTTGGACATCTTCATTCTTTGCTTTATAGTTCTTGTCTACATAGTTAAAGAATTCTTTTCTTTTTTCTTTATCTAATTCAGCAGGTGATTCTGCACCAAACTTCTTAAGTGCTTTGGCAAAGAACTCTTTATACTTCTCTTCTTCAGAAAGTTCTGGCTTGGATTCTTTAACTTCCATAATTTTACTAGCTTTAGAACCTAGTAGATTTTTTAAATCATATCTTAAATCGGAAATAGGGTCTTTACCATAAGTACTCTTAGTTGCAGTCTTTGTACTATACTGTGACATTGCCTTTGGATTCCAATCATCTACTGCGGCAAAAAGACTATTTAAAAGTTCAGTGTAATCCTTTTCTTTATTAGTACCCTTAAATTGTTTTTCCATTTTTTCTAGTTCTGCTAAAGCTTTTTCCCATGAACTTTTACTCTTAACAGAATTTTTATTAATAATGGCTTCTTTAACTACTGTGCCATCCATATCTTTTTCACCAGACGTTTTAACTTTATGCAAAGCTTTAAAATCTTTCTCACCTTTTGCTCTAGGCTCTTCAGGCGATTCATTCTTTGGTTTATCGTGAGTATAACCCTTATCTGATAGTTCTTTATGGTCTTTCTCAGTTTTAGCTACTTTCTTCTCACCAGTTTCGGGATGAAACATATCGTGAGGATATTTAGCCTCTTCTTTTTTTATTCTACCCTCTACTACGTCCATCACAGTCGCAGCAATGTCTAGGGTTGCTTGGTCATTAATTTTCATATTATTCTCCTAAGTTATGAAAAGCATTCCTGTAATCCCTGTGGCTGCTGCCGCTATGATTATCCAGAATAATTTATTAATTATCGTTACGGTTGATGCATTGTCTCTTACCAATGTATCTAGTTTATCTACTCTATTTATAAGAGATAGAATCTGTTCACCTTGTTGTTTACCGAATTCGGTCAACGTAATGATTTTTTCTTCTGCCCGAGCGAGGGCTATAATTGCGTCCGACATCTGATCAATCTTGGTTTCGATTCTATCCAGTCGTGCGGCTTGTTCTGCTCTTTGTTCAGCTGCTGTCGCCATGTTTATAAACCCTGCATTTTAGGGGAGTAGCCCCTTTAATTAACCTATGGTATTCTTCTTTCTTAATATCAAATACCATTCCTTTTTTAAGGAGCCAAGGTAGACATTTCTGTAACTGAATCTGCCAACCTTCTCCTTCTAGTATCTCTATTTCTCTATCTTCCATATCACGATGCCAAACATACTCAGCATCATCTATAGAGGGGTCGAATGTTCTAACCTCTCCATCTTCCCAGTACGGTTTACCAAAAGTAATTTCCACCACCTGATAGTCCTAAGTCTTTTGCATAACGCGGTAATCGACAAGCCCAATACCCAGACGACATCTTATCTGTCTTAGTATCACAATTATGGCGGGCTGCAAAGGAAGCAGCTGCCCCCTTATCGTTAATCTTACTAGTGAGGCCGCCCTTGGCATCACCAAATTCTATCTTCTTTACGTTTCCTGTTTTAGGATTTTTAACGTAAACAACGTATTTCTTTTTACCACTAGACCTTTTAGGTGAGTTAAGTTCTACATCTCTACCCTGGTAATCTGCTTCTGATAGCTCAATCATTGGTTGCTCTAACGGCACCTGTTGACCTTCATAAAGTCCGAATCTCTCTTCTATGTGTTCTAAGAAACTATGCATTATACACCCAAGCCTTTTATTAGTCTTATTACTTTACTTAGTAACATTTTAACAGCTGTGTAATATGCAAATCCATGACCCCATAATATATGAAAGGTATGGTTCTTTTCTATTTCTGATTTAGGTCCGAACTTCTTAGTCCAGTTATCTACATATTCACCTTTATATCTTAGTACTGCATGTGATACTTTCCACTTACTAGGTCCAACTAGACAGATACCAGCCTGATGTGTTATTAACATCCACCACATCTTAAGGTGACTCTTTCCACATAGTCTATAAAGAATTGATAAAGAATAATCTTCGCAATCCCCTACTAATTTACCTTCTGCATCTTCTGAATAAATAACTTTCCATGCATCTGCAAAGCCATATTGTTCTCTATCGTATCTATATTTCCACTTAGAATTAAATGATTGTACTATTCCATCTCTTTCCAATTTTGTCATTTTCGACCCCCCTGACTCTTTATCCACTTTTGAGCTATTTTATTCTCTGGTGTTTTCTTAGCCCACTGTTGTATATCCTTATAAGCTTCTAAAGTAGATGTGTTAATATCTGCATCTGTTGAGTTATCTATTACTGTCATTCGGTTACGAAAAAGCCCTTGGAATTTACCAATGTTTTTCTGTACTGATTTCCACATCTTCTCAACTTCTGGCTCTTTTAACTGTCTTGGTCTATTCTTATTTCTTTGTTGTGCAGTCTCTAAATCTGTATTAACAAATATCATGTGTACTGCATAACCTATATCTCTTAACTGGTCCACACTTGCTTTAATTTTGGCATAGTCTTTACCAGTACCATCTATTACAACACCTAACCTACCTTTTAAAGCAATCTCTAATTGTTTGCCTGTAAGTTTCTTTGCCTTATCTCTAAGAGCCTGGCCCTGGGCAGAATATATATCATCTGGCTCCATAGTAAGTCCTGCTTTAGTAAGTGCATTTTCATAGTTTGTATCAGAGTTTATAAGTTTAAACCCTAAAGATAATAAAGAAGTCTTACCAACTATAAATGATTTACCTGAACCAGGCCCACCGGCAAGGAATACTGCCTTAAATATAGATGGGTCATTTACACCTTCATCAATTTTAAAATGTTCTTTAAACCTTATCATTTCTTTAAATCGTACCTAAATGATTTATTTTTATCCTGGCCACTCTTAGTAATACCATACCCAGCAATCTTAGCTAGTTGTTGAAGTACTGGCCAATTCTTTTCGGATTTCTTACTTCTATTATTCTTCAGCATGTCATTTTCTATTTTATTAAATAAAGTTTTAATCATATCCAAGTCATGCATGACCAATGGTGCTTCTTCTAAGTCTTCACTTCGAGCTCTTCTGAAGTCTTGTTTAGTAGGCGCACCTTTTGAACCTGCCTTCCTCATTGGTCGGCCTTCTTTTCTTTTATTATGGATATTGGCCCAGAGACCATTTCCTTCCATGAAATCCTTAAAGTCGCTCATTTCTTTAATAGTCCCTTTGCTTTAATTCTATCATGGTATGTAAACTGATAGTTCTTGCCATTCTTAGTATCTTTAACAATGTAAGTTGTTGGTGTCATCTTAGTAACTTTACCCATATACTTGGCACCATCAGCACGATAGTAATCTACTTCTGTACCAACTTTAATTGACTTCTTAGTTTCTGCGCCCATTCCGTGTTTTGCAAGAACTCTATAATTTTCTAGGAAGTTACTTACTATTTCTTTTCCCTTTGCTCTTGTTAGATAATGAGTATCTTCTTTCATATTTTCCTTTTCCCTTTCGTGTTTCTTTTTAAGAGTTTCTACTTCTTTGGCTTGTTTTAATGCAAGTTGTGCTTTCTCTTCTGGTCCAGGAGCTTCTTCCATGAATGACTTAATGTGCTTGATATCAATTTTCATCTTCTTAGATATCCATTGAGCTGACTTACCAGAATCAATATAACCTTGAAGTTCTTTTACTTTACCTTCTTCAACATTTTCAACATACCCTTTATCACCAGGCTTTTTATTATGATTAAAAACTTTCTTACCAAGTGGTGTAAGGTTACCCTTTTTATCATACATTTGGTTTACAAGTTTCTTTTCTGATGATGATAAACTTTGTTCTTTAATTCTGCCTTTGACTATATCTTCTAAGTCACGAGATAACCAATCAAAAAACTCATCGGGGTCATCACTTTTAATTTCATTGTTGTTCAATGCCCATTGAGTTAGGTCATCTTCCGCTTTCTTACCAGCAGAAGACATGAATGATAAATCACCAGTTTTGTATGCTTTTGTAAGTTCTCTTTTATGTTTTCTGAAGAGGTCTTTCATCTTTGCTTCTGATATAACTTCTTCTTTAATCATCTTATCAACAGTCATGCCGCTTTTAAATTTACCACCTGACATTGCTTTAGGATACATTTTAGCAATTAAGTCATTATAACCTACGAGTATGTTTAATATGTCAGATTGGATTTCTTTTGTTGAAATGCCTTTAATTACTTTCTTAACTGCACCGAGGTTGCCTTGAGCAAGTGCACGAGATACTGCCTGATAGTCTTTCTGGTCTTGACCTGTTTCTTTCTTGGCAAGTCTTGCTACATTCTTAGTGGCTAGAGTTAGGTCTTGATTATAATCTTCATTAACTGATTCATTAGCCTGTTTTAATGCATCTGCAACAATAGGGTCATCCGCAAGACCTCTTTTCATCGCCTCAATCTTTTTATAGGCTCCGGTCATGTTACCACCCATATCGATTGCAATTTTAACTGCCGCCGCTACCAGAGAAGCTGGATATTTACTTCTATACTTCTCTCTTAATTGTTTAAATTTCATTTGTTAGTTTCCTCTTATTTTACTTTAGCGGCTAAGTCTTTATCTGCCTTACCCCATGTTCCTGATGATTTGGTTACAAAAGAATTGACTCTTGCTAACCCCCATTGTGTTGGATTAGTTCCTGGCCTATGGCCTGTTCTCCAAGCCGCAAATCCTCTATCAAATACTTTTCTTAATATGGCTAATGGCATACCTGACTTATCTGCTTTCTTTTTAAGAGCATCATCAGCCTTACCTTCATTAACTACATAATCTTCAAAACTTAAATGTTTGGCCATTTCTCCGTACATATCTTTATATTTCTTAGTATGTTTTGATGGCTTTGTTTTTGCTCTTGCATCTCCAGGAGCTGGTTTATATGCGGCTGGATTATTATCATCCTTTTCAGCACCCTTCTTAAAGTGGGCTTTTCTTTTGGCTGATGTTGACTTTGCAAGACCAGAGTAATAGTTAGTACCCTCAGCTTGTTCTACTTGTTCCAACCAGACTTTCTTATTACCCTTAGGGAAAGCTACTGTAAGATAATTCGCACCTTTAGTGATAATCTTACCCTTCTCTTGATTTTCTTTTAGTCTAACTGTATCACCAACATTAAACAAGTCACCTAAAATAAACTGTTCTCTTGTTTCTGATACAGTCGGTAGTTCTATATGAGACCTAAAGCTTTTCTCTTCTTTAAGGCCCATCCCTTTTCTCACTGCATTAAATAACTCAGCTGAACCAGTATAACCACTTGGAAGACCACTAGAAAATGTTTGTAAATCCCCTTCTGCGGCCGCTGCTCTCATTTTAGAGGCTGACATTCCTGTTACACCTTCTGCATCTGGGTCTCTTTGCCCTGCAGAGAGTACTTTAATAGTTCCTTCAAATTGATAGAAGCCATGTCTTGCCTGAACACCATTATATTTGTTTAGTAAGATTTCAAATTCTTTTACTCTATCTGAACCTGCAACCATTGACATCTTAGTAAAACCTTGGTCATATAACTTAGTTGCGATTTCAATTATAGTACGCACGTCGCCGTCTGCCATGATACTTCTGGCATGTCTAGGAAACATTTTTCTTAGGAACTTAATCTTGTCTTTAAATTTAAGAGGATTCTTTTTAGGGTCTTGGGATTGTGATGCGTATATTCTATATGCACCTCCACGTGATACCTTTTTAAGAGTTTCAAAAAGTTTTTCGTGGCCTGTAGTCGGCGGATTAAATCTACCAAATACTACGGTTATTTCTTTTGATGCTTCGACTATATAGTCGCTAAAGTTTTTGACTTTCATTTATCCCTGGTTCCCATTTAGTTAGGACTATCCCAACCTTTAATTATATCTTTACTGAAGTTGTTGTAGGAGAATTCTAACCTATCAACTAACTTAACAGCGCCACCTTCCATTCTATCTATAGCAACAAAACCTTCTTGGTTGGTTACCTTAAATCCGGATTTAGTCTTGACAAAGGTATTAATTTTATTAAGACTATTAAGTTTATTTATAAGAATTAATTTACTATTTACAACAAAATTCTGTAAATCGAAGATTAATTTTAGGTTCTTTATATTACCTTTACTAAAGAATTTAAGTAATGCATCTCGTTTATCTACTTGAGTCTGTTTACCTTTATCTGAACTTCTTTTATCAATCTCTTTTTGATACCTATTATTAATCCACATTACTAGTCCAGTGGCATGTTTCTTAGTATCTGTAATTCTTTGGCCTTCTCTCACCTTGGAATTATTATATACATTTAATAACATATTTAATTCCGAATTGGACTCTAACTCTTTTAATGTAGTAGATGCGATTTGTTTAAATACTTTACCAGCACCTGAAAGATTTTTATTTAGTTCTTCTGTTTCTGCTTTAGTAAGAGTTGCAGTACCAGAAAGGTCAGGTAATGTTGCATCTTGCATCCATATATCTTTTGACTTCTTTAACTTAGGTACTATCTCTTTACCAAACTCTGCTCTCATTGTCTCAAACGTTGCTCCACTATACGTTGTATGCCAAACAATTCCAATCTTAGCTGCTCCAATCTCCTTAGCGAGAGCACTATCAGTAGGTACTGCGTAAGCGATAGTGTTAGGATGAAACACAATATGACTAACTCCATTAATCTTCTCCTTTTTAAGGTCTGACTTATCGAACATAAAGTCGCCCTGTATAACCCCTTTGATTCCTATATTCTGTAAAGTATCGAAAGCCATAATAAGTTTTTTACTTAAGTCGCCTGATGTATCTGCTTTAATATCTTCATGTGACTTATAGATTTTAGGATTCGCATTGAAGATACCTTTTTTAGCAACAAAGAATTCTCCTGTCTCTGGGTGTTCTCCAGCAAACACGGCGGGGGCTCCGTCCCATTTCACGGTAACATCCACTGGTGCTTTGGTGTTACCTGAAAGCATATCCCTTAGACTTCTAAGCGCTAGGATTGCTTGGCGAGCCCCCTTGACCCCACCATCTATAATTAGGTCTTCAATGTGGGTCATATGAGTATTCTTTGTTGCTTCATGCAATGGAGTATAGCTAGTTAATCGTTTCATTTATATAACCTCTTAAAGTCTTCCGTCATCATTGCATTAAAATTAGGTGCACTTGAAAAGTTGCCTTTATATCTTAATATAATATTACATACTGCAACTGGGCCAATGAATAAAGTAAACTTTAAATTGGCGGCTCCAGAGCCTGGGTCAAATGCTTGTTTTGCACCTGGAGTATATTTCATTAATGGTTTGCCTTGAGAAAATAAATCATCTAGTTTACTTGATACTGAATCAATGTCTTTATACTCTCCGCCTTCTACTACAACACCTTTCTTAGGGCCGTAATCTCCAACGCCTGTAACTAGTGCAAAATCGAAATTAACTTTTTGTAATTCTTTTAAGTCGGACTTAAATATTAATTGAACTAGAATATTTGAGAATAAGTCTGACTTGGATAATATTGTTTCACCCATCATTTTAAATAATGTTCTTTTACCTTTTAATACTCTATTAATAAGGTCATTGGGAATTCTATTAACATACTTTTTCCAGTTCTTAGTATTTACTGGATTCTTGTTAAGGTCATCAAATAAGTCATCAGACATCATATCAGGATATCTTTTTCTTAGTCTCTGAGCCAGTTTAATTACATGCACATAAAATCTACCTGCATCTAATTCTACATCTTCTTTTAATTTTTTAAGTTTCGGTTCATTAAGTAGCTTTGTAAATGATTTATTAATAAGGGTTGGGTCTTCTTCTGTAACCCTTTTCTTTTTCTTTAAAGATACTCCTAGAAATTTATTACCTTTCTTAATAATAAAGTCAGATGAATTAAAATCTTGCATTCCATATTTTGACATTTGGAATTGTTTTACATCTTTATCCCATGACTGACCAGTAAGATAAACCATATCAGCATTACCATATCCTGCGTCAATAATAACATTAGCGGCCGATACTGCCTTACATAAATTTGGATAATCTCCTTCAAGAGAATCCACTTGACTCTGTTTATAACCTTTAACTTTCTTTAATTGAGCTCTTACCAATTGAATCATTGCATCCATTTCATCAGAATTAGTAATTTTATGTTTTGATGGGAAGAGACATAATGCAGCAGTCATAAGCTCATGAGGGTCATCACCTAAAGAACTACGGCCACCCATTGGTCTAGCATTTACATAGATTGCTTTATCCATATCTTTATGTTTAAAGTAATAATCTTTTTCTGCTCTGGCACCTGATATCTTAATAAGTTCTAAATTTGGTTCTTTTTCAATAATTTCTCTAGCGAGTGTAGAGAATGTTCTTCTGTTCTTATCTGGCATTAATTGAGAAATACCAATCTTCTTTGAATTTGATTTACCAGACCTGAGGTCTAATTCAACTTCAGTATCTACAGATGAAATTGCATCATCTATGGCCTGTACCAACTTTACTGCATTCAGATTATCGTCAGTAGTTGAAAGAGTATCGAGTTCCTCTGTCATAAAACTGTTTTTAAATCTTATCATATTATCTCCGTTATTAGTTTATAAAGTTAGTATACTACAGAACCATTGGTTTGTAAAGTTTTATTATAACTATTTATAATATTTGGAGACCTAGTTATTAGAGCTTCCTGTTGAAATATTACCCTCATCGTCCACTTTAATTACTTTTATTTTAAGAAGTTCCTTTAAAGTGCCCTCACATCCATTCTTTACCCCTAGGTTATAAGATGTATAACTACATCCCATAAGGCAAAGCATGATTATAATATATTCTAGCATTCTACAGCCTCTATTGTTGAGTGATAACCTTTATATTTCATATCTTTTTGAAAAAGTTTAGCTTCTCTTTCATCTGCAAAAATATATTCTGCAACTACTTTGCCCCCGCCCTTTTCTTGGGCGAGAACTTTCCAACTTGTAATCTTGATTGATTCCATTACACTAGTTCCAAGAAATCATCAAACATGCCTGGGTTATCAGCAACAACTCTTTTAATGTTTTTCTTAATAGTAGCAACATCATCAGTGAAACCTGCCTGTTCTGCAGTTTCAATTCTTGTCTTTACTGTATCATAATCAAACTTGAAAGGGTCATCATAGATTGTTGGTCTCCATTGGATAGTAGAGTCCTTTTCAATTCCTTTATATTTTAATTTACTTTTCATAGTTTTTCTCCTGGGGCAAATCCCCTAAATGTTTTAAATCTTGGGAATCTTAATGAATAAGTCCCATCTTGGTTTTGTGAAATAGAGTCGGCTCTAATTTCCACCAACTGGCCTAATACAGCATCTTGGTCTTTCCAAATACTATCTCTAATCTTATCAGTTAAGCCACCACCGACATTGACTTTAATATCAACATCTTCATCGTGTCCTGCACAAACTAGAGCACCTGTTGTTCCTTCGAACTTACCCTGACCTTCTTCAATACTTTCTACTGTCAGAGTTACTTCTATAAATGGCTTGATTTTAAACCAAGCATTACTTCTTTTACATTCATATAAACCGTCTATTGGTTTAACCATAATTCCTTCATAGCCATTTTCTATGGCTTCTTTATTAATTTGCATGAATACATCATGGTCTTGTTCCAAATTAATAATCTCATAATCTACTGCTTTAATACAATCATCAAGACCAAAAAGTACTTCATCCATATTAATCTTTCTATCATAACAGCCGTCTACTGAAACACCTGCATTGAATTCATCTATAGTAATCATATCAAAGAGAGCGAGATAGGCATCATCTGTCTGTGCACCTTCTTTCCTATGTACTTGTTTCATTAGACTTGTAAAGTTATGACTCATAATCTCGCCATCGAATACCATTCCTTCGAACTGTGGCTGACTCAAGGCTTTTTCAATATGAGGGAAGTTAGAATAGACTTTACCATTCCTAGAATAGATAGTGGCCTTTCCCTTAAGTACTATGGTTATGGCTCTTACACCATCATACTTGTACTCGATAAGGCAATCACCTTTCATGTGTTTATTGTTTTCACCATTCGTGGCCAACATGCAATGAAATCTTGGAATCTCAAATCCAATTTTCTCACCTATCTTATTGATGGTCTTCTCTGATACGCCACATTTTAAATCTTTAAGGAGAATCCTACGATACCAGAAGTTCCACTCATCCATGGTGGCTTTATCCATTGTTTCTTGTATCTCTTCTTTAGCCGCATTACCTGTCAGACATCTACATTGTAATGATAATGCTAGTTTCCAAAAATCACTTGTCTCAAGCCCTGGACCATCCTTCTTAGAAATAGGTATCAATTTAACGCCGAATGTGTCAAAGGGATTGAGAGCAAGTTTTACTCCGTCTTGGAATTCTTTATTATCAATATATTGAGATACAACATCTTCTTTAAATAGCCTTGAGTTATCAGATTCAAGTTTTTCTATTATGTCCCAAGGTTTCATGCAGACTCCATATATTTTTCTACTGGTTTTAATTCTATGAACTTGCGTCTCGACTTAGAGAACTGTTTCATAGGTGATTTAAATTGTTTATATTGTTTGGTTGATGTACTTCTAAAGCCAACTAAGTGTCCGTGTTCGTTTAGAATGTAAGTGTGGTTGAGGGTATTATCTTCCCATTTGGTTATTTCTTTAAAGGCTCTTAGCATTTAAACTCCGTGGGTCATATGTTCGTAATTGTCTGGACATCCTTCTAGTGGAGCACCACAAGCACAAGTTTCTTCTTCCTCTTTGGTTGGTGCACCCACGAGAGCCCTTACTTCGGCCTCGGTAGTTGGGAATAGTTCTATCTGTTTCATAATATATCTCCTTTTAATAAGTTAATTATACTACACTTTAGGTATAAAGTAAAGTGTTTTGTTAAATTATTTTTCACTTATACAGCCCCTGTCCATCTGATTGTATAATCCTCGAAGATATTACCTCTTGCGAAGTTAGTAGCTGGAGCGGCCCATGATTTAGCCATTAAGATATCTCCTTCTTTAAAACCTTTAGTAGGTTTAGCTACAATGAATGAATGAGTTGAATTACCAGTACTGACTTTGATATAGTTTCTACCAGCCTTATAAGAAAGACTTTCACAAAAATCATCAAACATTTGGTCTTTAACTTTACTACAACCATCTTTGCATCCATCTTGCCATCTGTGATAGTCAGCTTTAATCTTGGTAAGATAATTACCTAGCTCTTGTACGTTTTGTTCGTGGAATTTGTTTTTCATAATATAGTTTCTCCAATTAATTACTTTCTATACTACTATTATACTACGCATAAGAGTGCTTGTAAAGTGTTTTGTTAAACTTTTTTGTTACAATTGTGTTACATTTTATAACATTTAGTTATAAGAATGGTGGAGCTGGAGGGAATCGAACCCCCGACCTTCTGGTTGCAAACCAGACGCTCTCCCTACTGCGCTACAGCCCCACTCTTTTAAACTACATCATCAACTGGGAAAATTTTATAGATAATATTACCAATTTCTTTTGCTATATCCATATGCTCTTTTTGAGTACCATTGGCACTTCTTAGTTCTATATAATGAATCCAAGAGCGAAGGGTTCCATTAACGTACATACGAGACTTTGTTAATCCCTCAGGTAGTACAGCCCTGGCTTGTTCTTTGGCAATTCCTGCCTCGATAGCCCAATTATAAGCTTTTTGACATCTTTCTATAATAACTTCTTGATAAGATTCCCATATATAATTAATGGACTCATCAAGGTTTTCAATAGAATTCTGTCTGTTCTTTTTATCTTGCATTCTCGCTTCTCTTGTAACAAAACTTAAATCTTTTGTTGGGTCAGCATATCGCTGTGAGAATTCTTGGAAGGAGAAAGACCTATGGCGAAGTATTTGTCTTGCAATGTCCCTAGTTGTATCTATCTCCATACATACACTTACCATCTCTAATGGGCTCCAGTGTTTGTGCTTAATTAAATACTTTACTAGTTTCTCTGAAGTTTCTTCATTGCTCTGATTACTAGGATTAGATACCCTAGCGCAGTAAGCGACCATCTGCAAGAGGTCGGGACTTAACTCGACCTCCGCAGGTGGCTGCGAATATGATATAAGTTTCACGTCAAACATATTTTAGTCACTCTTTACCAGTGTATAAATTCCCCATCCAAGGCCTAACCAAGCAAGTAGCTTAGCAATACCACCGAATAAAATAACTGAACCACATAGTACAATTAGTCCGATACCATCTAATGAGGTTCTTTCTTTTAGTCTATCTAGTGACCAGTCTTTTAGTTTAAGTAACATATTCATATATTTCTCCTATATTTTAAATTCAGCAAACGTGTCTTTATTCTCTCTATCACCCCACGTTGCAATTGGTTTATCTGGCACAACATCTGTGATAATGTCTTGTTGTGCACTTTCTTCTACATCAAATAATTTCATTCGGCTCCTATCAATACCGACTACAAATCTTTTATATTTGGTCGGGTCATTATAACGATTTTTCAATTGTTTTACCATGAGTTGGCCTAATTCTTCTAGTTCCTCTGTTGATATAAGAGCAAACATAAGGTCAGCCGTAGCAGGAAGGCCGAATGATTCTGATGTGTCTTCAAGACCGACATCCGTATTACCAAATCCTGACCTGGTAGTTTGGGTAGCCGATACTATCGGAACATTAAACTCTACAGCAAGACCACGCAGTTCTTCTGCAATGGCTTTGATGTAAGAGTAACTATTTATACTTCCACCCAGCCCTTTCATACGACTTGATGAACAAATATTCAAGTAGTCAATGTATATCATATCTGGGTTAAAGTTCTTTTTCATCTTAAGTTCATTAAGAAGAGCCCTAAAGTGACCTGTATGAGCAGCACCTGTAGGGTATTCTTTGATAATAAGTTTACCGATAGATGCCTGAGCAATCTTTTGTATCTTACTATCGAAAGTTGATTTGTTAATTCTGGCAAGTTGTTCTATTGGTAAGTCCATTAGATTAGCATCGATACGTTCAGCAATTCTTTCTTCAGCCATTTCCATGGTGATGTAAAGTACATTCTTGCCTTGTTGTAATACCGATGCCGCACAATGACACATGAATAGAGACTTACCCACACCTGTTCCTGCCAAAGCAATGTTCAAGGTTTTATTGGGTAAGCCTCCCTTCGTAATCTTATTAAAGTAATCTAGGTCAAAGGGTGTTCTATCTTCTTTTGTGTTGTAGAAATCAAATCTTTCATCTGAGTTGTCAATGTAATCATGACCAATTGCCTGGTCGAATGATACACCGAGAGCATTAGAAAGTATTTCTGGAATAGCACCTTCTGATTGTTCAGCATCTTTGCCATCAATGATACCGATAGAATTCATAATGGCGAGATAGACTGCCCTATCCCTACACCACTTTTCGGATTCTTTAATTAGATAATCTGTATCTATTTCTTCATGGACTTGAATAGCCTTTACCAACTGTGATGATGCATTGAGCAAATCATCATGAGCACTTGTCTTTCTTAGTTCTAGTTCTAATACACTTGGAGTTGGTAACTTATTATGTTTTCCAACAAAAGCAGTAATTAAACTAAATACTGTTCTATGCTCACCCTCAAAGTATTCGGGTTTAATATACGGAATAACTCGTCTACAATAACTCTCGTTATTAAGTAAGTTGCTCAGTATGTGTGTCGGTAGTTGGTGTTTTATATCCAATCTGGGCCTCTCTTGTTTCTAGTGACTCTGTTACTATATGTTGTAAAAGAGCACCAAGGTAATCATTAAAATCAGGGTCTTTCTGTAAAGTATCTATATCGTGTTCATCTGGGTCTTGAATGTTATAGGTAAATGAAAGTTTTGCCATATCTTTTACAGTATCTTCTTTAATAGATACTTTTCCAAATACAAACACAACATCTTTCCATTTACCAGTTTTAATTCTTATCCCATAAAAATCAGATAGTTCACCAGCTTCCTGTTCCACTAAAGTATAATCTTTATTGGTTATATTATACTCCATTTTACTCTTCCTGTAAAGTGGTTTCTAAATCTATTTCTAATAAAGGCTTATGACCAATTTGATAATAAGACTTAATGAACTTAGCAAAGTCCGTACCTGTTAAGATAGGGTCCCAGAATTCTTTAGTAAGAGTATCTTTCTGTCTTACTTTAGGCTGTACTATTTCACCTGTTGATTGGTCTACTCTAGCATACCAACCCATAGTTGGTTTAACCACATAGTTACCAGCCAAGGCAATTTCTAGTAGGCCTGAATACTGTTCGATTCCACCTTCCCATGATACTGATACTGGAATCTTTGATTTCTCTTTTACAAATCTTGACTTCTCTACATTAATAATAAAGTCATAACCTGTAACATCAGAACCAGTTTTATTTTGTCTACGTCCTAGAATCCAAATGTTATCAGCTGAGTAGTAGATACCCGTACCGCCTGATACGATAGCTTTAGGGAAGAGACCAATCTCTTGGTAAGTATGATTAACTGCAAGTAGTGGTACATTTTTCATAGTAAGATATGGAGTAACCATTCTGAAAAGTCCTTTCAAAGCCTTAGCCCTGGACATATCAGCAACACCTTTTTCATTTAAGGCATCTTCTAGTTCTTTCTTAGATGCAAGGTTACCAATAGAATCAATCACAATGATAACTTTATCACCACGTTCGATATTATCTAGCTGACCTACTAAATCAAACTTAAGTTGTTCCACATCTGTAATTGGTGTATGTAATACTCTATCAGTATCAATACCAAATGCCTCGAAATATGATTGAGGCGAACCAAACTCGGAATCATAGAATAACATTACTGCATCATCGTGTTCCTTCATATAGGCACCAGCCATGAGTAGAGCAAAACTTGTCTTAAAGTGTTTACTAGGGCCAGCCAATACAGTTAGTCCTGATGTAAGACCACCATCAATATCACCCGATAAGGCGACATTTACCATAGGTACTTCTGTTGGTACCATATCTTTTTCTGTAAAGAAAATCGATTTAGATAAGACTGATGTTGTCTTAATCTTCGAATTCTTTTTTAATTTATCCATTACTGACATTATCTTTTTCTCCTGCCGTGTTGCGTCTGTTCTTGCATACGCTGTTGTTTTCTTGAACGTGCGATGGCTTCGGCCTTCTTACGCTTTCTCTTTGCAGTTGGTTTCTCATAGAACTCCTTCCTGCGTACATCCTGCAGAGTACCAGCCCTCTCAACTGCTTTTCTAAACTTTCTTAGAGCAACGTCAAACGGCATTGGTTTCTGTGGTCTTTTATCCTTAGGATTTCTTGGTTTCCTAGGGGTTAAATCTATTGATGGCATATATTCTCCTGTTTTAATATTAAGTATATTATACTACAAATCACTTCGATTGTAAAGTGTTTTCTTCAACTCTTTTTCTTAAATTAGATGTTGAAAATCTGTGGTCTCTTTTGTTAAAGTAAAAATCTATATCTCTTTGCTTACATAGTTCTCTACCAGTAAAGTCTTTATCCCTGTATTCTTCGCCCATTATCTTAACATCTATATGATACATTGCAAGGATATCTAGTAGCTCTTCTTCTGTATTATATACTAAAATTTCATCAACATATTTAATGGCGGCTAGTTGCGCTTGGCGTTCGACAATATTTTGAATGGGTTTGTTTTTCTCTGGTCTATCTACCGATGGGTCATTTTGTAATGCACATATTAAATAATCACATGCGGTCTTTGCTTCTCTTAACATTGCAACATGACCACTATGTAATAAGTCAAATGTGCTGCATGTAAATCCTACTCTTTTCTTCATATTTGTTCCAATTCTATTTTACACTTTTCTAAAAAGGGTCTTCCATAACCCACGTTAGCTTTATAATCTTCTTTATAATATACTTTTTTAATACCCGATTGGTGTATTAACTTAGCACAATCTATACAAGGCATGGCAGTACAGAAGATTTCGGCACCCTCTGTAGATTCATTTGACCTTGCAACTTTAGATATAGCATTTGCCTCTGCGTGGAGGACTTCGGGTTTTGTAGTGAGCTCATATACTGGAGTTCTATTTCCATAATCATGGATATCCTTAGTCTCACATACATTATCCCAACCAGTAGGCATTCCATTATATCCTATAGATATAATCCTATTATCCTTTACTATAATAGAACCTACTTTTTTTCTTTTGGCATGACTTAAAGCCGCAAATGTCTCTGCGACTTCCATGAATGCTTTCTTAAATTTATTTTTCAACGTAAATAATGCCTTGCTCATTGAGAGCTTTACGGTTTGCCATATGGTGGTTTTCTGTTTCTTCTTTATTGCCACCATAGTATGGGACAGCATGATTGTTATTAATCATGGTTTGATTAACTGAAGTTTCTAATCCATCTATAAAGAGTTCACCTAAAATTCTACCGAACTTGCCTTTGTCGTGGGATACTAGTTGGATTTTCTTATCTTTTAAGATACTTTCTAAGAAGTATTTAGATTGTTTACCATAAAACTTTTCTTCTAAGTCTCTGGTTCTGGATTCTGGTGTATCAATTGCCATCATTCTAACTCTTTGCTTTCTTAGCATAGTGCTGAAACCTAAATCAATATCTACATCGACAGTATCTCCGTCAACTACTCTGGTTATATAAACTCTGTATCTATACATTTAGTACCGCCCTAATGAACGACTCATCAATAATAGCACCACCTTTACCTTCTACATCAACTGCCATAGCTTTATCCCATTGTAAGAATACTCTATCACCTTTTGCTACATCTGTAACATTAGGGCCGACAGCCAAAACTAGGCCAGGTTTACTACCCTTTGTAATTGCCTCTGTTAATATAATACCACCTGATGTAGTATTTTCTTTTTCTGTTTCAGTAACTAGTACATTACTGCCAATCATTTTAATCATTTATTTCTCCTAATATCTAAATGAACCCATAAATTTGGGTCCTTTGGTTATAAATTCCATACCAGCTTTGGAGCCGACATATACTTGATGTTTTGAATTATATCTTAAATACACTTCAATCTTACCTTCGAATAATATTTTACATAGGTCTTTAGGTTTGAAAAAAGATACATCTGCCTCCATAGTCTTACCATTATCGGTACAGTCTACTTGACATATTGATTCGTATTGTTCATTAATTTCCATGTGTACTCCTATTTATAAAATATATGATTGTCAATAGTAACAACTTCTGTTAGATATGGTGCCCAGTAAGGTGATACAAAGTCTGCATGATACCATAGAGAGCCACTTGTAATGTCTGGCATTTTTCCAGATATAACTAAGTCTGCGATATGTAACGATTCCATCCATGTAGTTGAATCTGTAGGTTCATCCGACTTACCATCGCAGTACCAACTGAACTGACATTTATTTCTAATAGGAACCATATTACCTTTCCAGTTCTCTCTTAATTTAGCTTGATATACTACATCACATATAGTACTAGGAAACTGTGCATCATTTGACCTATTAACTGCCACATTGGCAACTGCAACTCTTCCAGCAAATGGTTGATTGGCTGATTCAAAATAAATGTTTTGAGCTAGACAATATCTTTCTCCGTTTTCATCAGAAGCAGCAAGTGTTGGTACTAATAGAATTAAACATACTATTGCCGCAATCCATAAACTTATATTTCCGTAGTTGGGTGATTTCATAATTTCTCCATTATATATTTTTGTAAAGTATTCTTTGGTTTCCAGCCTAAGTCAATTACCTTTGCTGTCTTAAGTTCTCCATTTAATCTATTACCTGCTTTCTCTGGTAGCATTTCTGGTTGAACTTTAAGATATGAAACTAAATCTAGTATTGAATGTTGTTCTGGTGAACCAATACCATAGTTATCTCCACTACCTTTAAATGCGGCAAGTATAATACCCTCTACAATATCATCAACGTGTGTAAAGTTTCTTACTTGAACACCTGGTGATGTAACAGGTAAAGTGGTTGCACCATCTTTGACCATCTTAAGGAACTTACCAACTACTGTTGCGTATTGTCCTTCATTGATTTCATTATCTCCATAGACATTATAGAAGTAAACTATACTGTAATCTAAGCCGAACCATTCTGAATAGTTCTTTAGTAATTCAGTATTCTGAGCTTTAGTATATGCGTATGGGGAAGCGGCTGATGTATTAGTGGCAAACTTAGTAGATGAACCAGAATAGATTACTTTGGCATCCTGATGTTTGGCAAACTTTAGAACTTCTGGGAAGTGTCTTAGGTTATAATCTATTACTTTATCAAAGTCATTAAACGATTGTTCTACTCTTGCATATTCGCCAAAGTGAAATATATAATCAAAGGTTTGTTCTTGATGTTGTAATGCACCAAATAAGTCCATCGGAGTACCATAGAGATACCAACATCCATCGTGTCTATTTGACATCTGACTTGAGTGTCCGTTATCTATTGATACTACTTGATGACCTTCTGATAATAATCTTTTAATTAGATTAGAACCAATAAATCCTTCTCCGCCTGTTACTAGTATTTTGCTCATAGTTTTACCTTGTTTAATAGATATATTATACTACACTTTTAAGTGAAAGTAAAGTCTTTTTAATTATTATTGTATATATCTCTGGTGTATACTTTTGACTCAATGATATCATCAGACATTCTATTGGTCACGATTATGTCAGATAGCTCGTTGAACTTATCTATGTCATTTTCTATAACACAACCTAAAAACTTATCATCTTCAATCATAGGCTCATGAATAATAACTTTGACTCCAGCCTTGGTAAGTCTATCAACAACACCTTGTATGGCTGAACACCTATAATTATCTGAACCAGATTTCATGGCTAGTCTATAGATTCCTACTACTGATACATTATCTTTCTGTTGTATCATTCTTGCAATCCAATCTTTTCTGTTCTCATTCGCGTATACAATACCTTGGATAATCTTGGTAGGAATATGATGCTTTCTAAAATTGGCAAGTAGTTGTTTTGTATCTTTAGGAAAACAGTATCCGCCATAACCAAATGATGGGTTACTATAACCTCTACCGATACGTGAATCTCCAGTAACACCTTCTATAATAGAATAGGCGTTCATATTATTTGCCTCTGCGTACATATCTAATTCATTAAAAAATGATACTCTCATCGCGAGGTATGTATTGGCAAAGAGTTTAATTGATTCTGCCTCTTTAGTTCCACATAGATTAACTGGTGGCGATGGGAAGTTTGGTATAATACATTCATTAATAAGTTTGGCAAACGATTCACCATTGTAACCAATATCACCTACTACAATTCTTTCTGGTCGTAGACAGTCTCTTAACGCTGTGCCTTCTCTTAAGAATTCTGGAGAGAATATAACTGACTTCGTATACTTCTCTTGCATATCATCAATGAATCCTACAGGTATAGTTGACTTAACTACTATTGTGGTTGAACTTTTATCCCAGTCAGCATTATATTCTACTGCATCTCTAATACAACCTTCAACAGTATCTGTGTTAAAGTAGTTTGTTGCTTCATCATAATCAGTTGGTGTTGCGATGACCACCCAGTCAGCATCTGAATATGCAGTCTTCTTATCCATGGTCGCCTTAAGTGATAACTTGCCTTCAGCTAGTTCATCCGATATATCTTTATCTTCAATGGTTGATACGCCAAGGTTAATTGAAGCTACTCTTAACTTATCAATGTCTAAAATTGTTACATCATGTTTCTTGGCAAACATTACTGCGTTAGCCATACCAACGTAACCCGAACCTACTACTGTTATTTTCATAAACTATTCCTATGTACAAATTCTAAGGCTCTTTCTGCCTCTTTATCTAATGGTCTTTTATTATACCAATTGCCTGTATCTAAATCTAATTCTCTACATAAGTAGGCGATTTCTTTAGAGGTAATTGGATACTTGTTACTTATAGCGTTACCTGCTAGTGCCACCATAATCTGATACATTTTATGATACCAGCCACTGCCTGTAATCGTTCTATATTCTTGTTCTAATTTCTTTGGAAAAAACGGACAGTCTTTATAACCAGTCCATGATACCTTAGTATTAGTTAGTGAAGATTTCATGTGAGCCATCATGGCCTCTTGCATCTTCTTAGGTAATTTATCAAAGAATGAATTCCCACTTTTTTCTATATACTCATGGCGAGACATAATATCATGGGGAGATATTGGCTCACCTTGTTTAGTAAAGATAAAGTTATGCGCATTAGCATACTTGCCAGGGATGTAATACATTCTTGATAAATCTTTGGTCTGGATATCACCCATTTCACCAAGTTCTTTGTTGAGGGCATACCAGAAGTGTTTAATATTGTCTTTGTTAACAAACTCTGTAAGGGGAAAGACAAGTCTAAACTTTGGCAAGTCTTTTGTGGATGAAGCAGTAGAGTAACAGATATAATGATAATCTTTACATTTCTTGTCCAAGAACTCTTGTAAGTCCTCGGTGCAATCATCTACATCTATGGCACACCAGCCACCCCAACCTTGTACATTATCATTCTTTCTTGTAGTACCAGCAGAATAAAAAGCAGGAGACATTAGTTCTGCAGACTTTTTATCTTTTCTGGGTTTCTCGGAAAGTCGATATAGTATTGTTTCAAAGTCTTTGAATGTGGGTAAATCTATACTCTTGTTAGTCTGAACATCAAAGAGTGATTCAAATAGTGTGCCTGATACTTTATCCATAATAGGTATATTATACTACATTTTAATCTGATTGTAAAGGGGTTTTTAAAATTAATTTTAAATTTTTATAGTCGGTGAAAAATCTTCGTTTGTGTTGTAACTTCCAACCCTTATGTGAACCTTCTACTAACTCAACAACTCTAAAGTTCTTAGGCCAGACCTTAACAAATCTCTCATAGAGTTTGCGTCTCTTCTCTTTACTTTCCCAGTGGTTCATATTACCACCTTTTTGAGTCGCAGTACCAGGAGCATCAAATAGGATATGAGAGAAAGAAATTGTACACCACTTGTTTTCTAAGGCTGTGAGTGTATAATGCCAGTCCTCTACACCTGATAGATTTTCTGGCCAAGTAACATCAGCTTCATTCTTAATGAGAACACAGCTGTATGCGAGTTGGTTTACTTTAACTGGATATCTTTTACTAAAAGCAAATGCTGGACTTGTAAGGCCTGATATGGCAACATTAGAGAATAGACCAATTGTCTTTTCTACCACGGCCAAGGCATTGATACCTTTAACCACAACATTCTTATCATTCATTCTGATTCTAAACTTTTTAATATCATCATCCATTTGCCAGTGATATGTATCACCTTGGGCTTTAGAGTATTCTTTGATAAAGTTTCTGACATATGAAATGCCTCTATCGTTAGCTTCAATATTAACTAATATATCTTTATCGTGATATTTGGAATACTCTTCATAATCTTGAGGTTCAACAAACAACTTATATGGTATATTTTCTTCTAATAATGTTTTAGGAGTAAATGCACAATCTGCTCTTCCCTTACTTGGGACATATATAGGATGAGATACATCTGTATAATTTTCATGTTCTGATATAAGGTCAGAAACATATGTTACTATATCAAAGTCAGCTTCATCACTAAATAAAGGATTGTGCTCTACTATATATTTGTTTAAGTTTGTCATTATTCTACTAGAATATGTCCTTCGTCAATTACTTCGTCAACATCTGGGTTGCCATCAATTTGGTCTTCATGCATCCATCTAAGAAGCGAGTTCTTACTTTTGTCTGCAGGTGGATACCAAACACCTTTTGTTTTAGGTGTTACTGTTTGGCCAATAAGTTCTGCAAATGCCAATAGGTCTTCTTCATTACGGAATCTTACCTTAATACATTTCCATGCCTCATTCTGCTTCTGGTCAAACTCTGGCATTGAATCCCACTGATGTGGTGTCTCTGCCTCTTCTTCTCCTGATAATACAAATAGACTTTCACCTTCGTAATTGATTTGTCTATCTTTGGTTGAATTATTTTTACTTGCCATTATACTGCCTCCTTCTTTAATCTGACTAGTTTAAGACCTTTATTGTCTGTTACCTTAGGTATATTTAGGTCTGGTTTGAGAGTTGGTTTTTCTTTTTGGAATATAGAGTAATCAATGTGGTGATGCCACCTACCCCACTTCCAAGTAACTTTAACACAATCTGGATGTTGTCGTCTTAATGATTCTGCAAACTCTCTTCTGTTATCAAAATCATCATTACCTTTACGATTGCCTTGGTCACCTGTTTGGTCAATGTTATATAACTCTTCCGTATTACCACCTTTCATTGTCATAGTAGTAATCTTACCACAATTAAAGTTGTTAAATAGGAAAGTATGATAACCAGCCTTCATAATTCTTAGAGATAAATCTGTATCTTCATTGAATCGGCCTCTCCACGCAAACTCTGGATAGATATCATTCGCCAATAAGATACATGAATATACCCTAGTGTTATGATAATATGGAGGTCGCTTGGTAGTCGCAGGTAGGAAATAACTATAGTTCATACCAGACATTTTAACATTTTCATATCGGTCGGTAAACTCTTCACACGCAGTGAAACAAGTACCATCTGTTACCTTAATCTTAGCATTCTTATGGAGTCTATACATATGTTGTATATTATCATCAAGAATCCAATGTCTTTCAGCACCAGTAGAACATGCATGTTCCCAAACAAAGTTACGGACTGGTATAGAACCTAGACCTAGATTAGTAAATGGAGTAACTAGAATATTGGCTGGGTCAATGACTGCCGCATAATCGTTATACTCTTGAGGTTCAATTACTATAGTATAAGGTGTGCCGTTTGCTTCTAGTGTCTTAACTGTTAGTCTAGTGTCAGCACGACCCTTTGATATAATATAGATTGGATATTTTGGTTGATTACCTGCCATTATTCCTCCTTGATAAAGATACCATCTACCATTTTACCTTTTCGGTCTTTGATATCATTATACGCCACTTCTAAACATCTATCGATAGTGAGATTATTTCTCATAGCAATATTAATTAATACTACCATACAATCTCCAATATCATCTGCGACATCTTTACCCTTACATACATTATCAGAAAGTTCACCGACTTCCTGAATCAGTTTACATACTTGGTCCTTATCTGTGGCTCCATCAATAAGATTTCTGTCTTGATGCCACTGGCCAATTTTCTGGACCAATTCACCTGTTCGAGCACTTGTATTCATTAGACTATGATATCCGTGTTTGGTGTAATTAAAGATGATTTAGGCTTAAGTTGTGCCTGAATCTGTTGTACTAATTCATCTAATGGGTCAGCAATAAACAGTACAAACTGCTTGTTGATTTTAAGACCATCTTTAGCATTCTTAGTATATGGCATGAATGGCATAAATGCAATCTTTCCTTCTCCGCCTGGGATTAGGACAAAGCCATTTTTAACGATAACAGAGTTATCACTTTCAGTGACATCTCCAATGATTTCTTCTCCTGATGAGATTCTTACTAGTTTCATATTATTTCCTTAGTGTGTTTATATGTTATATTATACTATACTTTTAACCAAAAGTAAAGTGTTTTATCCAAAAAAGTCCTCTAAACTTGAAGTTTCTTCGGTATTCCATCCAATCGCCTTGAAGATAGGTTCTATAGGGTCAAGGAATGTTTTTTGAAATTGTGTCTCGTAATCTATATAGGAATCCAATTCAAACTCTTTTGGGAGATACTGCATGAAGCCGATTACATTTTCTTTGATAGGATTGGGTGACTTGAGATATATAAATTTAATCTTCTCGCCATTCTTAATTGGCTGATACTTTTTGGTCAGACTTTTATTCTTTAACATTCTGTTATGGAGTAGAGCGGCACGAACATGCATTGGACAACCCTTCTTGTAAATGGTCTGCATATTTGAATACTCTGTAACATTACTAACGCCACGAGGGAATGCAATATCATGGGCTGGTAATGTTTGGAAGTAATCCTTGAATTGTAAGATAGCCTGTTGATTATCTTTCTCGGAACCCTTCATAATTACTTTGAACAATTCTTTAAGAGCATCTCGGCAAGGGGCAGGAGTTGAAGATTTAATAGCCTCGATACCCATGATTTTGAGTTTAGGTTCTTTGTATCGAACACCCTCGTTATCATGCACGTTTAGGATATATCTTTTCTTGGCTGTCCATATGGCACGGTCTGCAATGGCCTCTCTTTTCATAACCATACGATTATCGATGCCACCCATATGGTCAAACAGTTCTTGATATGCCTGACTAAGGACTGGTTCTAGTTTTTCACTAGCAACTTTATCAAGAAAGTCAACCGGATTGGATGGGTTAACCTGTTCGACCAATGGGCCAAGATTAACATAGAGCGAGTCTGTGTCAATGGCAATGATATAATCGGTATCTGTGTTCATGACTTTATTTAGGTATTTATTTAAAGCGACTTCTGCCCAACGGATAGTAAGCTGACCAGATAATGTAATTGCCTCTGCAATACGTTGGTCAAAGAAACGGAAGTACTTGTTACCCATAGCGCCATAGAGTGAGTTAAGTAGAATTTTAATAGCCATCTGTTGATTTTCTGCCACGGATATTTTACGTTCTATATCATAGAGTTTTTGTTTATCACCAGGAACTACCTTCTGTAATTCTTTCTGAGCCTCAATCATCTGTTTCTTGATTATGACACGTTCACTATATAAATCATCTACTAGGGTAGGCATCATGCCTTTCTTATCACTACTAAAGCATTGACCATTACCGCCTACAGCATGACCATCTCGGTCAAAGGTATACCCATCAAGTATCTTATCGATATTGATAGGAAGGACTTGGCCGTTTAAGATAGTTTCGGGCGACATATTATATTGCATAATGATTGACGGATAGAGAGAGTTAAGGTCAAACGATACCACGTGTTCGTGTAAACCAACTACTGGGTCTTTTACATATCCGCCAGGGTAATTAGTCTTAATCTTATTCTCGGAGAATGGCATTGCAATCTTTCGGTCATTGAGATATCTGTAAATAATAGTATCCCAGATTGCAGTAACTCCGAACGTGTCCGAATAGTTAACGCCACCTTTATATGCCATAGTCAACATAAGAGTGATAAGGCCCATCTTGTCTTCTAGTCTGTCAACCAACTCAACATCTTTGATATTATAATCAATAAACTTTTGGTGGTCATTTTTGTATAGACTATGGAGTGAGCCGTATTCTTCATATGACAGTTTCTTCTCGCCTAGAATAACGTGAGCAATATGATTAAGAGCATAAGATTCTTGGGCTGTGTAAGTATACTTCTGAAATAGTTCCATGTAATCTGCATGACCAATACCCTTGATATCAAAGATAGTCTGTTCTCTGTTCATTTTACGAGCAGTTCTTCTGTCTACCATACCCCAAGGAGAAAGCCTTTTAGGAGCATCATCACCAAGCATTCTGATAATACGATTTACAATGTATGGTATATCAAAGTACATAGTATTCCAGCCAGTAATAACATCAGGACATTGACTAGGTAGTGACCAGTGATTAATAAAATTATGTAATAGTGTAAGTTCTGATTCACATTTTACATAGACTACGCGGTGTGATTTCATATAAGATTGGTCTGTATCGAAATCTCCAAGACCCCACACATAATAAGTATTGTCAATATTGTTCTTCATCGCAATGGATATGATAGGGTGTTCTGCTTGTTCTGGTTCTGGGAAACCATCATCGGAAGCAACCTCGATATCAATAGAGGTTACGTTGATTAGGTTACGATTAAATTCTATCTCGCCAGGGAACTGGTCGTTGATAAACTGGGATATGTATCTGTCATTGCCATAGATTTCTCTACCAGCAGTATGCTTATTGATATCCATCCAGTCTTTAGCCTCACGCATAGAATCGAACTTGATAGGTGCACATGGATTACCATCGAGCGAAGTCCAATCTCCCTGCGGAGTATTTACGAATAAGGTGGGTTTGTATTTGATGCGCTTTGCAACTTTAGTGCCATTTTCATAGCCACGATAAAGTAACATATTCGCATATCGAGTTACATTTGTATAAAAATTCATATAGTCCAATCCATAATTAAATATAGTACTATTATACTACACTTCACGCATAATGTAAAGAGGTTTTTTAAAAAAGTTTGGGTGATACCCCGAAGGATACCACCCTAGTTTTTAGTCAATGACCTTAAATCCCTGTCCAGGCTAACCAAATAATACTTGGGGCAATCATAAATGATACACCAATATATAAGGCTAGTTCTGCCATTTCTTTAAGGGCCAAAGACAAATCATCATGTTTGTGCATGATGTTGAGTAAAGTTCTCATTTTGTATCTCCAGTAGAAATTGTTTCAAATATCTACTAGGTTTCGCTGCTCACCGGAATCTATTCTTGAATAAATTCCTTCTTCTTTGATGCCCCAGCAGACCCTAAGTGAATCTTCCTAGGACGCCTCTCTTCTGGAACTTCAACTCTGGCATTCACCACAAGTATCCCATTCACAAGGTCGGCACCATCTATAACGACAAACTCGGAAAGACGGAAGTTCTTTTCGAATTTACGGGATGATATACCCTTATGTGCATATTCACGCTCATCATCTTCAGACTTTACACCTTTCACTAAAAGAATCCCGTCCTTTACTTCTACGGAAATATCTTCTTCCGAGAATCCAGCAACTGCAAGTTCAATGATAAAGTGTTCATCATCTACCTTAACAACGTTATGGGGTGGATAGTTATCTTGAGCTCTTCCAGCTGAGTGGATTCTTTCAAGTTCATTTAGTATAGGTTCAAATCCTATGAATAGTGAACGAGGCACGTTCATTGTATTTCTTACCATTTTAGTTTCCTCCTATGTATAGCAAGGTTAATATGTGGACCCGATTATTCAGCATCCACTATTATTTATACAGCACAAAATGTTAGTTTAAGATATTTCTCCAAACATTTTGTATTCTGTTTTGTTTCAATAATTCGTGTAACTTATTGAAAAAGTTATTTTGCGTTATCCTTTGCATTACTATTTCCTATATTGTATTTAGGACATAGTTGCCATTCTACCTTTTCTTTATAAGGAATGACTTTGATTTGTCTTAATGGAGCTACGTCCTTACTCTGCTCAGGATTTAGGACTGTGATAAGTCCCCAATCAGCAAGTAGAGTAGCTATTGTATTTCTTCTGTGCAAGTCATTTTCTATTAAGTTAGATGGTTTACCATCCAATAGAAACAACTCTTTAAAGTGAACAATAAAGTATCTGCCTTGTTTATGTAATATATGACAAGACTGATATAGCTTCTGGTCTTTGCGAGATGCTACACCGATACGTGTTAATGTTTCTCTAATCTTTAGAAAATCATCTGGTTCGTTGAGTGAGATTTCCAACATATCTGCTGGAGTCCAATTTTTAACTTCAATATTATTTTCGTTTTCCACCTTTATACATCCTTTTTTTCAATGTTTCCAACTGTTCATTATTTAGTAAGGATAGTACGGACTTAGCCTTTTCATTACTATATCCATAATATTCTTTGATAATTTCCAAATTAGAAACGGATTCTGGTTTGGCCCATTTGGACCACCTTTTCTGCTTCTTAATTATATTTATAAAAAAATCATATTGAAGCCGTGCATCCAGGTGATGGTTTACGTTCATTTCATTGGCATATAAAATGCAGTCTCGGAAGTTACCTAAGCCACGATTGACTATAAAGGAATTATACTCCTTCTCGGCGATATCATCTATCATTATGCCTTTCTTGTTATTAGTGATATCGTTTATATAATCAAAGGGATTCATCTCGAGCCTTCTTTAAAAATTGTTTAGCTTGGTCTTCTTTAACAAATGTTTTCTCAAAGATAACCACACTTTTGTCACTATACTTAACAACTCTATACTGCTTTTTAGTTCCAGCATAGTGTACTTCCACTATCTGCCATTTTGACCATTCATAACTATCTGTCATTTGAACGATACTCCAGCCATAATTTCAGTACAACATGCAACCATATTAATTTCATGGTCAGCAACGAAACTGTTTTTATATTGATAGTCAGCGAGAATAAGGACAAGCTGTGGGATACTTTGTGGTTCCACATACTCATACATATTGTCATATAACTTCCTAAAGAGAGCCGCAGGTTCTTGGTCAATGTTATCTGTAACCCATTGTCGCATCTTCTTAAAGTCTTTAGCTTTGAGTGCGGACATAAGACTACTGATAGACACTTCTGATAAAGAAACAAGGATGCCTGTATCTATGTGATTAGAAACAGAATACCTTTGTAACTCATTGAGAACTCTACGCCAGTCTGGCAGATATTTCATAATAAGTTCAGCCACTACAGCCTCTTCATATTCAACACCTTCTTGGGTTAAGATAGTACAGCACCTTTCTAGGAACTGCATACATAACTTAGGAGTGTCTTTCTTTGCAATGTTAAATTCTATAACAGAACAGCGAGAGTGTAGTGGGTCAATGATTCTGTTTTTAAAGTTACAGGTCATTATGAACCTACAGTTGTTACTGAATTCTTCAATGAATCCACGTAACGCGGGTTGGGTGGATTGGGGATTTAGATAATCTGCCTCATCTAAAATAACCACCTTGTATCCACCCTGTAATGATACTGTCGAAGCAAAGTGTTTAATCTTTGTTCTAAGTGTATCAATGTTGCCTTCTTCTGAACCATTAATGACTAGATAATCTAATCCTAGTGATTTACATAAAGCCTTAGCAACAGTTGTCTTACCGATACCCGCAGTACCAGTAAGAAGTAAATTTGGAATCTCGCCAGTATCAACGATTGTTTGAAATGTTTTCTTAATCGAAGTTGGTAAGATTGTGTCTTGTATTGTTTGTGGTCGGTATTTCTCTACCCATAGAAACTCATTGTTCATTGCATAATCTCCCAGCCAGTAACAGTATTAACTCTAAAGGAACGCCATGCTCCCTTGTCGATACACCACACAGCGATGTGGTCCGAATCTGGTGAAACACTTTCCAATATAGTACCGACTCCATTCTTACGCAAAATCTCTGGGTTTAGAGATGATTCCATAATTCGAATTTCGTTGGTAATGATTTTCTTAAAAGTGATATTGACTATCCCGTTTTGTAAGGCTGAGATAAGAGCCGAAACTTCAGTTTTGTTCATAATATAATCCTTGTAATAATAAAAATATGGGGGAGCCACCCCCACACTCATGGCTAGTTCGATTATGCCTCTTCAGCAGTAACCTCTTCAACTGATGGTTCTTCCACAGGAACTTGTCCTTCAGGAACTTCACCATCTTTTGGAGCCGCGGCATTTAGAAATGCAACAGTTCTATTTCTAAGACCACCTACGGCCTCTAGCTCTGAACCTTCAAAACCACCTCTTTTAGAACAGATATCAATAATCTGTACGAAAGTTGCGATGTCTTGTAGGGACAGTTGTGGAGCCTCTTGGCCCTCTGCACCTTGTGGTGCCATTACTTCTTCAGTCATTTTTTTCTCCTTTGCAAAGTAGACTAATTATGAGAGACCCGCCCAATGCAGCATCTTCTCGTATTATCCTCATAGTATTATGAGAATTCATTAAGTATTTATACACCATAAGTACTTGATTTTTCTAAAGCGATAAAATAATTTACAGGTAAATTAGTATTACGCCATTCGGAAATCAACTTAGATGAAATAAATACGTTATAATCGCCATCAACTAATTTCAGATTTGAAATGTTCATGACAAAGTTAAAGTTTGAACCAGATGTATTAGCACCTAGGTCAAGTTCATAAGTATTTGCACTAGTATCTTTAGCATCGAATACTTTTACAATTACATTTTCACCGCCGACTATAGCCATATCGATATGACCTAGTACGTTAGCAGCCTTCTTAATCTTAGAGATTGTGTCAGCTGTAAAGTGAACTTCTACATCGGTTGAAGGCATTGTGATATCCTTCTCTGGAGTAGTAAGAATACTGGATGCGGCAAAGAAGTATTTTACCTTATTGGTATCATCTTTGAACAGTACAGCATTATCTTCAAACTGCAAAGTAGGTGAATCAATAAGACCATGAATTGATAAGAATTCATTAAGGTCGTAGATACCCATTTCAGCAGGGAAGTCCTCGGTGATATTTGCGATAGCCAAAATGTTCTTGGCCTCGGAAATAGTTTTTAGTTGTTGACCAGGTTTCAGAACCATGTTTGCATTGATAGTAGCAAAATTGGCGAGAAGAGCCTGGGTTTCATTTGATAGTTGCATTTGCATCTCCATTTATTTAATAGTTTATATTATACTACACTTTGGGGTATTTGTAAACCCCTTTATGTAATTACTTTGCATTATTTCTATCATGCTCATATAAAGCAAGTAATCCATAATGTAGAACCTTCATCAGGTCTTTGCGCCACTCCTGCGGAGTATCACCCTTCTTGCCATAACGTGCATTATACTTATCTACATTTCCTAAGAAGAATCCTAGGCCATGTCCTCGGTCGATGATAACTTCACTTGACTGAAGTCCTCCTTGACCATAATGTGCATTATAGGTTGAATCTATGTAATCATGGAGCTCTTCAATAAGAGCCCCTTCATTAAATTTGTAATCTGGTTTAGACTGTTTCATATGTGTCCTCGGTTGTAGTTTCATCTTCGAAGGTAACTCCTGAATCCACTTTAGTGTATAAGTCCAAGAAGGCAGCCTTAGTATCATCATCAAATCTTGCGATACATAATTCTATGGCTTTCATCTTGTTATCAAAGATAGAAAAAGTTTGAACTATGTGACAGAGCCTTCTGGTTGAAATTACCTCGTCAACTCCATCATCATAGAATGTCTTTCTGATAATGTCAGCCCAAGATACTAGTTTAGTCGCGAACTCTACATCTACTTTGCCGAACTTTTCCATATGTTTAGCAACGATTTTATTCTCCACTGATTGACTTGGGAAAGCCTGGTCTATGGCTACTGTGAATCTCTCCAAGAAAGCATCATCAATGATTGAAGCGGCTGTAAATCTGCCATCTTCTGAGCCTTTACCTTTGGTATTGGCTGTTGCAATGACATTGAAACCTGGACTTGGTTCTACTACTTCACCAGTCTTTTTGACTAGTACTGGTTTTCCTTCTAGGATACCTTGTAGACACATAATCTTGTTAGTCGCTCTATCGACCTCATCCAGAAGAAGAATAGCTCCTCTCTCCATAGCCTTGAGAACCGGCCCTTTAGAGAATACTGTTTCTCCATTGATAAGTCTGAATCCACCTAGTAGGTCGTCCTCATCCGTCTCAGGATTAATTTGAACTCTGATGAACTCTCTACCTAGTTTAGCAGCCGCTTGTTCAACCATGAAAGTCTTACCGTTACCTGATAAACCAGATACATAGACTGGGTAGAACATTTCGGACTTGAGGATTTTAACCACATCCGAAAAGGCACCCCATGGGACAAAAGTTGGGTCTTTTTTAGCAAAGTTTGATTCTTCATTTACTATTGATTGCATCTTAACCACGTTTGAGAAACCAGTAATTGGTTCTTTATTAACTGGGACAATCATAGCTGATAAGTCATAAACACCAGGTTTAACTCTTATCTTTGCATCGATTAAGTCCCAAAAGTCTTTTCTTGAATAACCCAATGAGTCAGCTGTATCACTGATTTGGGCTCTCTTGAACTCTGTCTGGTCTGGGAACCTCTGAGCCAGGGTTTCAAGGATTATTTGAGTTGATTTTTTCATTGTATTCATAATATAGTTTACTCCATTTATTTAATTTACTAGTATATTATACTACGCATTTATGCGAATGTAAAGTGTTTTGTTGAAAATAATTCATTTATTTTCATCTTTTTTTGCAAGTGTATCAAATATGTTACACTCAAGCCACTGCCCCTCCGAATTTAGTAAGAAGCACCTTGTTGGTCTTTTTGGACTTAGAGTACTTTTTAAAAGCATTTCTAATCTGAGCATCTGAGGCTTCTGTTTGAACTTCGAAATCCTCTTCTTCGGTATTAAGGTTTTTACCACCTTTGACCATGTAGTAAGTATCATATCCGAAAACATTTGATACTTCAACACACTTGTTTTTATTATACTCTTTGTTCTTTTCCTTTCTGTATTCTTCACTACCTGTTCTAGCTGATTCTGCCCAGTATGCATTATTGATTCTATACTTCCATTCACTATTATCATCGGCCATGAAGAATCCTAGATTGTTAGTTTTATACTGTTTCTTAATATTGTTAAGTAGGACAGTTGTTAGACCAGTTGCTGAGGTTAATCCAGATGTGATAGACTTACCTTGAACAATTAATCTTATTTCATTAGTCTTGTTTCTGTAATCTCTATTACCATGAACTTGGATTCTATTAGCATCTCCATCGGTGAAAGTTAAGAAGTTCATTTTTTCAATGTTGTTCTTAGCTCTGAATCTTTTAATGATATCATGCATAACAACTAGAGCTTGATTAAGAGGTGTTGAACCCCAGTTCTCTGAATGAGCTTTAGGTATGTCTCTTTGTTCTGTAGTCCTTAAGTATAAGAACTGAGTCGCCTTTATAAAGTCAGCTTTCTTCATATCTGAAGATACTAGGAGTGGCATTCTTAGGTCATCCATATCTAGGTCACCTGTTTGATATTGTCTAGCTTGAGACTCTCCGTACCAACCGCCGGACGTGAATGCGTATACTTCATAAGGGATGTTGACTGCCTTACAGAACATAACAGTATGAAGGATTTGGTCCATTACATATTTCATTGACGTTGACATTGACCCAGAATAGTCTACCAACATAACCATGCCGTGTGATTTGGCATTTGGTAACTTAGTAGCTTTGAGAAAGATATCATCGTTTGTCTTGTAAGACCATAACTTGTTTACGTTGATGTTTCCAGTCTTAGCTTCAGTAGCCCTAGACCATTGTGTCGCCGCTTTTTTCATTTCGAATTCTCTAACGGCCGGTTGAACATTCTTTTTAAGTTGTTTCATATATGAAGCGTAACCAGTTGAAATAGTTTCTCTCCAAGATTGATTACCCCATGAACTATCCTTGTAATTTTCTTCCCATCTTTTTATTTCTGTTTCTCTCTCTTTAGAAAGTTCTTTGAAATCTACTATGGATGTTTCGATATTGTCTGCAGAGGTTTGACTGATGATGATAGGCTGATTACCATTTCTATCTGTTTCTATTAGTTCTTTTTCTTTTGACCTATAGATACTATCGGTAATAGAAACATCAGAACCAGCTGTGTGTACAGGTTCTTTAGCCGTTACTGTTTCAGTGTCGTCTGACTCTTCACCCTCTTCTGATTCCTCAGATGATTGATTACCTGACTTACTTTGAGTTGACTCGTCGTCTGACTCTTCTTTCTCATAATCATCATGTCCTGACGGCATATCTTCTTGATTGTTATTCTCTTCTGACTCTTGGTTTTCTGAATCTTCTGGTTCAGGTTCTGGCTGTTGAATTAGCTCTGGTGTATTGTCTTGAGTAAACTTTAGAATGTCTTTGACTAACTGAACAACTTCATCAAATGTTTGAGTAGTTTTAGCTCTAGTTAGGTAAACCATTTCTTCTGAATTGAATGGTACTTCTATAAGTGAACCGAGTTTGGTCTTAAGATTAATCTTATCAATAAGTTTGACTTGGTCATAATCTACATCGTCAAGTGGTCCGAAGAATTCTCTCTCCAATAACTTCTTGTAACCTTTATTAAAAGAGTTGACAAGCCCTGGATATCTTGATTGGATTTTTCTCTCAATCCTAGCATCTTCTATCACATTGATATAAGTTCTTGGACATCCTTCTAACTTCTCTGGACTATCATGCCAACCTTCATATGGGGTTTCTATTGCATGTCCAACCTCATGACCAATTAGAAGGTCATAAACATCTTTGCCCATATCTTTCCACAATGGAAGACCTAGGGTTCTGTTCTTGATATCAAACCAGGCTGTATTGAAGTTACCATGTCTAATGGTAATGTTCTCTTTAGCCAAGAGTTTTGGTAGGAGGGATTTTTCATAATTCATCATAATATAGGTTTCTCTTTTAATTTACTAGTATATTATACTACGCATTATTGAGAATGTAAAGTGTTTTTTTCATTTTTTTTAAAGTTTTTTCTCAACTGTAACATAAATGTAACACATTTGTAACAAAAGCTTTAATCAAACTGTAATTCCATCTGACTAGGGCGAGATGTCCTCTTAAATAATAAACGGCCATCTGGTAATTCAATCAGAGTAAATACATCGCCTTCTTCAAAGGGAACCTTATCCATAGTCAATTGATAATTAGGTTCCAGAGGACTATCTTTATCAGTAAACATTAGGCCGTTCTCATTCATCTCAATTAAATAATCTACATATAACATTGGTATTTCCTTCTTTTGTTTGGCCCGCCCTTCAGGACTTGAACCTGAAACCTACAGCTTAGAAGGCTGTTGCTCTATCCAGTTGAGCTAAGAGCGGATAATTTTCTAATTTCTAAGAGTATATTATACTAGGCTTTGCACCTGCTGTAAACAACTAATTTCAGTTTTTTTAGATTATTTTGTTATATGTATATAACTAAGCTATCTTAGAGAAGTTTTTATGCTTGAAGAATTCAATCTTTGACCTAAACTTATTTTCTAGGATATCGCCTTTGTGAGATATAATAAACACATTGGTTCCATCTTCTAGCGTTGAAAGGATTTTGGTTAGATTATCTACTCCATCAACATCTAAGCTACTATCAAAGGTTTCATCTAGGATAAGTAGATTGGTTGCCGCTGAGTTCTTCATCTTAGCTATCTGTCTCCAAGTAAAGAGTAAAGACAAGTCAATACGTTGCTTTTCGCCTTCAGAGAATGATGCATAGTTAAATGAATCCCTATGTCTTGACCTGATGGTCTCATTGAAGTTCTCATCAAGATGGAATGCAACAAAGAAATCAAGTACTTGCAGATACTGGTTAATAAGTCTATTCATGACAGGCAAATATTGCTTTATCACTTTAGTCTTAATACCAGTATCTTTAAGCATCTCCCCTATAACTTCGTTATAAGTCCTTTCCTCTACATATTCTAGCTTGTTTTCTAAAGCCTTTGATTTGGCCGCTTTGAGGTCTGACAGTTCTTTCTTAGCATTACCACTATCACCAGTCAGTTTATTTAGGTTTGAAACTTCTTTCTGAACCTTATTAATCTCTTTCTGTAGTAATGATATCTTTTCATTATTTGAATTGATTTTACTTTGACGCTGTCTTAGTGTATTAAGATTATTACCTATCTGAATACCTTCTTTCTCTGTAGTATTTACTTCTTTGGCCAGTTTACCTAACTCTAGCTGAACATCTGCTGCAGTAGACTTAAGACCAGATAGTTTGGTCTCCTTAATTTCTGCTGTAATCTCTTGTTCACAAGTTGGACAATTGTCGTTATCTTCATAGAAACGAGCCTCTTTGACCAGTGATTTAATCTTACCATTAAGATTTTTATCTAGTGACTTAACTTCACTCATACGCTCCATGAAGTGCTTGTGACTGCGTTCTTCATCAGCAAGGAGTGAAGTTAGGTTCTTACCTAGCTTTTGTGACTCTTTAAATGTATCATCAATCTGACTCTTATAGGTTTCTATTGAATCCCTACTCTTATCTATTTGTTCTTGGTTAAGAGCATCTAAGTCTTTGATATATTTTGATTGTGAATCCACTTTAGTATTAATCAAGTCAATTCTATGATTAACATCATTTAGATTATCACGCAACTTGGAGTTCTTTTCTTTTAGTAGATTGTTCATCTTGGAGAATATATTAATATCCAATAAGTCTTCAATAATACTTCTGCGAGACCAACTAGGCAATTGCATAAATGGAATGAATGAACTTGAACCTAGTACTACCACTTGATGGAAAGATTTATGATTCAGTTTAAGTATATTTGTTTCTAAGAATTTTTGGTAGTCTCTTGCATTAGATGCTTGATTAATTAGATTACCATTCTGCCAGATTTCAAACTTATTAGGTTTGATACCACGAACAATTTTAAACTCTGAATTGCCTACTGCAAATTCTACTTCTACTAGTGTCCCTTTCTTATTGATTGAATTAACTAATTGGCCTTTACCGATATCTCTATGGGCCTTACCAAATAGTCCAAATGATAATGCATCTAGCAATGTAGATTTACCTGCACCATTTTGGCCAACGATAAGTGTTGATGGTGATTTATCTAAGCTAATTGTTATCGCATCTGTCCCTGTTGACAGAAAGTTCTGCCATTTACATGATTTAAATTGTATCATACTACCTCTAAATTCTGAGCCTCTGTATATAGAGTCCTTAGTTCAAGTTTTAACTTATCTTTTTCCAAGTCAGTCTCAACGGCTTCAACATAAGAATCCAGAAGGGTCGTAGTATCTTCTAGGGATATTTTCTCGTCCTCGACGCTTTCTCCCAAATACTCTTCAAATGATTCTGCAATTTTCAACTCGTAAGTTTCAATAGATTGTAGTCTATCAACAAACTGGTCAAACATATATAAGTCATTTTTATTTATAACTATTAATTTGATGAACTTTTGTTCAAACTGTTTTACATCTATTTTACTATAGTCAGTTTTGGTATCATCATATATGACCTTCTTGAACATAGTAATAGGGTTACGGACTGGAGTAATCTCCCTTGTTTCAGTATCTAAAATATGAAAATATTTAGGGTCATCCACATCAGCCCAAGTAAATTCCATTTGAGAACCTAGATAGGTAACATTACCCTGGCTTGACCTCGTATGGAAATGACCAGATAATACCATCTCAAACCTAGAGAATACATCAGCATTCATTCCATGTGGATTGGGTATACCAGCCATCATTTCAAAACCTTTTAGTTCTAAATGAGCACCAAGGATAGGTGCTTTACAATTCATTGCCCATTTAGTGTATTCTGCATAGTTACCATTGTTAATCCAAGGGATAACTGCAACACCTAAGCCGTCATAATCTAGTACTGTAGGTTTCATAATAATATTAACATTACTTGTAAAGTAACCTAGAAGCTCTTTAAGTGAGCATAGTTCATTAGTATTCTTAAAGTATACATCATGGTTACCAGGGATTATATCCATAGTAATGCCCATATCTCTCATAGGTTCTAGGAAGTGTTTACGATTGGCATTAAGTGCCTTAAAGTTAACAAACTTGCGATGTTCATAATAATCACCAAGGTGCAAGATGTTCTTGATGTTATGCTCTTTTAAATAAGGAAAGAATATCTCCTCATAAAATCTTTCTTGATACTTCAGAAAAATATCAGATGAGTTTCTTACCCCACAATGGGTGTCGTTTAATATTGCTACTTTCATATATTATAACATAAAGAGTTCTAGTTTCTCTTTAGCCTTCTCCTCTTTTGCGAATTTTTTAACTGCTTTATCTTTCTCTTTTACTGTAGAAATACGTTGTCTTAGTGTATCAACATAGTTCATAGTTTCGGCTGCTCCTGCATCGTCCATACCCATAGATACAAAATCATCAATACCCATCTTTTCAATAAACTTGAATTTAATGTCTTGTTGTTTCTTCTCTTTGGTTATTCTACGGATAAATGCATAGTAACATATCTGAGTAAAGTAAGAGAATGCATTTGGATTACCAGTTCTTGTTGCTGTCTCTATTCTATAATTTCCTATAGCTCTTAGGCAGTTCTCTACAGCATCCATTACCATTTCTTCTCGGTAAGTATATCTTACAAAGTTTGGTCTATGAGATAGGCCCTCTGCAATCTTGATAAAACACTTAGCGATATAGTCTGGAACCGTTGGTGCATCGACGCCCTTTTCTTTATGCATATTACTGTCCTTAACATATTCTACTACAGCTAGTGAGAATTCCTTGTTATTGACATAATGTGGCTTTTGTTTAGGTTTCATAATTATTTCTCCAATAATAGTATTATTATACTACAAAATCGGTTCAATGTAAAGTGTTTTCTTTAAATAAAATTAATTTCATTTTTTTTCATTTTTCCCTTTACAAATGCCGAAAAGTGTAGTATAATATATTATCTCCGGGGGAGACAGGGGTATACTATAAATTTAATGTATTGTAGGTTCTTTTTCTTCATCTTCATCATCATATACGGGTTCATATTCATCCCTCTGAAGGAGGGATTCTTTTAGAGATTCAATTCTTTTTAATACTTCATCCGATGAATAGGGTTGTTCCTCATCCATAATATACTTGATGTAAGCTTCTTCAAAGTCCTTAGAGATAGGGACGTGCTGGATGCATCTATTTTTATAGAGTTTGAACATATTTTGTTCTGAGAGTGGAAACCAGTGGCTGAATACCAAACGGCCGTACATATCATTACCTATGAGTACAGGCCTTTCAATGATATAATGTCCATCATATCTAGTATTCATTACGGCGATTATATCATCACCATTCAATAATTTAAACTGTCTTATTTCCATACTTATATATTTATATCGTATATTTTATACTTAAATTTCTCTTTAGCATATATCTTAATGCGCTCTGCCGCATGAACCAAGGTATAGTTCTTCTTAGATTTCCAATGTAAATCATCTGCTATATCATATACAGTAGTCGGTTTACCATCATCGGTCTTTCTTAATCCTCTTCCGATACTTTGGAGAACCCTAATCTGAGACTTACTTGGTGATGCAAATATAATATTGTGTAGGTTACGAATATTAACCCCAGTAGAAAAAGTGCCCATAGAGGCGACAATAATCGCGTCACTGGATTTCTCTGTAATCTCTCGTACTTTCTCCCGCGTATCCACGTCGGTCTCTCCTGATACATAAAATAATCTCCTAGTGTTTCTTGGTAGTTTATCAAACTTTTCTTGCAGAAGGTTATGTAGAGGTTTTCCGTGTTTGTCGACATATTGGAATAATATGAGTGTGGCACCGACATTTTTAATTGCAAGATTTGCGATAAAGTTATTTCTAGGACCATATTGTACTATAAAGTCCATCTCTTGTTGATAAGAATTCTTTGATACTTCTCTGCAAAACTCTTCTTTATACTTTAATAGAAGTATGTTAATATCAAGATCTGCAAGGTCATTATTATCCATCAACTTTCGGGTAGTAGTTACTTTATGAACTGGCCCGAATAATCCCTCTAATACTAACTGATGAGTTTGAGTTCCATCTAATGTTCCTGTAGTACCTATTCTAAATTGAGCCTCGGTACATTTTTCTAATATCGCAGTGAGAGACTTAGCTTTAAATGCGTGTGCCTCATCACCAATAACCATCCCATATGGCTGGAACCATTCTGCTCTTTCTTTATAGATTGACTGCCATGTAGTGATTACTACTCTATGTGATATATTATATTTTTCTTTACCAGCATATATCTTATGGCAATTCTCGCCTACATCCCACTCATCCAACTTAGAATAGTCTTCAAAGTCTGAATACATTTGTTCAACTAATGAAGTGGTCGGTACTATAAGTAGGACACTATTATCGTAACCATCAAGGAAAGCTCGTATGGCCATGTATATAATAAGTGACTTACCACTTGCAGTTGGTGATAGAAGTAATGATTTTTTGTTAGATAGTGCATGATGTAAAGCCTCCAGCTGATAATCTCTAGGTTTAATTTTATTTCCACCTGCAGTTAAATTTAACATACCTAGTATATGTTCTAAGTCAACAGGTTCAAGTGAATTAGGTAATCCGTAACTAGATGACTGAACTTCTATAGTGTATTTTCTAGCATCGGCAAACTCTTGGAGATACTTAAAGAGTCCACAATAAAGTGTTCGCTTTCTCATATCAAGTAATCTAATCTTACCATCCCATATTCTATTCTTATATGCCGGCATGAATTTATAACCAGGAACAAAGAAACAGAAGTGCTCTGTTAGTTCCATTAGAATACTTGGGTCAGCATCTATTTGGAGAAAGCTTTCATTTCTCTTTGTTACTTTAATTTTGTCCATTTAACCTTTCCAAAAGCCATTGTATAAGAGTATTTATTAGTCCTTAAAACGATACCATCAAAGGACTTAACCTTCTCTTTAGTGTTTTCTTCTATCCATTTCTTTAATTGGGTAAGAGAATTCCAAGACTTCTTTTCTATATATTCCATTGTATACCAGAGTGTATATTCTATTACATACCAGAAGTGAATTTATGCCAATCAATTGCATTTCTAATAGACTGATGTCTCCACTTAATATTTTCCATAATCTCTTTAAGTGTATCTACCATTTCTTGCTGATAGTGTTGTTTGGCTTGGTGGGCTTGAATGAGAGGGTCTGAATCGTACCATTTATCCATATCTCCCTTTAATACTGTAAGACCATTAAGTGGGTCATAAGACCAACCTTTATCGTCCATTTCTTCTTGAGTTAGTTTACCATTATAGTGCATAAACTTCTCTTTCAGCAAGACTTTAAAATCCAAGTCTAACTTCTTTAGTTTTAGTTTATTTACAGTATATAGTTCTAAGTACTTCGAATGAAGTTTGGCAGATTCACGAGATGCATTACCTAAATCCATCTCATCTATAGTGGAATCTTTCTTCCACATTTCTATTATTTGTTCTAAGCTATTCATAATATTCTCCAAGTATACTTATAGATTAACTTATTATACTACAAGTTAACCTAAATGTAAACCATTATTTAAATTCAAAGGTTGAGTAAGCAAATGTTACTGTCGCCTGTAGATATTCTACTTCTGTTCCTTGTGTGTCGAATGCAAGTTCTGTCATTGCAATAGGGAATACATCCGAAAAATGTATTGTCTTAGTTACATTAGAGTGAGAGTTAAGAACCAATAGTTCTGCATCTTCTGACTGGTCTTCTTTACTGTTAACTATACGATGCATCCAATTAAACATTTCTAAGTAATTTTCCATATCTTCTGTAATATTAAATGTAATGGATAAGTCACCAAAGTTTATTCTATCACCAGTAAATGCAATGTTTGCACCTTTATATGGCATAGGACTTTCTGCAATTGCCATATCAGGTAGAGATACACCAGTACAAAAATATTCGGAATTAGAAAATTTGTTCTTGTCTATAGAGAATTGAAACCCTATAGGATTTAAAAAGTTTTTATTAGTAGTTGTCATATATGTATTTATACTCTTTTAAAAGTTAGAATGCGCCATCCTTGGCCAAAGTGCTCCTATAAACTTACTTAGATTCAGTCTCTTCAACACCAGTCTTATCTGCCACAGTTTTAATTGTACCAGATACTACATCCAAAGTGCCAGTGGTAACACCTGCAACATCAGATGCAACTCCACCAACAATAGTCTTAGTGCCGTCAATTACTGAGTCAACTGTACTACAACCAGCTAACAAAACTACTGTCATTAATGCAAAAATCTTATGCATGATAATCTCCTATCTTGTAATTCCGGGGGTGGTTTCCTATCCACTCATGTGCAGTACGTACCACTTGATACGCAGAACATCTTCCATGTAGTTATTTATATCTATTAAATGCTTAGACTTCAGTTTTTCTACGCAAAAAAAGAGAGCCCCGAAGGACTCTCTTAAATACTTTATTACTAAAGATTAGTCAACCATGATGTCGTCTACTCTGAAGATTCTGAAGTATGGGTTAGCTCTGTCAGTACCTGTACCGTCAGCGCCTACGAATGGATTAGTAACCATACCGTATCTAGTTTTGAACCCGATACGTGGTTGGAAATCACTTTCGCCAATTGCCTTAACCATAGTTAATGGTACGTAAGGACAGTAGAACATACCCGCATCATACGGATTTGAACCTCTATAACCTACTAAAGCAAAGTCTTCTGTTGCATATGGGTCTACATATACTTTTAGTCTTCCGTTAAGAACACCAGCAAAAGTATTACCTGTATCATCTACTTGTAATCCAGTAGATAAAGCAGGAGTATAGTCCATTACACCAGCTGCTGCTAGAGCAGAAGCAACGTCTGAAGAACAGATAACAAAGTTACCTTTGCCTCTTCTAGTTTGCTTAGCAATGATGTTTGCTTCTCTTTCGAGTTGCATGATAAGTCCTTTGAACTTCTCAACCATCCAACGTCCGTCTGAGTCTGTACCAACATCAAAAGCACCTTTCAATGCTACTGAAGTTTGTTGTGCACCTAACTTAGCTTTAGCCATAATAGTTCTAATCATCTCTCTGTTGATTTCCGCAAGGATTTCAGTAGAAAGAATATTAGCTAGTTCAGCTTCTGCATCTAGACCATGAATTGCTTTAAGGTCTTGAGCTAGTTCCATTGTGTACTCAGCTTTAAGAGCTCTTGACTTAGCAGTTACTGTTGATTTCTCAATAGTGAAAGCCATTTCTCCGAACCCGTTACCTGTTAGAGCTTCTGCAGATGCAGTAGCAATACCACTACCAGATGTAATTACTGTATCAGCTAGGTTATCACCTAGGACACCATCAGCACCTGAACCGTCAGTTTCGCCTTCAAGACCAGTTGGCCCTGCAGCATGTGTACCAGTACCAGAAAAGTCAGTATCAGCTTCGTTAAAGAAAGCCTCATCACCTGCCTGTGTACCATACTTAGCTTTCATAGCAAAGATAAGACCAGTTGGACCAGTCATTGGTTGAACACCAGCTACATCATAAGCGATAAGATTTGGCATAGCTCTTCTTACGAGAGAGATAAGTACCGGATCAAATCCTTTGATGTTACCAGCTGTAGCACCCATACCAGCACCGACTACGTTAGCCGCTTCTGAAATATAGTTACCACCCATTTGAGCTGCTTCTTCTGCAAGAGCAACTTCTTGATTTTCTAACAATCGAGCTGTAACAGCTTTCTTGTATTTATCCTGAATAACTGGTGCACTTTCGTGTTCCAGGACAGGACCCCATTTTTCCATGAGTTGTGAGTCTGCATTAAACATTTTTTAGTTCCCCTAATTTGTTTTATGAATAGTTTTTACTAATAGCTTGTGTGTATCTAGCCATTGAATCTGAGATATCAGCAGTTTCTACTGAGTCATTTCCAATGAGACTTTTTACTTCGTCAGCCTTCTCATTAACTTCCTTTGTGAAGTATGATTCTTTAACAGTTTTAACTTTCATTTCAAAAGTTTCTTTGTTATCAAAATCAATATCTTCAACTAAAGATGCTAACTTCTCAGCTTCAGTTTCAGCTAAACCTAAAGAATTTTCTCTGATTACATTTGCTCTTTCAAGTTCTTGAACGGACTCATGTAGTCTGATATTATCTTCTGTTGATTTATTAAGGTTCCCTTCTAGTTCAGCTACTTGCTCTGATAAATCATCAACAAGGTCTACTTTACCTTCTGGAACATCAATGTAATGTTCTGTGAACACTTTTTGAAGTGAAGTCATGAACTCTTCAGCAATTTCAGTCCTAAGACCATTAACTACTGATACTTCATTTTCTTTCATCCAATTTTCAACAACGTATGAAAGGTAAGAATCTACCTTCTCTACTAGCTGAGATTGAACTTGAGAAACTTCTTCTTCAAGATTTTGCACGTATTCGGCTTCTAATCTATCAACTTCTTCAGTCAACTTAGATGTTAATACTGCTTCGAAAATAGCTCCGGCCTTTCCTCTGAATCCTTCAGAAAGGGTTGCTTCTTCTAACACTAGTGCATCTAGGTCTTCATCAAAATCAATTGATTCGACTTTTGCTTTAACCTTAGGTTCATCTTTCGTTTTACCTTTGACTGCAGCAATTGCTTTGCCAACGGAGCCATCATCTTCGGCCTCGTCAACTTTTGCCATTTTAGCGTAAAGTTTTTGTGCATCTTCTTTACGTGCTTTCTTCAACATTTCTACTGCGGCTTGAATAACACCTGCTTTAGTTTTTGGAACAGAAAGTTCTGGAGCGGCTTCTTTAACCTCTTCTTCTTCTTCCTCTTCTTCTTCTTTTACATCTTCATCTTCCGATTCAGATTTAGCAGCTGCCTTCTCTTCAAGAGATTCCTCGTCTAAATTCTCATTTTCAACGAGCTCTTCTTCTTGAGTAAGCTCTTCACTAGCAATGTCTTCAACAAGCTCTTCTACTTTATTGTCGATTGACATAACATTCTCCTATATTTTAGAGTTTAGTTTAGAGAGGAAATTCTTAAAAGCTCTGATTTCTACATCCGCAGAATTCATATTTTTAGCTTCTTTTATTTCAGTCTCAATTTCTTCAATTTCTTGTGCCACAAGGATACCATTATTCCAAACCCAATCTACGCCTTCCATGATGCCATCTACGAAAGCACCAGGAGCCGAAGGGTCTTGAACAATGTCAACGGTTGCAAGCATAAAATCCTTACCAACATGTTGAGTACCATTCTTCTGTACAAGAGTTCCCATACCACGACTTGAAACACCAAGCCTAACACCACCTTCTAATAATCCTTCAACTATTTTTCCCATAGGGGTCTTAAGTATTGATGCTTTTCCCACAACGTCATCTCCCTCCCAACGGAGTTCAGTGATTTTGTGTGAAACTTTATCAAGATTGATAGTCGGCCCATCTGGGTGATTTAATTCACCTACCGCTCTACCAGTCTTTACTTGTTCTGTTATATACTTATTGACAGCGGACTCTAATACCTTCTTGTCATAAGTTCTTTTATTTCTGTTCTGTCTATTGGCCTGCATGAAGACACCTTCTATAACGTATCCTTTCGAACCGTCTTTACGTGCTTCTTGAATAACCTCTAGGTCTGTTTCTAAATATTCGGCTATAAGCTTCATTTTAGCTCTTCTCCCATCAGCTTAATAAAATCATTAGCTGATTTTTCTGCATCCTTTGCATTTCTAAAGTTGTCATCTAGTTTTTCATTGTCTACATATACTGCAAACTTGTTACCTTTCTTAGAGATAACTATATCTAGTGATTTTTTCTTGCCACCTTTATAGACCTTTACCTGTTTTTCTCCAGCGCCTAACTTAGTAACTTTTTCTCTTAGTTCTACAAAAGAAAGCATTTATTTATTCCTCTTCGGTATTAACTGTAGCTCTATCTTGTAGTGTTGATGCCACTTCGATTTTCTTAGCATCTAATGCTGCAGTTAACTTGTCTGCCATAATACCATTAAATGCATTATTAGCAGAAACATTATCGCCATTTTTTAAATTATCAATTAAATTTTCAATAGTCATTTATATTTTCCTTGTTTATATATTTATAAAAAAAAGTATCTCAAGAACTAGAAGTCTTCGTCACTTTTGTGCATACCAGCAGCAACCTCTGCTTTTATCTGGTCTTCCATTTCTTTCTTCGCTTCATCATCCAGTTTTAGAATATTCTTAGCAGCCCACTCATGTGAGATATACTTACCAATATAATCTTCTACTGAACTTAACATATCAAATCTTTCTTTCCATATCTCAGCTTCTTTCAATTCTGAGAAATAGTTATCTTCGATATAGTTAAACTGTATTTGTTCTTTCCATTGGTCCCAATCTTGTTTAGTAATAATGCCTTTTAACAGTAATTGAGTTCTTAGTGTTTGCCTAAATAGGTCACTAAATCTTTTTCTAAGTCTATCAATGAACTTCTTAAACTTAACTTCATCCCTAGAAATTTCAGTACTTCTACCTAAAGTAAAGTTAGCTTCTTGTTCTAATCTATTTACTGGTACATTTAATGATTTATATAGTTTCTTTTGGAAGTATATAATATCATCTATCTGACCAAGATTTTCTCCACCTGGTAATGTAGTAATCTCTGTACCTCTACCGCCTTCTCTTCTTGGTAAGAAGAAATCTTCCAACATTGACATATGCTTCTTATCATCTTTAATGTTACCAGTCTTAGCATCATAGACCATTTTATTTCTATATTGGCCCATGATATTTTTAAGATACTCTTCTGCTTTACCTTTAGGTAAGTTACCAACATCAATATAGAAAATTCTTCTTTCTGGCGCTCTACTTATTCTATAGATTACCAGCGAGTCTTCCATCATTCTAAGTTGGTTAACAGGCTTAATTGCTTTCTGTAAGTAACTTAATATTCTTCTTCTACTTGCATCCAATACACCTGATGTGCAATAGATAACTGAATCTGGGTGAATTTTAATTCCTTGATTAGACTTGCCCATAGCAACATCTTGGAATAGGAAGTATTCACTTTCCTTTTTAATAACATTTGCCCCTGTTTTAGGGTCTTTCTCTTCTTCAACCTCTTTAATCTTTCTAAGTTTAGTTGGGTCGATATAACGTAATTCTTTGATACCATTCTTTGGATTCTTATCATCAATAATAACGTGATAAGGTAATCTGCCATCTACATACCATCTACGGAAGATATCATGTCCGTAACTGTTAAAATTATACATAGAAAGAATATTTGAAAACTCTTCTTGTATAGTTTCTTTAATCTTATCTGAAGCCTTTACTTCATCTAATACTAATCTTATTGGAGTGTCCGTATGGTCACCCACAATTGCCTCATTCATAATATCTTCAATTGCTGCATCACATTCTGGTTGAGTTGATACATCACGATACTTAAAAATAAGTTCTATTTCATTCTTTGCTTTATCACCATCTAGGTCAAGATATGCACCAAAGTGCCCACCTGCCTGAATGACACCTGCGCCGTCTTCATCTGTATTTGGGACAAATGAGGGCCTAACAGGTTCTTGATTCTGTTTCTTTCTGTTTATTTCAAAGCCGAAAAAATCTGCCATTGTTAATCCTCTAATAATAATATAAGGAGGGGAGGTTTAATTCCCCTCCGTCTACTATTATTTATACTAGTTTTAGCTAGTAGTTCCTGACTCCCAGTAATTAACCTGAAGTTCTACTGTAAACTCTTCGATTGTATTCTCATTTTCATAAGAAAGGTCGATAGCTCCAATATTCGTTGGGAAAGTTCCTCTAAAGTCATATCTCTTAACAGCTTTACCTTCTTTATCGAGTTGTTCGACAATCATGTCAGCCATATAATCATTAGGGTTTGCTATTCCAACGTTAGCTTCGTGTTGGTTAATACCGTTAGACCATCTTTCGAATGCATTTCTTACCTTGAAGTCTGTATCATTAATTACAGTTATTGTCCAAGGTTCAAATGTTCTGTCACCAGCCATTATCAACTTTCTACCCCTAAATGGAATTTCCACTGGAGATAGGATTGAAGCAGGAAGCTGAGCAGCTTTACATAAGAAAGAGGTAAGTTCAACATCACCTTCAGCATAGCCAGGGAAGTTAACTGTCGCTTTGAACATGTTAGCCCTTGCACCGCCACCGGTTAGTCTTGATTTAAAATCATCAATTCCTAAAATTGCCATGTCTTTCTCCTATTATTGTCCAGCTACTTCGGAGAATTCAACTCCGGTTCTGGTTGCTACAAAATTCAATGTAATGAAGTTAATTGACCTAGTAGGTTTAACGTATATGTCAGCCACAAATCTATTACCATCTACTACTGCAGAATTGTTATTTGTTTCATCACATACTACTTTAAAGTCTGTTACGCCTCTTCTTCCTTTTACATCCCTCATAAATGGTTCTACCAAGTTTCTAAACTGAGCTCTAGTAAATTCATCGTTGAATTCAAATAGTTGTGCCTTAGCAGCAGTACTAATTGCTTTCTCTAATACGATAAATAATCTTCTTACATTGATTCTATCGAATGCTGAAGCTCTAGAAGCCAAAGTTTTATCTCCAAATAGTACTGTTCCCTGTCCAGGTAGTGATACTATAGGATTTACTTTACCTACATAAAGTGAATCTCTTTGTGCCGCAGTTGGGTTATATGCTAACTTAGTAATACCTCTTAATTGCCCACGATTTACACCAGCTGGTGAGAACCATGCATCTGCAACTTGGTCTGTATTAACTGCAAGACCTGCAACTAAACCAGAAGCACCAATCCATTCATATTGGTCATGGTATTTATTATAAACATATACTGCTCCACCATCTAGTGTTGCGTATGAAGAGCTAGTTAAACTATCCTTATATGCTAATACATTAGTTACAGCTGTTGCTGAAGCAATACCCTTGGTATCTGCTACTGGAGGTGAGATGAAAGCCATACAATCTTTTCTGGCTTCACAAACACTGATTAGTTTTTCACCAATAACATCTGCACCATTTGCATCTGGAATAGCAAAAAGAAGTGATACATCAACTGTATCCACATCTTGGAATAATCCAAGACCTGCTGTTACTTGAGCAGCTGCCACAGTTCCATCAACACCACCTGATAGTGAATCTACTAATACTGTTGCAGAAGTTTGATATTTACCAGCTGCTATTGCAGGGTCTGATGAAATAGGTAAAAGTTTAACCTCAGCAATAGTTTTTCCTGAACGGGTATGTTCAGCCGCTGCAGCACCAAACCATATCCACTGGGATTCTCTATTAATTACTTCTTTATAGTAGAGTGAAGAACCGTTTACATCTTTTGCATCTAATGCTTGAGATAAGAAACCAAAAGTTTCTAATACAGTACCTTGAACACCACTAATTAAACCATCTTTGTCAACTACTACTACGTGCAGTTCATCATTTACACCTGCACCATCTTGACTTACAGCATAGTCTGAAGTAGCCGGAGCCCCTTCAAATAATCCTTTATAGTCAGCAAAGGTTGAGTTAGTATATGCTGAAGAACTAGATACTACAAGTACTTTTAAGCCATTACCTAAAACACCTGGGCATCTTGCGTGCCAGTCGCCGGTTAGTGTTGAACCAAGATAGTCATCTTCGTTTTCTATTAATGTCGCACTACTTTCTGTAGTACATGCGTTTTTTGCCGATGAATCGACAACTCTAATTACCTTTAATGCGTTTCCATACTTTAAGAATGATGCCGCTGTTAAAAAGTGATTAGCGTTTGCTGGAGTAGGTGTAGAAAAGATACTGCCCATTTCATCTTCCGAAGAAACTAGTGTTATCTTATTTACAGGACCCCAATTAAATTCTCCCACAAATCCACCAATAGATGATGAAACTGCTGGGACAACATTTGTTGCGTCAATTTCTTTGAATTGAACGCCGGGTGAGACTTGAAATGCCATCGCTTTATCCTCTCAATTTGAGTTAGTTAATAAGTTGTTCATAATAAGAATTTTCACTACTATTATTTATAAATAACATTATCCTAGTGGTCATTCTTATCATTAGGTGCCGTAACTTCACTCAACATGAATTGTCTATTAGGATTAACTGCCACCTTAAACTTAGTAAGTAATATTCTATTTACTAACATTTCGGATGCAGTATCTTTAAGAGTTAGTCCTAATTCTACTTTATATTTTTTATTATTAAAGATTAGATTGTGTTCAATAATTGGTCTTACATCAAAGAGTTTTCTAGCTCTCCTTGCTTCGGAAACACCTATTACTTCACTTCTAAACTTCTTCCCATTCTTAACCCATTCTACAAAATCACCATCAGCTTCAAGTTTATCAACATGAAACATAGTTGCCGATGCAGAGTTACCTGTATCAAATTTTGCCCTGATTGGGTCTTTTTCTAAACCTTCTAATATGACTGTTTCAATAAATCCAGCCTCTTGTCTCATAATAGGTCTTCTATTTAAATCACTTGAGAAGAAATCTATAATTAAACCTACCATATCTTTATCTGTTTTCTTACCCAATGATGAACCACTATTAGGGTCATATGCATTAAAGTGTGACCTAATGCCAGGTGAACCATTTACTTCTAATAAGTAGTAATCATCTTTTACCTTACAATGGTCAACTCCACAATACCAAGCCCCTGTCGACCTAGCCGCGGCTACTACTAATTCTTTTTCTTCATTAGATAATGTATATGGTCTTGTCTTTGCACCTAAGTGGACGTTATTTCTAAACTCGCCGTTATCTTCTTCTCTTATTCTCTCTGCGGCACCTATAATATTACCACCCACAACAAGAGTTCTAATATCTGATTTAATATCTAAGAATTGTTGTAAGAGTAAGTCTGCATCATATTTCCATAAAGATTGAGCTACGGATACTAGTGATGCCATATCATTTACCTTAGATACTCCAACACCTTGTGTTCCCGTTAAAGTTTTTATGATTACTGGAAACTTACCACCAACTCTTTTATGAGCATCTTCTATAGACTTTATATTATTTAAAATAGAAGTTTTGGGGGTGGGTAAATTATTTCTTTCTAATAGTAATGTATTGGCCATCTTATTATCACAAGCCAACATTGACTCTAAATCATTTACTAAAAAGAAACCAATACTTTGTAATGAAGATACAATTGCTTGAGCAGATAAACTTTCTAGTGCTCCAGCCCTAACAAAGATAATAGTATTATGTGTTTCTAGTTCTATGGAATTATCTTTACCGTCAGCATTCTGAATAGTTACACTACCAATCTCTACATCATTTTGAGATATCCATGCTTCATCAACATAGATTTGGTCGAATGCTATTTTCTTGGCATTACATATCTCTTCGGCAATCTCTGCAAAAGTTCCTTCTCCAGATTCCTTCTTACCTAAAACGGCAACGTGTAGATTATCCTGCTTTATTGGCTCTTCAAATTCTTCTACTACAAAATAATCGTTAAAATTTTTCATTAGTATTGTTGCCCCTTCCATTTTTGTTCAAACCATACGTTACCATCACCATCACCGACACCTGCTGGAGTATCTTCTCCATCGTCAATGAATCCAAACGGAACCATATCGTCCTGTATTTCTGCTAATCTTTCTTTATATAGCATGTTCTTTATATCTATATCAGTTATACCATTAAACACATCGGTTGATGTGAACCATGCGAACATAACCAAATTCATCATTAAGTCATCATGGTTAGGAGCTATTGCTTGATAACTACTACCCTTAGAAACAAATGTACTCATTTCTATAATTGTCTGTGCGTCATATATAATCAACTTCTTCTGTTCTATTAAATCTTTTACTGTAGAACACCCAATACGTTTTACTCTTCTGGTCATTGTAGCACCAATTGCATTTGCCTTTAAAGAGGATTCAACAAACATATGTTCGTATTCTAAGTCATAATATAATCCATTACATACAACCGCACCTTGGTCATTACTTTCTATAACAACATAAGCTTCATTATATAAATTTGCATACTTATATATCATATCAGGCATTAACATTGGAGATATATTATTATCTCTGAATATTGCAACCTGTTCAAATACTGGAGTAGATACATCTATAATTGTAAAGGTAGAATAATCTTGTCCTCTCCCTTTACAAACATCTACTGTCATGATATAATTATGAGTAGGTATTGGGTCCTTATAGATAAATATATTCTCTTTATATTTAATAGGGTCTATGGCTACTTGAGATAATAAATGATTCGCATCTATTAAAGTATTACCACGACCATGAAACGTATTACCGAACTCTTGCTCAAACTGTAGAGCAGAAGTATTTGAAATAGTTTCATCTTTCCACTTCTGGTCTCTCCCTGGTACGTCCCACCAATCTACTCTAAAGGGTTTATACTCATTTGTTCCTTGAGATGCCCCTTCCCATATCTTGTGATATATATTACCAATACCATTAGCTGTAGAGGTAATAATAACCTTCGTATCTTTACCAGAAGATACCACTGGATAAGTTGATGTATAGAACTGTGCATCATTCTCTACAAAAGCAAACTCATCTAAGAACAATAAGTTAATAGAAAGACCACGAATGGATGAACCACTAGTTGCCGCTGCCATTATCTTAGAGTTATTACTAAACTCAATGGAGCCTTTATTCAAAGCCTTACAGCCAGGTTGTAAGAAAAAGGGTAAGTTCTCTAACATTAGAGTCACCCTTGCTAACATTTCCCTTGCTGTTGCACCCTTATTTGCAAGTACTGCAATAGTTTTCTCTGGATGAAAACACGCATACCATAGTAAATAAGCAACAGATGAAATAGATTTACCACTCTGTCTACATGCCAATACTATATTAAACCTATTCTTATTAAAATGGTTAAACATCTTTTCTTGGTAATCATATAAATCAAATGGAACAAGTCCCTCATCAAGGGATATAACTTTTAAGTATTTACGAGCAAAGTAAGCAGGTTCTGCCATACACTTGGCATACTCTAATACTTCATCTTTAGTAAACTGAGTTTCTACACCATCACGTTTTACTGAAGGGTTACCTAGATAACCAAATTCGTTATTCTTTATTCTCTGCATCAATCACCCTGTCTCTATCAAGTAACATTTTTTGTAAATCTGTAGTACTACCTACGAATACATTATTGTTTGTTACTTTTCTAGCTTCATCATCTTTCTTTTCATCATTTAAATCTTTTTTGGCCTTCTGTAAAGACATTAATTTTTCGGTAGTATCACTTATATCTTTAATAGATTTGGATAGTACTTCAAATGCCCTGGGGTGTTCGGACTCTCTCGCAAGTTCTGCAAGGATATCTAAAGACCTAGTACCAGTCGCAATTAAGTCTCTATAAGTATCACGAGAAAACTCGTAATCATCCTTAATATCTTTTTCTTCTTTCGGAATCGCTGGAACATTTACCTTTGTCTTAGTAGGTAAATTTTTCTCCAGAGATGCATTTAGCTTATCTCTTTTTTCCATATTTAATCTTGTGCTGGGGTCTCATCTATGGTAGTAGTTACAGTAAAGTTATCTTCTGTATCTGTATTACCTATAGTGAAGTCCATCTCCTCAAATCTATCTGTGTCATTGTTTGAACCAAGTTTTTCAAAGTCTATATTTACTTCTCTAATAATATTTGCATTATCATTAGTAGGTCCGTAAAATTTCATCTTCATAGTAAAATCTAATTGATATACAAGAACTCTACGAGTAAGGAAATCACCTTCGTATTCATCTTGGATATCTGCATTAGTAAGTACTACTGGAACATCTTGTTTAAAATCAAACCCATCAACAGGTTTTATTGTTACTGTATAATCTGGTTGGAAGTATGGAAGTATTTGTTCCATAATCTGTAGGCCATCATCTTGATTCTTTGCTAAAATATAGAGTGACATTCCTATATTATAATTTGTATAAAAAGCAATCTTCTTTTTCTTAGTTACATCACTACCATGTGATTCTACTATACTGCTTAACTTGTTTAATTTAGAAGCAGTATCTTGGGCCAAAGATGTAATTTCAAAAGCCATTCTAGGTAACTTTAATGCAACTGATGCATCGATATTAGTTGACTGGTCAAGCCTTGATAGAAATTTTTGTTTAGGTCCGTAAGCCAATGGAACTTTCTGTTGACTTAGAATACCACCAGAACCATCTTTACGGACTACCGATATATTATTAAAGAGGGTACCAAAAACTGCAACTGATTTTCTTAGAGTTGCATGATAAAAATGATTACCAAACATTAAAAAGTCTCCGATGGGTCGCCGAATGGATTAGATTCGGTAAAGTCTATAAAATTATCACCAATTGTTTCGAATGCTACATTCTGAGATGCACCATCATTCGCAAATACATTAGTTGTATCATTGTCTCCAATATCATAAACCTTAGTAATAATGCAGGTACTACCACTAGTACTTCCAATTAGCGGTTTACTAGCGGACGCTACGAACTGTCTATACGATTCTGAGCCAGAGACACCTATACCTGATACTGATATACTTCCAGCAATGTCTGATGTTTTAGTAAGAGTCTGTACTTCACCAAAGATTTTTATCGCAGGAGTATCACCATCTGCTGCAACTAATTCTTGTGTTACTATCTCTGATTGTGTAAAGTGATTACCATCTGTAACTGTTAAGTCTATTGCAATCTGATAAGCTTCTGCACCAGTAGTATCATCTATTACACCAACTCCTGTTTCAAATTCTTCATCAGAATACTCAAAGAGAGCACATGTAAGTTTATAAACAGGTAGGTTAGATAACTGGTAAAATGGTTTATCATCTTCTACATGAGATATTTCAAAGAATGAATTAGTCATAGGTAAGAAGAGTAAGTCACCTTCTTGTGGCTTTAACTGAGCTTCATTTAATCCTACTGAATGATTCCAAGACTTTCTTGAAATAACAAAGGATGCCTCGTCACGAATTTCTAGTCCAAACTTAGAGTATAAGTCTCCTGTACCTTCGAAGCCTTCTACATTCTCAATGTAGGCTTCTACTAAATAAGCATCATCAAACTTTGATGAAGGGTCTTCATTTAAAATATCATCGCGATTAACTAAGGTTCTAGGTATATAATATACATCTTGACCAAAGATTTTTAGTGATTCAATCACCAAATCTTCATACAAGTTTTGCTCTGAACGAACTGCTTGACTAAAATATACGTTACGTGGCATTTATTATCCCATATAGAAATCGATTGGTTGTTCCCAATTCAATCGGACTTCTTCTTCTAGTTTTTCTATCTCTGTTAAAGCATCATCAAATAATTGTCGACCATTAAACTGTACACCCCCAGGCATTTGCATACCTTCGAATTTAAGTAAGTTAGAACCCCATTGTCTTTTAATTATAGCAGTAAGATACTTTTTAAGGTAATGGTCATTATAGATATCTGTAAATGTTTCTGGGTCTATAATACGATATGCCTCTACAACTAGGTAATTATCTATGACTACTTCTTCACCCCATTTCATATCAATTCTAAGTTGATTTCTATGTCTGTCAAAACTAGTAAATTTATTATCTGAATCAATAACTAGGTCTAGTGTTGAAAGATATTGTTGGGCCATTGAGTATTCCAATAAAGAACCCATATAGCCTAAACTAAACATATCATTTAAATGCATCTGATATTTAATATCAAATAAGTTATTACTTGTAAATGCATCGTTAATAGGGAATAACCTAATTACATCAGTTACTGCATCAGGGATAGGTATATATTCATTTTCCATATCTCCCTTTACAATAGTAGATATAACAGCAGTATGACCACTATTAGTACCTGTTATAGTTTCACCTGCCTGAAAGGGTATCTCATCATCGTGGGTTAGTATTGTATATAATACATAATTAGCAGTAGTATCTTCGTGTACTAATGCTGTTGCACCCGAAACACTTCCTGTAATAATTTCACCTTGTTGAAAACTCGCACCTACTGCTGCAGTTAAGTTTAATTTACTGCCAGTAATTTTGTGTTTTAAGAATACTTTTTCAATTGCATCTGTATGATAGTGTTGATAAAACTGTAAAGCCTCATCTACTCTATCTTCTAGTTGGTCTTCATCTACGTTTATTTCAATTACAGGAGCGCCCAACGAGCGTAAACAATAATCTTTTAAAGTTTCTCTACTGTTAGGAACTGCCATTTTTAACTCCAGATAGCCGTAGCTATTGTTTGTATTAAAGTATTTTCACCACTTACATCAGTTGCATCACCATCATCTTCTACAAATTTAGATAAAGTGTATGTTCTTGCAGGTAAAGTACTAACATCTCCATTATCATCATATGTATCAAAATATGATACTATAATTACAGGATGCTTTGCATTAGTAGTATCTTCTGCACTACTATTTTTTGCAGGTGTTACCACTACTTCGCTTAATTCACTTGTTTTTGTAATTGCCATTCTATTTCTCCGATTTACTTTCGAGGGTTTTTATTCTTTCCTCTAATCTATTTATAAGGGCTTGTTGCTCTTTCACAGCTTCTACTAATAAAGCTGTTATATTACCATAGTCTACCCCTAGTGACTCTGATTTTAAAACCCCGTCTTCTTCTATTCTATTATTATGTACTATCTCTGGTACTACTTCTTGAACTTCTTGAGCAATGAAACCAATACTTTCTTTATCATTTCTTTTCCATTGGAAACTTACACCATTTAGATTTTGTACTTTTTCTAATGCTCCTTCAAGGGGTTTTATATTTTTCTTTAATTTTCTATCTGAAGATGTTGTAGTTGAATATGCAATTACGTTTCCATCTGCATGAAAATCTCCACTAGACATATTAAGATGGAATTCTCCAGTATTACTACCTGATGAACCTTGACCAAAGGTAAGATAATCATAACCAGAAGAGGCCTCTACGGCTTTAATCATTCTATAACCGCCACAATATAGTTCCCAAGTGTCGGCTGCAGAAAATGATGTATATGTATCAGTATCACCTTTATGAATAACTTTATTAGATACCGATAAATCACCACCAGTACTAATACCCCAACTATCTGCCGTTACATTATTACCTCTAAAGCGAATCGTGTCACCTGAAGTATTACCAAGGTATGTATTTGAAGCATAGATGTAACAGTTACCTACATCAGATTTAATATAGAAATCACCACCTGTATAGGCTGTACGAGTACCAGAGTCATTGTAAAAATAACCTGTACTTCTATCTACTGCAAAATATGTACGAGCGGCCCCTATATATCCGTCAGTAGTAATAGTAAATCTTTTAGTACCATTACCACTTCCACTTGTAAATTGTAAATTACCTGCAGTATTTGTTTGCGCGTCTGCTGACTCATAAATTTGCCATAGGTTTCCGCCGTTCCATGCTAGTCCTTCACTTGCACCTGGGTCATTAAATGTTATTTTATTTGCACCAGTAATGGTACCATTTGTCATTGCAATTGTTTGGCCATTCATTGTTAACTGGCCAGACATTGTTCCACCAGATTTTTGTAGAGCACCATTGGCAGTAGTAGTAGTACTAGTTAAGACAGCATTTCGTGCTGCGATATCTACTCCATCTACTGTTCCTGCAACAGTAACATTACCATTTGATCCACTTACACTAAACTTAGCTCCACTAGAGCCAACTTGAAAGTTTCCATCGGTTCTTAATACTCCAGCACCACAATATATACCACTAGTAAAATCAACGTCAGGATTTAATCTTAGCCATGAGTCATTAAATCTGACTATTTCTTTCCCATCACCTTCTATTTTACTACCATTGAACTTTCCATCACCTCTAACATGGATATTTCCCGCAGAATCCCAACGAAGTGAGTACTGATTACTGCTTATGTTTGTAGCAAGTTCTCCACCTTGATGTCCCTGAAGTCTTGGTCCATCAACAGTTGACCCAGAATAACCTGTACTCACTTTTACAAGATGATGATTAGTGTCACCAAGACTAAGCATTTGTCCTGATGATAATGCCAGTCTGCTTGTATGAGTTTTAACCCCTGACATTGACTGGTCGCCTGTAGTTCGAATTACAGTAGAATCAACCGCAATGTCATTGGCATTTGCTGTGATGCCTGAACCACCAATTACGTTGAGTGTTACTCCCCCTGAAGTACCTCCACCAGTTAAACCAGTACCTGCACCAACTGATGTAATATCACCAGCTGTCGGAGTATTTGTAAAATTATTATAATCTAAATAGTATGAACCTTCTTGATTATCTAACTTATCAGCATCTAATCCTGAACCAGCACCATCCGAAGTAGAAGTCCATATCTCTCTCCAGCCCGGACTATAACTAGCACCCTGATTGTTATATACGAACATCTTGCCAGCAGAGCCGCCAGTATTTGGAGCAATAACTAATCCTGTAATATTGCCTTGAACATTATCAGTTGAATTATCAGTCCACCATAACCATGATGTTCCAGCAAGTTCCGTAAGCCTACCCGCATCTGTTAAGTTACCATTACCAGCATATGACCAACTTGTTTTATGAGCAGTTAACTTAGAATCAAATGCGTCCTTGCCTAGTGCTTCTGTAAGTAGTGCAGATGTTGTTGTGCTTGTATAGTTTGATTCGCCAGTATGTCTAAAGTGGTCTAATGATGTCTTGGCATTTAAAGCACTTTGTAATCCGTCAACATTTGAGACTACATGATTATGTGAGTCATCGGCAACTGCTGCTGTAAGTGTAAAGTTAGCCGAACCATCAAAAGAAACACTTCCACTTAAATCTCCACTTAATGTCAATGTTCTTGCTGTAGTCCACTTATCAGCATTTGGGTGGTAGGCTTCTGTAAATAATCTATGACTAAATGCATATCCTATATTAGTCGAAGAATCAAGCTCCAGTGCGTACGGAGTCTCCCAACCACCAGAATCATCTCTATCTGGAAGAATATAAAATCTATTACCGTTTACGTGAAGCCAAAAATCATCGCCATTAGTATCATTAAACTTCATCTGCGGCGATGTACCAGAGATAGTTAACTGTCCAGTCATTGTTCCACCAGCTAGTGGTAGTTTATTAGTAATACTTGAGTCTGAAGCAGTTATAAATCCATAACTGTTATTCCAGTTTGTATTACCATCTGTAATATAACCTGCACTTGCATGATTACCCCAACCGTATGCGGTATTCCAGTTAGTAGAGTTACCACCAGATGCAGTAATGGTTGACGGAGTGTCTAATGCACCCGTCTCCATATTTATATTAAATTTAGTTGCGCCAGCCCATTTGTAAAGTATTTTGTCAGGATTGCCTTCATCATAAAAAATACCATAGTTAGGATACTGGTCTCTGCTAATACCCCAGATAGTAGCATCAGGCGCACCAGTTGTGGCTCCATATACATTACCGCTGAAAGAAGTAGCAGATATATTTGCAGATGTAGTTGCACCTCTGCCCGTAACTGAACTTAATGTATCTGTTTCAGTGTAAGACGTTAAATACCCAGCACTCGCATGGTTACCCCAACCATAAGCTGTGTTCCAGTTAGTAGAGTTACCGCCACTTGCATTAACTGTTCCTGATGCAGTAACTGACCCTGCCACTGATAGGCCTCCAGTACCCCATGTATTTAATACATAACTGTTTGAACTATTATAAATTCTTAAATTTAATACCTTATTTGTAGAACCAGAAGCTGAACCGATATGCCAATAAACATTTGTACCATCGTGAGTATTTGAATATGCATGTCCTGGAAAATAAGTTGATGAACCAGTCAAATTAGCATTTTGAATAGCATTACTATTCATGTTTAGTGTGCCGGTCATTGTTCCACCAGCTTTTGGTAGAGCAGCATTAGCAGTAGTATATGCAGTATTCCAGTTAGTAGAGTTACCTCCAGTGGCCGTTACTGTTCCATTAACTGATATACCAGCCGAACTTGTGTTTAGTTTATTAGAACCTTGATAAGCGAGATACACTGAATTAGAGTCATAATACATTTGTCTTCGCCAAGCACCTACATCAGCTCCATCGGCTATGCTACTTGCTGAAATATTAAACTCTCTCCAACCAGAACTTTGTGACCACTCGTCATGGAAAACATATCCAGTTTCAGTAGATACTTCATTCGTATTTGAATCGGATTTATGTCCAACTCTAATATTAAAGTTTCCTTCTCCATCATTCCATGTAATCCAATGTTTTCCTGATTCGAAAGAAAGAGAATCTGCATTATTTAATGCTAATGTACCGGTCATGGTTCCACCAGACTTAGGTAATACTGTACTAAAGAAAGTATTATTATCATCAACTGCAGCTGCTAACTCGTTTAGAGTGTTTAATGTTCCTGGAGCTCCATCAATTAAATTATCAATCTGTGTTCCTACATATGTTTCAGTTGCATATCCTGAGAGTGATGGAATTGTTGTAGAGTTAAAAGCATTTGAACCAAGTTCTCTTGTTCCAATAATTCCGCTTCCATCTATCATTACGGCGGTTGCTTCCGAGCTTTGGCCTGATAGATTTTGTAATGTTAAATTATTCGCAGTTATTCTTCCATTTACATCTAAAAGAGAATTTGGTGTGAATAATCCACTACCAATACCAACATTACCATTTGCTCTAATAAACATTTTAGTTGAAGGCGCCGCTTGACCTGATGTTGATGTTTTAAATTCTAATCTACCATTGTAGTTTCCATCATCTGTAGAAGTAATTTGTGTTGTATTCCATATATTAGTATTATTAGGATGGCCACTTCTAAATGTTAATTTTGCTGAACCTAAGTTATATTGTGATGCAATTGTAATACCTGTATTTCCAGAATTAGGGTCGCCTACTTGTAATTGTGTAACAGCACTATCAGTACCTATAGCTACATTACCTTGATAGTCAACTCTCATTCTTTCTACTAAAGAAGTTCCTGCTGCTCCAGAAACAGTGTTAGCGTTGTTTGTGTATACAACAAATGCTCCACTTCCTTCCTTCACTTGGCTATCAGCATTACTATTTTGACCAACCTCTGCTCCAATTCTTACTTGAGGAGTTTCGTTTGTATTGTCATCTTCAAAGCTAAAATCAATAAAAGACTTCTGCTGTGCAATATCTGCACCAGTATCATGGTGAAGTGTTAATAACGTAGCATCTCCAGTGTTTACCACTGTACTTGTTATAGCACCACTAGAGATAGTTCCAATATTTACAAGATTTCGTGATGAATCTATTACTGCAGTTGTATTTACATAATATCCACCATTTACATAAAGACCGCTAGAATATAATCTTGACCTCCATGTGCTTCCTAGTCTTGTCTCAAATCTATCTGAATATCCTAATATTGAAGTTGTAGGAATTCCTCCAGTACCTGTAGCACTAAATGCGATTACTGAAACATTATTTGCTGGATTAAATAATCTTATATTTTCGTTGTAGTTATTGTAATTTGTTCCATCATTAATCCAAACCGACCCATTTTGTATTGTTCCTGCAAAGGTAGCGTTACCTGAAGAGTTAATTTCAAGAACTGGCGTACCACCACTGGGTTGTACTCTAAATGTTGAACCTGATGCTGAAAGTTCTACATTACCACTTGAGTCTTGTAGTTTAATTCCTGCTATACCATCTGTTGATTGAAATGTAGCGGCAATATTAGCTGTGCCACTATTGACACTCAAAACACCACTAGAGATAGTTCCTACGCTGGTAAAGTTAGCACTATTAAATGTAATGTCTCCAGTAGATGAATTTATACTTAACTGACCTGTATCATCTGTTATACCATTCCTTACTCTTACTATTCCATCAAAATATGCACCTTGACTAGAATTAACATATAGGTAATTGTCACTTACTAAAACAACACCATCATTTCTAACTCTAAATAGGTCTGAATTAGAACTATCTTTTACAGTTAATGCGTCTGCTGTATTATCAGATGTACTTCCAGTTGATGTAATAGCACCACTAGAGATAGTTCCTACGTTAGTAGCTGGGTTATTTTTAAAATCTACTGCACTTCCAGTTAACGCAAACTCTACGCCGCCACTTGCACCATGAGTATAAAAATTTAAAACATTTGCATTAGCAGCAATTAAAGGTTTATTAGAACCATATCCACCAGCCCATTGTATATCCGCACCATCATTTAGTTGTAATTTGCCTGAAGAGGTTATAGTGCCACTAGAGATAGTTCCTGCAAAGGTAGCGTTACCTGAATTGTCTATATTAAAAGTTTCAGTTGTACTTCCTGCACTATTATCAAAAAATTGAAACTGCAATTTGTCGCCACTAGTTCCTCTTATCAAATAAATATCATTTGAATCTGAAAAAGAGTTTGAGTCTGTAAAACCTAAAGTTGGTCTTGTTGAGTTTATGTATATACTTGCACTTCCTGAATTAGAGGTAGAAGTAATATTACTTGCAGTTATAGCACCACTAGAGATAGTTCCTGCAAAAGTACCATTACCACTATTATCTACTCTGAACCTTGTAGTGGTAATTGGATTAGTAGAGCTTGATGCTATTGCTCCAGTCTCATTGTCCCAAACTCCATAAAACAAACCTCCATCTGCAACAACTAATGTTCCATGACCTCCTGTTGAGTTTCCTCCAGCTTTAAGGTAAATATAATCTGATGTTGCTGAAGTCCATCCCCAATAAAGTAGGTCATGTTGTGGAACATTACTAAATGCAGTATCGGCGTGCAACAAAGTACCCATACCGGTATATATAAGTTTTCCACTACCGCCACTAAGAGTTACATCACCTGCAAAATTACCACTTCCTATATTTAATAAATTCCTAGAATTATCAATAACAGTAGATGCTCCAACCTTATAAGAAGAAGATGTAACTACGCCAAAAGTAGATGTTCCTGTACTTGTAATAGCACCACTAGAGATAGTTCCTATGTTGGTTAGATTACGAGAAGAATCTATAACTGTGTCTGCACCAATTTTAAGATTACCATTATAAATGCTTACATCTGTGGTGCTACCATCTCTTCCAAACCATACAGTTGATGCTTCATCGGCAGGAAATATATTTAATCCATCATTCCATGAATAAAATCTCCAATCATCTCCTGCATCATCTGTTCTCTTTAGTATTAGTTGATTCGTGTTACTTGTAGCAGTTATAGTACCACTATTAATAGTTCCTGCAAATGTAGCATTTTGACTTGAGTTTAATGTAAGAGCTACTGTTGTACCATTTGTAGCAAGTTTTAGTTGGCCATCGTTTGTTCCATATAATTGTGATTTTTGTGCATTAGAACTATTGTAGAATTGTACGCCACCAATATTTTCTGTAGCACCAGTTCTACTTGTTTTTATATCAAGCTTACTAAATGAACTACCTTGATTAATAGTAATAGTACCACTAAAATCACCAGTACTACTATATACTCCATTCCATCTATGTACTGTATTACCTAGTGTTGCATTATTGGATACAGTTGTGCTATGTGGAATGAAACCTTCTGTCGCATAAAAATGTACATTATTACTATTACCACTTTTATAGAAATAAGTATTACCAAATCTTAATTTTTCACTTGCAGTAAATTTTAAATCTTTATTAAGAGTCATTTGAGCATTTGTATTATCCCAAATAAACTCTGCATTGGCACCTGATATTTTAAATCCACCACCATCGTTTGTTGCTGCAGTTCCACCAACACCAGCAGTAATTACTTTATCTGATACATCAAGTGTTGTTGTATTAACTGTATTTAAATCGCCAGTAATACTTAAATCACCAACAATATCTACACCCGTTGTGGTAACTGTTAGTTTAGTAGTACCCGCTCTTTGAATTTGTAAATCTTCATCATAAGAGCCAATAAGACCAGTGTCAACTGTAATTCCTTTATTAAAGTAATATCGTGCTCTATCTGTTTCAAAATGAGACCAACTAGTATTCATGGCCCCTACTTCTGTTTGGCCATAATTGGTTTTTATTCTTAATGAGTTTCCACTACCTGAAGATAGTTGGGTATTTGAATCATCTAAATCGATTCTACCTGTTACATCTATGCCTGTTGAGGTTGTAGCAATTTTGTCGGAATTGTTATGGTATAAAGTTACTGCACCATTTTCACTAGCATTAATCATAAGTTCGCTATTTGCAGCGTTCATTAGATTAAAAGAACTTGTACGTACTTTTAAGTTACCTGTACCATTATCATGTATATAACTATTACTACCATCATGATAGATTTTTAAATCGCCACTATTACCAAATTTGGCTTCAACATTATCTAAATAATGTATATGGGATGATGCTGTGACAGCTACGAGCTGTCCTGATGAATTGACTATTAATGAGCCGCCTACTTCTAGGCCGTTCTTTATTCGAAAGTTATGGTCAGTTGCCATTTATATGTTCTCCGTTTCACTTTCCACGGTGATGTTATTATGTATTACTATTTATACAATCTAAACAGTCAAACTATGACAAACAACTTTAAATGTCATACTATTTATTGATGTTGGTGTAGCCAATAACCTAAAGTTACTAGAACTAATATCCGCATCGAATGTAGCCTCTACCGAACTACCAGTATGAACTTCTCCAAACTCTGTAATGTTTGCTGTAGTACCATCATGGATTGCTAATATCTCTGTTGAGTGATAAGTACTATCTGTAGTATTAGTAATCTGAATTGTAAACCTAGCACTTCTAAAGTCAGCAATTGGAAATGTATGAATCGCCACTTGAGTCGTTGCTGAAGTAGATGAAGTTGTTGTATCAATACCATATTCTTCTACTTGAAGTTTTGCCTTAACAGTAGTTTTACCAATTCCAACCCGGCCTGTGGAATCAAATGTAATTAAATTAGCTTCAACACCACTAGCTCCAGGCCTAAATAACAATCTTCCACTAATATCTCCATTAATCCAATACTTGTTACTACCAGCTTCACTAAATCTTATATATTGGCCATAACCAGTATCACTATCAATAAATAATGAGGAATGGCTAGTATCTGATTCGATTTTTACTCCTGAATCACCACTAAATTTAACGTGTAAAGGTTGAGCTGGAGAAGATGTTCCAATACCAACTTTTTCTGAACTATCTAATGTAATTCCTCTATTACCTACAACTCCTCCGCCACCATTTTGAATTTGTAATTTATTAGAAGAGTTATCCAATATTATTTGAGCATAATTATCATCATCTGTATCACCCAAAGCCAATTGAACATAGGCTGTATTTGGTGATGTAATAGCTACAGCAGTATTGCCTGTCCCATTAACTTGCAATTTTCTTGTTGGAGAAGTTGTTCCGATACCAACATCACCTAAATGATTTATTATCATTCTGTCGGTAGATGTTGTTTGGAATTTAAAAGCACCACCAGATGAGGATGCATTTAATATAATCCCCGCGCCAACTAAACTATTACTTTCAAATGTTTTTACAGCCAAATACCTTGAAGCATGTCCACCGCTTATTCTTACAGCATCTGATGTATCACTGCCATTTGCAACATGAAATTTTGTAGCGGGAGCAGTTGTTCCAATACCAACTTTACCATCGTTTTTAATGCGCATGGCCTCTATGGCGGCGCTACCATTATAAACACCAAACTCAATACCACCGTCACCGTGAAGTCTTGCTGATGTACCAGTTTTATAGAGCCTTACATTACTATTATTAACCCAAACAGTAGTTGGCATAACTATAGCATCACTGTTTGTTTCTATGATTGGACCATAACTAACAGCATATCCAGATTTTTCTCCAACCTTAAAGGATTTTCCATTATCATGTACTTCAAATTTCTTGGATGGCGAACTAGTTCCGATTCCAACATTGCCTGATGAGTCTATTCTCATGCGTTCAGAACTATTAGTATCAAAAATTAAAGGATGATTACTATAAGTTCCAATATTTGCTGTGGAGTTCTGAGCGTAAGCCAGAAGATTACAATTATTAGTAGTGTCTTTTAAATCAAGAGTAGGTGATGAATCACCATGAGCTTTAATATTATTTGAAAGGTGAAGGTCTTTCCATTGGTAACTAGCATTTCCTAAATCTTTAGTTCCGTTTACATTAGCACCAGAGTAATCAGTAGGAACTATAGCTTGTGAAGTTGTACCTATACCAACACCACCATTACTTGCACTTCTTGGGTCAAGAACCATATAAGAAACTGCACTAGCTCTACTACCAATAGAGCCAACTGTTGCTGAGTCCTTTCTTAACTCTAATAAAGTGCCATCGCTAGTTTTTCTATTAAGCAATAAAGGCAAATCACCATCTCTAACAATGGAAACAAAATCATTAGTGCCGTCTATTCTTATTCCGTTTGTTGTATTGTCTGCAACAGTTTTACCAAATAAAGCAATACCTCCTGAGGTAATACGCATTCTTTCGTTTGAGCCCATGTTTATGACAAAAGGCATACTACCACCTGATGACCAAGTTTGATGAATACCAAATGCTCTATTTGCTTCAGTTGCATCATCAGTCATAAATAATTTAACTCTTGAATTTCTTGAGCCATCCTGTACACCTAAGTGATACCCTACTGTTTGACCTGCAGTATTAGATGTTACTGCCATAAATCTATCAGTATTACCACCAATGTTCGTCGATGATTGCGCAGTATATGATGTATGCCCAAGAATAAAATTATTTCCATCATTTAGTTTAAGCATAGGAGTTGTACCACCGGAGTTATAAAAATTTAAATCTCCTGCTGCATCTACGCCTATCTGATAACTTTCAGTCCCACTATTTTCTTCTATATGAAATGCCTGATGGGAAGTATTTGATTTAACCATAAGTGGGAAAGAAGATGTGGTTTCTTTACCACCCACTACTAAATTTTTATTAAAGTTCCACTCGTCATTAGCTGATGTATATGTAAGTGATGGATTAGTTCCACCCGTATCAACTACAATACCAGCACCATTTGCATTAGCTGCACTTCCAGCATTATTAGCTACTGTAATTGTTTTATCTGTAACATCAAGATTTGTAACCGATGTACTATTGATATCACCTACGATATTTAAATTACCTGATACTGCAAGGTCGCCTGTTATACCCAACTGTGTTGAAGACAAGAACATCTTCTGTGTTCCAGCAATATCAAATCTTATAATATCTTCATCAGCAGTTTCTTCTACTTGAATTTTTGTATCACCATCATTATCTTCAATAGATGAACCGCCACCACCACCAGATGCATTTCCCCAAATTAATGAAGTGCCTGATGTAGGAACTTTGAGAACTTGACCTGCTGAACCAATAGTAGTTGGGAATGTGTATGCAGCATTAAATGTAATTTCACCAGTATCATCTACTTGAAGTCTTGTATTTTGTGTTCCGCCTTCACTGGCTGCTTCTGCCAACTGGAATCTTCCACTAGAATCTATAGATTGTACCCAAACTTGACCTGTAC